TACATATTATAAATGTGATGGAGGAGATTGTATAGTAGATACTAGTGGTGGCACAGAATATACAACTGATACTTGTAATAATGAATGTCAACAAGATGATACAAAACCAAAATGTTCAGATTGTAATAAATATGGTGTATATCTTCCGACATCAATTGGTATATTTAAAACCGATGGAACACTATTAAAACCAAAATGTTCATTATACTATGAAAGACCAGATAATTTTGGTGGCGTAGTACTTGGACCAGAATATACTAATATTTATAATTTACTTAATGAACCCCTTGACGGAGTACCACAACCAACAAAAAATCCTCCCTTTACTATTGTTTATAGTGGTATAATAGATAATTCAAAAATTGATTTAATAAAAAATAAAATATCAACTTTAACATTACCAGATGGCATTAATGCATATTCTATAGAAAAAAATAATAATGATATATATATGGTTTTTGCTAAAAATTATCCAACAAGTGATATAGAATGTGAAAGTAATCAAATTACAGGGAAATGTTATACTGGTACTTGTTCACCAGGTATAGAAGCATTTCAAGTAGGTGGATATTCATATCAAATAAAAAATAATACTAAAGATAAAATTCTTACTTCTTTTCCAGGATTGAGTGATAAATTACCCAGTAATTGTAAAGAAGATGACTGCGTTATATTTAATACTAAAGTAACTTATACAACTAAAGATGATATTACAATAAATCCAAGTAATATTAAATGTATACCAAAAATTAATGGTAATTGTTTACCAAATTTTAATATAATTACTGATCAAACACTTGGTAATTGTCCATTTGATAGTGTATATTTAGGAGATTCAGTACCAACTAGTATAAATGGTTCAAATTTAGAACAATTATGTCTTAGTAGACAATTTAATACATTAAGTAGTGAAAAATGTAAAACTTTATTTGAAGGTGATAATCTAGAAGGTAAATGCCCATGGATAGGATATAATTTATTTAGTGGCGGTGATAATGGCAAAGGTGTAGATGGAACATACACATTTAATGATAATAAACCAACAAAACCATATTGGTGCTTCTCCGATTCAGGAGAAGCACCAGATGCAGGGAATGAATGTACTGGTATGTTGATTCCAACTGAGGGAGGCGATCAGAAAGGCTGTGATACTATTACAGATATTGTTGAATGTCCAACCAGATTTATGAAATTGAATCAGATAGATGGTAGTATTGAATATCAACAATGTAAATATCAAGATCCTGGTGGGGGTGGATCATGTGTAAATTCAGAAAAGGCTTGTACCCTACCACCACAATAACATTAATTAAACAATAATAAATTTTTTATTTAAATAATACATATTATATATATGACATCTAAAAAACCAAGATGTCCTAATGGTTCATATAGAAAACCACCAAAAACTGGTATTTGCGTTAAAAAACCAGGTGCTAAAAAAACAGATGTAAAAAAGAAAACTGTTAAAAAAAAGTGTCCCTCTACTAAATTATTAAATCCTAAGACAAATCGATGTATTGTCGATAATTCATCAAATCGTAAAAAATTAGGATTAAGTAAATTAGAAAATAATTCTAAAAAGGTTGGATTATCAACAATCCATTGTAATAAATATAAGAATTTAAAGTCATTAAATTTAAATAAAATTACATTACAATCAAAAAATACACAATGTAATAAACAGATTAGTAGTTTTTCTTTATCTTATATAGATAGTAATAAAACTATTGGATTATGTGATATTAAATTTCTAAGTAAAGGAGCATATGGTGAAGTATATGAATTTTCAAATAGAAATTATAAAGTTGCAATTAAAACATATAAATATTCTGATGATGATGAAATTAAAATGATTCAAGATTTAAATCGTAGAAATATAAAGTGTGATATTATTAATGCAAAAGTTTTTAAGAATGGATCTAAATATATTACAGTTATGGATTTAATGAATGGACCATTAAGTAATATGAAAGGTAAATTAAAAACAAATGAAATATTTAAAGTTGTAAAAGAAATTGCAAAAAGTTTAAAATGTTTAAATGATAAAAAATTATCTTATACAGATTTAAAAACAGATAATATTTTATTTAAATGTAATGATAAAAAGTATTTACAAACTGTATTGGGAGATTTAGGTAGTATATGTAAAAGTGGTAAAAGTAATGCATGTACATGGAATCCATGGGAATATAGAAATGAATTAGGATTCCCTAAATGTAATGAATCTACAATGGTATGGTGTTTAGGAATTGTTATATGTGAATTATTAGATGTTGGAACAGATATGTTTCATTGGTCTGAAATACCAAAAAAAGATCAAGATGATATTGAAAGACAAATTGATATGATATCATTATATAAAGGATTACAAAAAGTATATATTGATAAAAAGAAAAAGATAACATGTGAGAAATTATTCAAAAGTATGTTAAATTTAGATCCTAAAAAAAGAATATCATTGAATCAAATACTAAAAAGTATCGATTAATTATTTGTTTAAAGTAATTCTTTATTATATCTACATTAAATAATGAAACGTTATAGTAATGATAATAATAATAATAATAATAATAATAATAATAATGATGTGACTAGAATAGGTTGGCGAGAATTAATTAAAGATAATAATACTGGAGAAAACTCTAAAAGATTTGAATCTAATATTTTTATAAATAAAAAAGAAAATTATGAAAATAGTAATCAATTAATTAATAGTTTAACAGAAGAATTATTAACACTCAAAAGGAAAATGAAATTCGTTTATGAAAAAGATGAAGAAATACAAAGCTTAAAAAATAAAATAACAGAATATCAAAATGATGATAAAAATTTAAACAATAAATATAAAAATGAAAATATAGCATTAAAGTTAGCATTATCATCATTAGAAGAAAAAAATAAAGAATATTTAAAACAGATAGACTCATTTTTATTACAAGAAAAAAAGGAAGAAGCAATATATGAAAATATCAAACAAGAAAATAAAAAATTAAAAAAAGAAAATTCGATATTAAAAAGAGAATTAAACTTATCAAAGGAAAAAATATATAATAAAAGAGATAGAAATGATGATAATGATGAAGATGAAGATGATGACGATGACGATGATTATGATGATATAGATTTTGATGTTGAAGTTAAAGTAAAAGAAAAAGTTAAAGTAGATATACAAAAATTAAAAAAAATATTAAGTAAAAAATTAGAAAATAAAAGGGATGATAAAATAGAAGAATTATTAAAAAGATACGATATAAAAGATCAAAGAGAAATTGATAAAAATATTATTGAAAGATTAATTAGAAAAATAATATAATATATAATAAAATGAAGTTGGATTTAAGTCGCAAAGCAATGATGATGAGATTATTGTATATTGTAGCAGGTTTTATAATGTTTAAAGTATATCGTAATTCTTATCCAAAGGGAACAAATAATAGAAATGAAAATATTGTATTTTGGACAATAATAGTAATTGTAATCCTATCAATGTTTAATTAAACTAAGTTTTTAATTTAAAAAGAAAATATTAAGATAAATATTATGGATATATATTATTTATCTGAAAATATATATTTAAGAGACGATAAATTGTATAGAAACAATAAATTGATAAAAAAATATGATTGGCATAAAAAATTAAGTGAATTAGGTTGGACAAAATTATCTCTTCCATTAATTAAACTATTAAATACATATAGTGATACTAAATATAAGAACTCGCAATATGGTATGTTAGAATGCGGTAGAGATGGTTCATGTTTTTTTCATTGTATTGCATATGCTTTAAACACAAATGAGATATATAAAGGGGAACCATATGTTTATAATAGTCAAGATTTAAGAAATATTTTAGCAAATTCAATTACAAATAAATTATTTGATGAAATAATTGAAATTTATAAAATATTAAAAGATAATGATGAATTGTACGATACATGGGATCCATATACTATTAAGGTTCAAGAATTTAAAAATTTAATAACAAATGAAAGTAATGTATTTTGGGGAGATCATATATTAATAGGATTATTAATGAAAGAATTAAATATAAATATAATTATTCTAAATTCAAATGAGTTTAAGAACATATACAATATTTACAATACAATGGAACAATATGATCCAGAAAAATTTACAATTTTGTTAATATATGAGAATGAGTCACATTTTAAATTATTAGGACATTTTCAAGAAACAAATATGATAACTTATTTTTCTCATAGAACTTTACCAAAAGAAATTTATAAAATGTTTAAGTAAATAATTAAAAATAAAATATATATTATATAACTATAATGGAAACTGCTATATTAATGGGATTAATTGGTTTAGGATATTTACAAAGCACTAGTAATAGAGATGAAGCACATCCAAGTATTCATCCAGATATAAATACACCTGCACATAATACTGTTTATGATCAAAATAATTTTGAAGAAAGTAAACGACAAGAAGAAGTATTAGCAAAAGATGTAATTGAACGTATGAATAAAAGAGAAACAAATATAGTGGATGCAACTAGAACAACAAATAATGAACACAGATTAAGTGGATTAAATGTTGGTGAACATGATACATTAAATTATGTAGAAGTGCCACAAGCATCTCAACAAGTTGAACAAGGTTTACAGGGGATGCAAGGGGAAGAAGATGTATCCGAATATGTATATAGTCAACAATTAGGAGCATATGTTAAGCAAGAAGATTTTTTAACAAATGATCAAGGTATAACTACTGTTCCATTTTTTAAAGGGACAGAAGCGCCTACAATTAACTATGATGATGTATCATTATTAGAAAATAGTCAAGGAGGGAATAGTGCAAAATATTATGGTGGTAAACGTGAAATGCCTCAAATGTTTGAACCTACACCAGAGGAAATTTATGGTAATAAATTTACCGGACCTGCAGCAGATCAAAATAGATATATACCTGGTCAACATAGGACTGGTGAATTACCATTTGAACAAGAACGTATTCAACCTATTGATGTTAAGAGTGAATTAAATCGTGAGATTGATTTAGCAATTGCTAAAACACGAAGCATTGATACCTTAAGGACATTAACAAATCAAAAACATACATATGAAGGTAGAGTTATTGAAGGTGAACATATTAATAGAAGAGGTGTACCGGCACAAGTTGATAAAAATAGACCTTACAGAGATTATAAGAATTCACCTGCAAGAAATCTTGTAACAGCAACAGATGTTAAAGCTGCTACACAAAGACCTAAACAAATTATGCCTTATACAAATCGTCAATTCTTGAATAGAACTTTATTAGGTCATGCAAGACCTCAAGAAGGTAAAACAGCAGAAGAAAAAAGACCTGAAGTTTTCAAGGGTTTAAAACAACAATTAGGTGTACAAACAGAAAGAAATGTTAAAGGCGAAGTCCCAGGAAATATTGATCATGAAAGATTGGGTTATGAAGCATATCCTAATGAAAGAGATGTTACTGTAGAGAGAACATATGAAGGCAATGTTAAAACATATATTCCAGAATATGAATTAGGTTTACAAGATAAAGTTAGGACAACTAAAAAAGAAACAACTATTGAATTAAATAGAAATGGTATTGCTGGAACTACAATTTCTCAAGATGTAAGTAGACAAGCAGAATTAAATAGTGATACTAATCCAACAAAAGAAATTATTGCACAAGGTAGGGAACCTACATTAAGTAATGTTAAATTATGGGAAGGTAAAGAAAGTATGAATATTGATATTAAGAAATTAGATAGTGATTATATGTCACAATATCAAACTGGTTTAGATAAAGTATATCAAAAGATGCCTAGAGACTTCCCTTGTCAATTAACAAGAGATAAGTTTGAGTTAGACGATGCTGATTTATTAATAGAACAAATCAATCCAGACTTATTGAATCCATTCAGAGAGAATCCTTATACTCACTCATTGGCATCCGCTTCAATGGCTTAAATTAATTTTTAATAAATATTTTTTTTTCTTTTTATAATATAATGAAGTTTTATATTCGAATTCTTGGTGTATTGATTATACTATTATTATTATTGACTCTTTATAGATATCTATCTAAAAATAATATTGATTATACAAATTTATCTCCTATTGATAGATGTAGTTTAAAATATGATAGAGATAGAGTTTATGAATTTGACAATTTATTAACAGAAAGTGAATGCAATCAAATTATAGAAATTGCAAAACCTAAGATTACAAAGAGTGCTGTATTAAGTCGAGAAAAATTTCATCCTGGTAGAACGAGTAGTCATGTATTTTTACCTTCAAATATACCATTATTACAAAAAATAGACAATATGGTATATGGATATTTAGGAATACCTATTGAAAATTATGAAAATTTACAAGTTGTAAATTATAAATCAACAGAAAAATACGATGCTCACTATGATGCTTGTGATCCTAGTGAAGAAATATGTCAAGATGATATTAAAAATAGAGGTGGTTTAAGGTATGCTACATTTATCATTTATTTAAATGATAATTTTACAGGAGGAGAAACAGATTTTCCAAAAAGAAATTTTAAAGCACAACCAAAAATAGGGAAAGCAGTATTATTTTTTAATTTAAATGATGATAATACTGGAAGAAGGGACAAATCATTTCATGCTGGATTACCACCAAATACAGGTGAAAAATGGATGTGTAATAAATGGATACGAATGAATCCTCATACTTAATAATCATCATATGTATTTAGTTTTGGTTTCGATTTTTTATTTTTACCTTTTGTCACTCGCTCTCGATAAATAATTTTTTCTTCAGGTTTAACATCTAACATTCTAACTATTTCTTTTTTTTGATCTTTACTTAAATCTGGATATTTTTTCATTAATGTTATGAGAAAATAATAAAAATGTTCTATATTATCAAATTGTTTCAAAATATATTCAGCTTTGCCAATATAATATTCTATTGATTGATCACTATCTATTTTATCATCATAATTTGTATCAAACATATCTGTAATTAAATCCATATCTGAACTCAAACAATTCATTATTTATTTATTATTTATATTACATAACTTTTTTTTATATAATTTATAATAATGATGCAAAGTATATTTAAGTTTGTATGTTTAATAATAATGTTATCTATTGTTTACAATGTTGTATATATTTTATCAAATATTTTTGAATTAAAAGAAGTAGAAAAATTTACTATTGGTTATCAAAGTAATGCATCCGCAATAAATAATGCATCCGAGAATATACCTGAAAAAAATGCTTCAGCAATAGATATACATGATTCAAATATAAGTGCATCAGATATAAAATCTATATTTAATACAACAGATATACAAAATAGAAAAAATACAAAGATGGATTTAAGAGATATTTATATTAATTTATGTCCATTAGATTATAATATAAATATGATAAAAATGAATGATATGGTGACAAGAGTAAATCAATATCCAGGATATGTTGAAGATGTATTTATTGATTTAACGAGACAAATAAAGTCTGATGAACCATTGCCAACAACAGCAGATTTTTTTAAATAATTAATCTTTATTAAAGTTTTAGATAATTAGTTGTTTATAAATTAGAGTCATCATAATATTCTTATATAAATGTAACTTAATGCCCTGTCTGATCACATATATTATGAAATCTGTCTATATCAAATCCTCCTGTAAACCGCATATTGTGTATTTCACCCTTTAGTTCATTAAAATCGTAAGTTTCATGTACATTACAATAATCATACCATGTATTATAATTTTCTTTACAAGGATTTTCACAAGTGCTCATATTAAAATACCCGCGGGTCCCTACCCCAATGTGATCTTTACAATGTGTTTTAATTATTTCATTTAATCCATCCATATCACAATAGATGGGTTGCCCACCAACACTAAATCCATTCCCACAACTACACATTCTACTAAACATCTTAGCAATAAAGTAACCAATTATAATGATAAATAAATATGTAAGGATTTCATTACTTTTAACCATTTTATAATATATATATATATATATTATTTTTATAAAATATAAGTTATAATATATTATGTTTATAAATTATGATACATTATTTTTGACAATATTAATAATGATAATGTTTAAGTATATTACAATGAAACCTAAATCTATTTTAGAAAAAAAATATTAGATTATATATATGGACAATTTGTATAAAGATATGTTATCAATAACGATAGGAATATTGTTAGTACAATTGTTATGGTCATCATTTAATAATGATTTTACAATTATTCGATAAAGCGTTTATATAAAAAATAAATTATAAAAAATAAAATAAATGAGTGGTAAAGAAACAAAGCTCGATGATTTAAATGTTGAATTATCTAAGGAAGAAGAAGATATTGTAGATTCTATTATTAGTGAATTAAATGAAGATGAATCTAAGCCTCCTCCTCAACAAAGGCCTCCTCCTCAACAAAGGCCTCCTCCTCAACAAAGACCTCCCCAGCAGATGCCACCTCAACAGATGCCTCCTCAACAGATGCCTCCTCAACAGATGCCTCCTCAACAGATGCCACCTCAACAGATGCCACCTCAGCAAATGCAAATGCCACCAAATATGGATCCAAATGTTATGCAACAAAGAATGATGCAACAGCAAATGATGCAACAGCAAATGATGAAGAAAATGGCTGAAGAAGAGAAGAAAGAAGAACCATCATTCATGGATAAATTAAAGATTGATATGAAAGAACCTGTAACTGTTGTGTTTATTACTTTATTAATGCTACTACCTCAAACAAATTCATTAATTACATCTACTAAGTTATCATTTTTATTAAATGCAGATGGATCTATTAATTTATATGGATTAATGATTAAAGCTATTTTTGCTGGTATTTTATTCTTTTTAGCCCAGAAATATGCATAAGATATTAATTTAATTAATCAAAGATATTATCAATATTATTTTCTAATTTTTTAAAACATTTATTTATAGTTACTTCTGAAATTTTACTTATTTCAGATATTTGTTTTTTTTGAATATCTATATTATTATAATTACAATATAATAAGATACATCCTGAAGCAAATGAATCGGGTCTAATATCACTGATTAAATTTAATGATTGTATTTTTTTTGCTATATTTTTAATATCATTTGTATCTGTTGTTGTTAAAGATAAACGATTACAAAATCTATCAATAAAATCTTCTGGAATAACTGATTCTGCTGTATTTATTCTATTTTTATTTTCACTCATATTGATAATGTTTTGAAAATTTTTACAACCTTTTGTTAAGATAGATACTTTTATTTGAAACATATTTGCTATTTCTTTACTACTTCTTCCAACATTACAAGTTTTACATGCAAAATATACACATGCTGCTATAATCCCTTTTCGATTATTTCCTCTAGATATTTTTGTATCAGATATAATTTTATATAATGATTTTGCTTCATTAATAATTACTTGCGGTAAACTATTTTTTTTACATATTTCTGTTATTTCTGTAAATACTTTATAAATACTTCTTTCTTTATAAGTCATACTTGTCCAACTTTGATATTGTTTTACTCGATACATCCCTTTATCTTTACAAAATTGATTTGAAACAACTGTTCCTACAGAAGATTCAGGTAGTAATACATTTACAGGCATTCCACATCTAGTAGGATCACTATTCTTTGTATCTTCTGATCCATAATATCTCCATTCTGGTGAATCTAAAATATTTGATATAGTTTTATTACAGTTTTTACAAACTAAAATATTGTCTTCAAACTTATAATTTTCTTTATCTTCGCAACATATATATGGTTTTTCTGTTTCTGTTAATCGATCTAATTCTTTGAACATATCATTGAAGTCCATCATTTAAAATTAATATAATTGTGTTTAAATATTTTCAAATTTTAAATAATATTTATATATGTTAACAGAATATTTACAGGGAATATATGTATCAGATATAAATACAGCATTTGATAAAACAATATATCAAAAATATAATATAGATATTGTAATTAATTGTACACTAGATTTTGGATTTATAGATTTAAATGTTAAAAAAATAAGAATACCATTATCAAATGACTTAAATTATCACACAGATATAAAATTATTAAATCAAAATTTAAATAAAATTTTATCTTTTATAGATGATAATTATATAGAGCATAATATATTATTATGTTGTCATGATAGTTTAACAATTAGTCCTATTATTGTTGGATTATTTATTCATAAATATGGTAAAATACCTATTAATCAAATAAAAAATATATTAAAAAGTAAAAATAAAAATATAATAATTGAATTAGATTTATCTATTTTCAATATATAATTTATCAATAATTTCTTCAACGACTGATTTAATAATAATTTTTTCTATATCTATTGTTTCTATAAAATTTTCAACATATCCTGTTAAAAATGTTAATGTTTTAATATCAATTTTATATTTATTATTTAAATACAATTTTAGATATTCATTTTCTTTGTAATTTTTTTTAACTCTTTTAATTTTAGACGGATTTGCAATTAATCTAAATAGTGGTTCTATATCATCCTCATTCATATTAGAGTAAGTTATATAATATTTATAATTGGGACGTAACAATTATTAATATATTTAATTTTATTGATTATAATATCTATATTATTTTTATCAATTGGTATATGATTTCTATTTTTACATATAATATATGTCTTACCATTTAAATAACGTAATAGATTAAAACATGTAATACTGGATTGAAATTTTTTTTCAATATTATGTAGTGTATTTAATATATTTTTATCATTAATGTAAATAAAGTATAAATCATCTTTATACGAATAATGGTTTATTTTAATATTAAATGGAATACCTAATAATTTTATATAATCTAAATTGTAATAAATTTTATAAAAATTATAAGATTGATAATAATAAATTGAAATTTTTTGAACATCTATATCATTCTTTAATAAAGCATGCATTAATATTTAATTTATATAAAATGATAGTATCAAACTTAATTATTTAAATAATTAAAGATATATTGAAATATGTGTAACAAAATTAGAAATAATCTTATAAGATTATTAAAACATAAAAATCATCCAAATATATTATTATACAATGTGATTAATGCCAAATTATTATATGAAACATTACAAAATATATATAATATCGATAAAAATATTATAGAAAAAAAGAAAGATATAACATATATATACAACAATATATATTATGAATTTAATATGAATAATATACGTTATAAAAATAAGGTTGAATGGCTCAATATTTTAAAAGATATTATCCAAACACGTGATTATTATACAAATCATAAAAAAATAATAATATTAAATAATTTTCAAAATATAAATATTAGTATTCAAAATATATTAAAAGTTATTATTGAAAAAAATCATCATGTTTCATTCATAATAGTATGTGAAAAAACTACAAATTTATTAGAAGCAATTAAAAGTAGATTTGTAATGATACGAGTGCCGAATAATATGTATTATCAAAAATTTAAATCCATAGAAAATATAGATATAAATAAATTTGTAAAAAATAAATATCAATCTATTGATTATCTAAAATATTTAAAAGATATAGATGATACCGATATGCTTATAAATAAATCTATTGAATGGTTATTATTACAATTTAATATGACTGAAATACATATAATAAAAATATTAAAAGAATTTTCTTACTTATTAATTTCTATAAATTATCCAATAAATATATTTTTAGAAAAATTAATGATATTATTATTGGATGATTATAGATTAATTCATAAAACAAAAACAGAGATTATCTATTTTATAAGTGACTCTGAATATAAGTATAATAATTCATATTATAAAATGATACATATAGAATATATTTTATTAAATATTTACAAAATGATTAAAACTTAAAATTAATGTATTATAATAAATTATGAAGATATTTGAATTTGATCATACCCATTCAAAAGATATAATTGAAAAAGGCAATAGGAATCGTATAATAGATAAACATTTGCATAAACGATTAAATGATACAAAAGGATTAATTGATAATTATGATAAATATAAATGGGATAAATATAAAAAACATCTAAATCCATATGAATATATTTACATTCAATCAAATATACATAAAAATATATGCAAAGTATTACCAATTAGCAGATCTTATTTTAAATTACATGAAATATTATATGACTTAAATCTATTAGATAATTATAAAAAAGTGAAAATAACATGTATTGCTGAAGGACCCGGTGGTTTTATACAATCTTTATTAAATATTTTAAAAACACGAAATATTGAAATTGAAAAAATATATGGTATCACATTATTATCAGAAGATAATGATATTCCAAGTTGGAATCCTATAATAGAAAGTAATACAAATGTTGATATATTAAATGGTATAGATAATACAGGGGATATATGTAATCCAAATAATTTATTGGATTTTATTAAAAAAATAGAGAAAAATACATGTGATATTATTACTTGTGATGGAGGTATAGATTATTCTGAAGACTATAATAATCAAGAATTATCATCATATGAATTTATTTATAATGAAATTGTTTTATCATTACATTTACAACGTGAAGGAGGGTCTTTAATAATAAAGATGTTTGATATATCATATTATAGCAGTATTCAATTTATTTATATTTTATATCAATGTTATGATACGGTTACAATTATTAAACCCTATACAAGTAGAAATACAAATTCTGAAAAATATATAGTTTGTAAAGGATATCGATATAATTCAAGAATTCTTGAATTATTAAATGAATATTACAATAAAAAAAAGAATTTAATAATACATATTCCTAAATCTTTTTTTGAAAATATTAAATTTTATAATCAAATATTTATTGAGAATCAAATAAAAAGTATAAACGATATTATAGATAAAATAAATCAAAATAATATAGTATTTAATAAACCTACGCAAAATCAAATAGATAAAGCAATAGAATGGTGTAAATCTTACGATTTAGAGATTAATGATAAATGTGCATATTTATAAACATTTTTGAACATCATTCTTTGTATATGTTGATGATTTTAATGGATTTGTTGTGCTTTCATTGTAAATTACGCCTTGAACATCATTATAAAAATTAGCACCATTCATTGCTTTATCATTTTCATAATTATATGCTAAATAATGATCATTGCTTATAGTATCAATCTCACTAGATTGTATTTTTTGTAAACTTGTATTTCCATGTGGTCCTACATTATATAATGATTTAGGAACTCTTTCTAACTTACTATTAAAATCACATACACTTGTACCATTTACATCGGTATAACATGATGGACAAGCAGGTCTAACACTATCATAATATAATCTATTATCAGGGATTTCACGGAAGATATTTTCTTTATCAAAAAACTGTTTTAAATCATAAATATTACTTGAGAAATCACTTTTATAATATCCAGGAAATTGTGAAATATTATAATCTACCCAAGCTTTACTTGGAATATTTTCTTTGTATTGTGCAAATCTATATTCTGTAGAACCTAAATCATTTGCAGACATTGTATCTTTTGGTATGTATTGAGGTTTGTAATATATATTGCTTTCACCAGTAACTTTTCCTTTATTCCTTATGATATTTACAACAGGTTTACCACCAACAGATTGATAGTTAACACTAGATATTGCACTATCATTAATACTCGATTTTAATCTATTTTCAGGATGTACAACTGCTATACCTAATATACTTTTAATTTGATTGATAAGTGGATCCGATGTGTTGTTTCTAGACATAAATAAATAAACAGGGACTACTAATATTAATACAAATAATAGGATATTATTCGAATTCAATTCCATATATATATTAAAATATTTTATTTATCTATTAATTCTAAATTTTTTAAATCTTCAGTTAAATATTCGATTCTTATAAAATTTTTGTATTTTTTCATTAAAATATCAACATTATGAATAGTATTCATATATAATTGATATATTTCTTCTGTATTACTATCAAAAAATGAAAATGGAATAGACTTATAAATTTCATAGATTTCAAAATTATCGATATTTTGCTTATTTTTTAATTTATAAAATTGAATTGAATTTAGATTACTAATAATCTCAATATTTTGTATTGTATATTTTTTATATTGATCTACATATTTTAAATTATATTTTTCAATCAAATCGTTATATTTATCTAATGTTAAATTAGTATTATATTTATTAATGATATAATACATTTATTACTTAATAGTAAAGAATTAATTTTAAATAATTAAATTAACCATTCAGGAGCACCTTGAGGGACTCTTGGACCTTTACCAGTTAAATGAGGATAAGGTAATGGAACTCTTTTATTGCGTCTCGAATTTGCCTTTCCATATAATACATTATTCCAAGGGACACTTGGTCTAACATTGTATACTACTCTAGAAGATACTGAGATATGTTTGAAAGTGTAATATAGTAAAATTAGGATTACAATTCCAACTAAAAGTTGCTCTAATTCAAGTTTCATTTTATAATTAAATAAATATTTTAATTTTGATTTAATTGGGGGGTAAACTTAATAAATCAATTCTACGAATATGTTCCGGAATAATGGGATTACTTTTTTCAAAGTAATTACAGGATTGTTGATTTCTGCAAGGCCAAGATCCTGTTGCAGGACCAGATGGAACTACCCCAGGGAATGCATAATCTTGTAAGATATTTTTACTATTTACATTATTGTAATTGTAAAAGTTTTGTGTAACAGCTACAGAATCTTCAACTCTGCAATCTTCAACTAATTGACCTTTTTTGTATTGAAAGTGATTGGGCTGTAATAAACATAATTTACTCATTTTATATTATAAATAATATTTTATTTTTATAGAATTATAAGATTTATCTAAAACATAGAATGCTTTCTTGACAACTGAAATCCTAAAATGCTTTCTTGCCTAAGTTAAAAATATAATCAATTAATATCAATAAAAATATTCCTGTAAATACATACAATAATAATTCATTAAATTGATCATTATCAAATGTTATTTTACTCTTAAAATTTTGAACAATATTTGGATCTATATTATAATTTGTATAACCTTCTTTAATATCTTTTTTTGGTGTTTCTACTTCTTTCGGTGCTTGAATTGTTTTTGCTAAATCTCCAACAACCTTAGATAAATCTAAAATTTGCATTTTTAATTCATCCATTTCTTTTTTTGATTCTTCATTTTTTTCCCTTTGAATATCATTAGGTTCTGCATCTTTATTCCCTTCTTTAGATAATAGTTCTTCTTGTCTTTTTTGAACAAATAAACTATTTTGATCATAAGTTTCTGCTAAACTATTCACATATTCACTATTGGTACTTAGTTTATCCATGGGCCTTGGTTCGCCTGGCAATATACCTGTATCTATTTCTTTACCTCTACCTAATATTTTTTCTATTACTGTATCATCGTCTAAATTTTTCCTTGTAAATTTCTTTTTTTTCTTATTTAATTTAGCGGTTGTATTAAATGCTTCATCTAAATTACAAAAACCTAATGTTGACATTAATCAATTATATTATATAATATAAAAAAAATATAATAATTAAATATAATGGCCAAATCTTTTTTTGAAGAATTTGCAGAAAATAAATATTTTATTGGAGTTGTAATGATTACTATGAATATAGGTGCTAGATTTCTTATTGATGAATTAACACCTGAACAAAAAAAATTAGTAAATACACAAAATTTTAGAAGATTTATAGTTTTTTGTGCTTTTTTTGCAGCAACTAGAGATTTATTATCAGCTGTAACATTAACTATTATATTTATCTTATTTATAAGTGAAATATTTACAGATGAAGAAGATATGAAAAATAAAAAGAAAAAGATAATTACAAGTACAGATATCCAAAATGAATTAAACAGTCTCATTAATAAAGTCAAAATGATGCAAGATGGAAAAGGTGAAAATGAAGAAGAAATTGTTGAAGTTAAAGAAAAATTTATTTAGAATTTTGTCTTATAGTAGATATTAATGTTCTTGAATACATTTCTGTACAGATTTATATATTTTTTCTATTTCCGTCTTATCCCACTCATCGGCACATTTATACCAAAATGGTATTAAAGCATCATTACACTCATTGCTACAACTAGTAATTACACCTGTTCCCAAGTCCCACTTAGTACATTTCTCTGCAACGTTACTAGCAGATTTGATGCAATCATTTTTTATATGGGAACTCAAGCCTGGGGTAGGTGGTGGCTTTGGTGCTGGTGATGCTGAATTTTTCTCCAAATATGCCGCGGGTAGCATCTCTCCTGAACATAATTTATCTTTTGAACATAAACATAATTTTTCCTCATTACCTTTACATCCATGACATTTATCATGCACCATACACTGCATTGTACTATCTAAATCTACACCACATTCTCCACAAGATACTAATCCGGTTATAAGCTCGGTCCCCATGACAACTTCCCCAACACCAGGGGTTTCATCAACGCCTGCGGTTGTGCCTATTGCGGCTATTATATCTCCAGCACACGTGTCGCAACCTGGTTTGCCTTCCCCAACATTAAAACCATTACCTCTACAACTACAATTGTTCATTAAATAATATAATAAAAAAACAGCAATTACAAATAGAAAAACATGTACAATATTTAACTCAAACATTTTATTATATCAAATATTTTTTTTATTAAATATTCAATGTAATCCCATCTTTTCCTGAATCACTACTTACAATTGATATATTATCTAAGTCAATATTATCTGCATCAATATTCATATTATTGATAATATCATCTATATTATCACTTCCCTTCATTTCACTTCTTTTAGGAGGCATTTTCGGTTGATTACCACCCCCCATAGGGTTACCCATAGGATTGCCCATAGGATTGCCCATACCTGGCATACCACCCCCGCCCATGCCAGGCATACCACCACCCATCATACCTCCCATTAGTCCACTCATTAAACCACCCATTCCTGGCATCCCTCCTGGCATACCTCCCTGACCACCTTGAGGTTGTTCTGGTTCACTCTTTGGTGTATTTACTGCTGCTTTCGCAAACTGTTGCATTAATTCTGGATTCTGTTTCAAAATATCATCCATCCCCGGTAAAGATGTCTTAAACATTGTATTTGTTAAATGGAACATAAAAGCAGATCCTCCAACCATAAGCATTAATTTAATTTCTGGTGCAACTTCTGTTTTACCACCATATTTTTCATGAAGTTCTTCAAAAACTTCATCATAATCATTAATTCCTTCATTCATAGATTCAGACCATCCATCTAACTTAATATTAAATGGATCAAACTTGCCATTTAAAAATTCAACACCTGTAATGCATGCCATTAACATTTTTCTTTGGAACTTAATTGAATTTTCTGTTTCTCTTTGTTTTTTCAACTTAATATATTCATTTCTCATATCATCAAGTCCAGAGTTCATATTGTAGTTCATTGTTGTACGAATCCCTTGATTTTCAAGTCTCTTAAATTTATAAATTAAATCAATCTTTTCATTTTTAATTTCTTGTGGACTTAACATATGAATTGGTTTAAATTCCCCTTCACTATTACTTTTATTTTCTTGCGATAATATTGGATCATCCTTAATAGTTTCACTTAAACCAATCGATTTAATATTTTCTTCTGTTTTTTCTTTTTCTTTTCCAAAATCAACAATTGGATCATCTATTTTCAAATCATTAATATCATTATTTGAAAATAAATTAAAATCTTCCTTTTTTGGTGAAGGTACTTTTTCTTCACCACTACTATATCCATCTACCTTTACACTTTTTTTAGGATCTGCTAATAATTCTATTCCTAATGAATCATTGTTTGTTGCCATAGGAGAATTTAAATCTAAATTTATAGTTTGAATATCACTTTCTTCAACAATTTTTAAACCATCTATTTCATTTGCCATATTACTTTAATATAGAATATATTGATATTATATATACGCAAAAAACTCTTTAAATAAAAATATTAATGTATATTATCTAAAATTTCAATATAATTATTTAATATTAATGTTTCTAAATTATTTAGTCTTTCTATTTCCTTATTTCTTTTTTCAGTAATACTTTTAAAATCAAATAATTTTGTTGTTGTTTTTCCTTCTATAACTTGTTGGATAAATTCTTCTAATATTATTAAATTATTATTTATTAATTTACCTACATCATTTTGATGAAACATTTTACACATACTTTTAACTGCTTTAATATCCACCTCCTTCATTAATGGTATTTTATCAAAAATCGTACAAAATATAGCTTTCTCAAGATTTAGAATTGCACTAGATTCTAATTCTGCCTTTAATCCTGAAGTATTTATTCCTGGTGTAGGACCTAGTAATGATAAATCTATATAATTTATAAAAAAATATAATTCTACATTAGTTCCACCTTTGATGCCAAAATTTCTATTATCAACAGTTTTTATATTTTTAAAATGAACCATTCTGGAATAATTTATATCATATGTAATATCAAATCCTACACTACTATATATTTCATCATTCTGTTTTGATGCATTTATTATATGTTTCCATTTGGGATTTAAAGTCTGGTTATTATTATTATAATATGATATTATATGATTATCATAATTATATTCTATATCATCAATTTTATTTAAAGTGAAGTATTTATTAAAATCGTTATATTCATAATTATTAATTTGATTATAATATTCTTCAAAATTTTGAATTGAATTATTATACTGTTTTATATTAGTTATATAATCATTTTTAATCTTATTTATATCCTCTTTATATTTATTACCATTTTGATCTGTATCATCAATTATTATACCTTTATAAAAATCATCTGAATTAAATATTTGTGTATTACATGTATATATACTTGTCCCTCTAAATATTTCTCTATTTTTAACATCTTTATTTATATAAACTTTATCTCCTGTAGGAAACATTGTCGATCTTTGAAATTCATGTGTAATTAATTTACTAAATAATATAATATTTTTCAATATAGGATCTTTAATAAATTGGTTAAATTCCCATGAATCCATAGTACTAGTATTATCCTTTGTATTATATTTATTACTACCTATATTTAATGTCCTTATTAAATTATATTCCGCTATATATATACTTCTTTTTTCAATATTATCTTTAGTCTCATTAAAATCCAAATGATCCCAGTTATGTAAACCAAATAGTTCTGTAAAGTTATGAACAGTTCCATATACTTTTTCACTACATTCAGTTAAAACTCTATTTATATATGTATTTGTTGATATATTATATTCTTGATTAATCATTTTTTCATTATTATAAAAATTTATTTTTGGAGAATCACTGTTTATTGATAACAACTTACATTTTTCAGTATTATTATCATCTTGGTATTTTTTTATATTTGATAAAATTCCAGTATTATCTATATAACCTCCATCTCCTGTAACTAAAGGTATATCATTTTCTACTTTTTGTTTTAGTTCTTCATCTATTGAACTATCATTTTTTATATTAATATAATCTCTAATTCCTGAACTATTAAATTCTAATTTATTAGAATTTAAACTACTACCTTTAATTGTATTACCTAATTTTGCAAATAAAGCAAGTTGTATATCTTGAAAAATATCAGAATTATTTGATATTTCATTTATTAATTGTTGTGATATATGATCTAGTAATCCATTTTGATGTAACAATAAATCATATGCTAGTTTAGGACTTGCAATATCACTAAGTGATGATTCCATAGAAATATTATATGAAAGAGCATTTACATGCATATTTATGTAATTATTTGTTATATTATTGAAAATATTATATACAAAATTAGAAGATACACTCATAGCACTTGATGAACTTGTCATTGCATCTAATAATTTAATTTTATTAGTTATTTCAAAATTATTAATATTTTTAACAGTAGATTTATTATCTTTATTATCTTTATATATAATTGATAATTTTATATTTTCACACTTAGATTTATTATCACATATAGTTACATTATCTGATGGTTTTGGTATTTTAACACATCTTTTAGATATAACTTTATTGTCGACTTCTACATTTACTTTTTCATAATCCTGATCACATATATTACAATTTTGTGCTCCTGCATAATTACCTAAACAAACATCATTTGTACCATTATAACATATACATGGCATATTAACGCACATATCATCTTTACATTGCGGTGTCCAAGAATCTGGGACCCATGGTACCCATGAAGGCAACCAATCCGGTCTACTTGGAATAACTATATGTTCTTTTTTATACCCATCCAGTACTACACATGATTTATTGTTTTGACAATCTAGTGGTTCCATAATATGTGTAGCTTCATAACAAGTTTTACAGTATGTACCTCCACCACCAACAGAAAATTGTTCTATATTTTTAGAATATTCACGTAATTTATTTGTATCAACATTATCATCCTTGTTTATTCTTTCTTTATAATAAGTATTATTTCCTGGATATATTTTAGTAATTTTATTACTTAAAAATATAGGAATACCATCTCCATAGTATCTTGATACACTATACAAATTTTTAGTATTATTATTCTCATATACATTTTGAGATAATTTTGGATATATATTATATCTATATTTTTCTGTATTTAATTTTTTATTTTCATCTGAATAATACTCTGGATATAATATTTGTCCAGTAATATATTTATTTATTGTAATATTTGTATGAATTCCTGTAACAAAAGTAATATTTTTATTTTGAAATTCAGTTTTTAAATCATCTTGCATATTTAAATTTTCAATATTAAAATCTTTAAAAATAAATTTATTGACTACATCATGCCAACTAATTCCTAAAAATCCATACATATATACACATAAATGTTGTAAATGTTCTTTTACTTCATAAATTAATACAGTTTTTAAAAAATCAATAAGTTTAAATAATGTCCTTGTAATTTGTAAACTATTTGCATCACTGGGATTATCAAATAATGTTTGGATTGTTTCTCTTAAATATCCTTCAAGATCAAATGGTGAACCTAAATCTAATAATGCTAAATATAAATTATTTTTTTGTAAATTATGTACTATTAAATTTTTAAAATACATTACATAATTTGCTAATATATCATTTTCATCCTTAAATACATTTAAATCAAATATATCTTTACATATATTATCTATAAAATCCATTGTATCATTAAAATTTTCTTTTAAATTTGGTATATTATTAGCTGTCCAATATTTGGTTGTTTCTTTATTTCTTGGATCATATAATTTCCATAAGTTTTTATAATATTCTATATATACATCTTTTTCAAAATAATCTTTATTTATTTCTGCATCCTCTTTTTTTGTTTTTTTATATGCTAAATGACCAATAAACCATGTTCCACCTGAATTTCCACTTATGTAATTAATATTGTTAAATAAATCATTTTCAACTTTTCTATCTTTATTTTTATTTAATACATTATAAATTGCAAAATAACTAAACATTGCTCTATTTCCTCCACCACAATATGATATAGAATTTACTTTATTTAATTTTTTACAATCTGTTAAATATATATTTGATGATATTTGTATATTATTTGATGATACTCTAAATAATTCTTTTTTATTTAAAAGAATATATATTAATATACCAAACAATAAAAATATTATATATTTAAAAATTTTATTCATAATACTTTTATTATTATATTATATATTATAAATACGCAAAAAACTCTTTAAATAAAAATATTAATTATAAATAATCTGCTAGATTTTGTGGCATCTCCATAATCTGTGTATTGTAAAATGATTCAATCTCTTTCATATGCGAAATATCTTCACTTGTTACAAAATTAATTGCAGTTCCTTTTCTACCATAACGACCACTTCTACCAATCCTATGAATATAAGTTTCCTTATTCTTAGGTAAATCAAAATTAATAACTAAAGATAATTGTTGAATATCAATCCCTCTTGATAATAAATCTGTAGATAGTAAAATACGCGTTTTACCACTCTTAAAGTTATTTAAATTTTCTTCACGTTCCCGGGTAATCATATCACCATGAATATATGATACAGGAAATTCATCTCTGGATAAACGATCGTATAAATTATGTAATACTGTCTTAGAATTTACATAAATAATACTTTGTGTAATATTAATTGTTTCATAAATATCATACAATACATCAAATTTCCAATTGTATTGTTTTAAATCAATATAAAATTGTTGAATACCTTCTAATGTAAGTTCATCTTTATTTACTAATAACATTGCTGGATCATCCATAAAACAATTTGTTAAATCTAATATTTCTTTTGGCATAGTTGCACTAAATAAACAAATTTGTGCTGTTTTAGGAACAGCCTTAATAATATTATAAATGGAATCCATAAATCCACTCGATAAGATTTCATCTGCTTCATCTAAAACTAATGCTTTAATACTATCTGTAAATATATGACGTTTATTAATCATATCAAGTAATCTTCCTGGTGTAGCAACAATAATTTGCGGGTCTTGTTTAAGTTCAAGGATAGAATCATTGATATTTGTTTTACCAATTACTTTCGCCATTGTTACTTCCATATAACTACTAAGGTTCTCAATTACATTTAGAATTTGTTTTGCTAATTCATGTGTTGGTGTAATTATAATATACTGTGTTTTCTTTAAAGATACATCAATATTATTTAAAATACCAATTGTAAAAGCTCCCGTTTTACCTGTACCAGATTGTGACTGTGCAATAATATCTCGACTTTGATTCATAATAGGGATACTTTTGTATTGAATATTTGATGGTTTTTCAAATCCATAACTATAAATTCCTCTTAATAACTTATCATTGATATCTAAATCCTCAAATGAATAGTTTAATATATTTTTTTCTTCTTCGCTCATATTAATAATATTTATTCTGATTTCTTTATATTATTTCTTTTATTAAATTTATTAAATGTTTCAATAATCATTTCTCCAATTTGTTTAATATCTGCTCCATTGCAACTACTTAATAAATCTTTACCATTCATAATATAAAAAGTAGGGACACTTCTTATTTCACATTTATCACAGAATTCTTCATTCTTATCAATATCTAATTTATAAAATGTAATATTATAATCACCCGTTTCTCGTAATTTATCTGATAATTCTTTCATTGATGGTGCAATTTTTTGACAAGGACCACACCATGTAGCAGTAAAATATAATAATGATAACACTTTCTTTTCCATATTTTCTAATAAAATCTTTACTATATCATCATCTTCAGTAAATTCAATCATTTATTATAAAAAATATATTTTAATCGAAATCGAAACTTAATCAGAATAATAATCTTCATCACTATAACTATCATATTCAGATTCGCTCTCATCTGAATATGTCGTTTCATCAATTATACTTTGCTGTAATTCTGCCCTTTCAGGATTTGTCCAATAATATTCATTTAATTCATTGTAATATTCAATTAATTCATTTTCTTGTAATTTTGATAATTCTTTTTCTGTTAAAAATACAAATTCTTTTTTCTTTATTTTCATAATTGGTCTAAGATCTTCAAAATCACATTTATTATTTACTCGTTGCCATAGATCTTTCTCTACATTTTTCTTACCCTTAAAACATAGATATGAACAAATACATTTATTGTCTTCATCATAATTTACCCATGGTGTTCCTTTCTTAACTTTAGAACATTCTTGACATTCATAAGTTTCAATGTATTTAATATTCTCTGTATTTACAGCATTTGAGTATGAAATCATCTTTCTTATAAATAGTTTACTTATTGATTTTTTAAATAAATATTTTCAAATTTATATTTAAAACTAATATAATAAGTATATAAAAGTATAAACTATGGATTTTTTAGAATTCGATTTACAAAAATTAGTAAATAAATTACTCTTGGCTTGTCAAGATATTATTTATTCAAATATTAATAATCAATCAATGATTAATTATATAGTTTTAGATATTACAAATCAAGTATGCGATACATATGAACTACAAGAAAATTACGAAAGATATATGATATTAAATGTTGCTCAATTAAATATAACATCTATGATTGAAAAATATAATAATATTGGAAGATTAAAGAATCAAGTCACTAAATTACAGCAATTAGAATTACCTGAGCAAAGAAGTCCTGAATGGTACGCTTTAAGGAAAGGCATGTTAACTGCTTCAAGTTTAGCAGCAGCATTAGGTGATGATCATTTTAAGAGTAAAAATGAATTAATTTTAGAAAAAGTTGAAAACAAAGAAATACCATTTATTCCAAATCCAATTACTGAATGGGGTGTTAAATATGAAGAAATTGCAACAAAATTTTATGAAAAGATGAATGACCTTGAGATTATTGAATTTGGATTAATTCCTCATCCCGATTTTACTATTTTTGGTGCTTCACCTGATGGTATTTGTGGGAATGATTCACCAGATGAATTTATTGGAAGAATGTTAGAAATTAAATGTCCACCAAAAAGGAAATTTACTAAGACTGTTCCAAAACATTATTGGTATCAAATGCAGGGACAACTTGAATGTTGTAATTTAGAAGAATGTGATTTTTTACAGGTTAAAATTTGTGAATATGATAGTTTTGATGATTATTCAAAAGATAATAATGCGGAGGATATGGATCCAAATGGAAAAACAAGTAAGGATTTTCCAAAAGGTTGTACACTAACTTATAGGAAACAAAATGAATTAAAATGTAGTTATCTTTATCCAGAATTATATCTATCAGATGATGAATATCAAAATTGGATTCTAGAAAATCGAAGGAAGATTGAAAGTGAAGGTCATGAATTTGTTGAAGCAAAATGGTGGTATATTGAACGTTATGAATGTACACTTGTAAAAAGGGATAGAGAATGGTGGTGTACAGCAATGGAACAAATTTATCAATTTCATAAATCAGTTGAATATTATAAAAACAATGGTGTAGAAGAATTAAAAAGAAAGATTGCTGGTAATAAACCAATTAATATTTCAAAGGTTGATGAATGTCTGCTGTAAGATTATTCTTCATGATCATATATATCAGTAATATTAATAATTATAGTGAACGGGTCATATACTTTAGGATCATAATTATTAACATATGTTTGGCTAGGTACACCACACGCAGGTAAGGATTCACTATCTTTAGAAAATAAAGGGGTATCTTTCCCTGAAGGAATATATTCTGCTAAAACAGAAGATGTAGTTTCCCATTTATTTAAATTATTTAATTTATTTTGTTCTTTAAATATTTTATAACACCAATCTTGATTTTTAAATATATCATTATTTTCAATATTATCAAAATCATTGGGTATTTGTTCTCCATATGAAAAAAAGTAACTTGATGGACAATTATTATGAACTGTTTTTGCCCATTCATTTAATTTTGGATTTATAGATGAAGGTTGACTATACCAAGCATTTAAACATGAACACATTCCAGTGAATATTTTATTATTTTCTTTACTATATATATTTTTTTCTGCATTTGTATTACATCCAACTGGATCATAATCATTTACTGAAATTAACTTTTGTATTACATGTGGATTACCTGGATTACTACTACTACCTAATCTAGATGTATTAAATATATCATCATTTGACTCAAATTTTGGATCATCTGTTGCAAACATACTATGTTTTGGAGATAAACATACTTTTTGTCCATTTTTATTATCAATAGGTACACTTATATTATTATTAATAAAAGATTTTCCACCAATATTATCACAACTATTATCCAATGGAAATCTACATTTATTATAATTGTCATGTAATATAATATTACAACTATCTCCTAAATTTACATAAACATCTACATTTGAATTAAATCCATCAACATAACTTTGATTAAAATATAATTGATTTACCTTTCCATTATTTTTATTACATATTTTCTTATCTACTTCATCTTTAGTACATGGATATGTCATAGTTATTTCAAATCTACTTGCACCATCAGGAGATGCTCCACATGAACTAATAAATTGGTGTGTCATCCAAAAACCCATAGATATTATTTGTGTATCTTCTCCTTTTAAATTTATTGATAGTTTATCTTTTGGATTTAATAATATTCCATTTTGAATATTTTCAAGTAATATTTCACCATTCGGGGGATCAGGTAGAGGAGGATCCGGAAGAGGAACAGGGGGAGGAGGTCGTTTAGATATCTTTAATCTTTTTAAAAAATCTGTTTTAGTATATTTTTCTCTAGTATCTGTATTTTCTAATGATACATTTGTATTATAATTTGTTTCCCAAACATTACTATTATTTAAATTAATATCGGGGGTTTTAAATATGTGAATCCAATCAGCATATGTTATACTTTTTGGATTTGAATCTACTACTGGCATATCAAACCATATTATTACTGGGTTTATATAATCATTATGAATAATCCAATATCCACCATCTGGATATGTGATTGGAACTATACTTGGAAAAACTTCTGATGCACTAGGTTTATTTCCTGATGGTGTTGGTGGTGGAGGAGGAGGTGGTTCTGGTGCTGGTTTACACCCCTTATCATATGTTAAACTTAATCCTTTACTTATACTTATTGGTAAATTATCTCCACCAACATTAAAACCCTCATATAAATTCATACATCCTTTACAAACTAAACATATACATAAAAAAATTATGAATACGATTAATAAATAAATATAATTCTTCATATATATATATATATATTATTATATTTTATAATTGACCATTTGGAATTTTTTTAGGTTGATTTAAATGTTCATGTACACTTTTTCTTGCTAAGTTATCTGCTCTATCATTTCCAATACTATGTCTATCATTATTTTTTGTATGACCAAATACATGATGAAAATCAATATTTAAACCTTGAATATTATTATAAATTGATGCAATAATATCTATATTAGGTCGATCTAATTTATTACATTCTACCCATTTTTCATACCATCTAGTAATACAATCAATACTATATTTTGAATCTGTATATAAATGAATCTTATTCTTTGTTAGTCCCTTATCAATAATAATCTGAATCGCCTTATCAATTGCAAATAATTCTGCAAAATTATTAGTTGGTTTTTCAACATCTAATAGTTGACTCACATCATTTAATTTATTTCGATTTGTTTCTGAAAAATGAATACCAATACCACAAGTTGCCCCTTCCATACCATTAAATGGACAAGCACCATCAGTATAAATTGTAATATCATCCTCTAATACAATATTCATATTATAATTATCTATTAGATTTTTAGATTCTTTTGCTAACATTTGAAACCTTTCATTATACCATGGAGTTGTAATTAACCATTCTATATATCTTTTGTCTATATCAAAGACATTCTTTAATTGTTGACCTTTGTATTTACCAAAAGGTAACATTCTTAACATATATATTTAAAAAAATAAGTTTAAATATTTTCAAATTTATTGAAAATAAATTTACAATCCAAATTTATTATTTTTATTAATTTATTCACTGCCTTTTGGACTTCCTTCTTCAGCTGTTACCCTTGATGTTATTTGTTCCATTTGAACACTTAAACTTTCATCTAATTCAGAGGTTGCATTTTTAAATTTTTCTTTCATATCACCTATGCCACTTGCAACTGATACAGCTGTTGAAATATCTTCTAATGGATTTGAACCGGGATTACTTTGTTGACTTTGATTTCCTTCTTCTTCGTCACCTTCTTCTTTCTGAGCATCAGTTTGATGTTCTGATGGTAATGTTTTTTTAAGTTCTTTTTCAAAATTAAACTTATTCTTTTTATCTTCACCTTTTCCATTGTATTCTTGTTCTACTTGTTTTCTTTTAATGCCCTCTATACTCTTACAAAATTGTTTAAATGCTTGTTCATGATTCTCTGCATTTGTATATTTTCCAGATAATTGAAAATATTGCCATCCTTCTGTTTTTAATTGTTCGGTTACAAGTGAAAATGCAATAAAATTTTTATCAAGTGAAAATAGTTGTAAGAATCCATTGCATGCTGTAATAGTTAGTGATAAAGACCATGATGCCCAATAAGTAATCGAATCAAAATTACGAGGTAATTTAGCAGGATCCATTTGACCGATTGATAATATAGCGGGCAATAAGATAGATCCAATTGTCATAACAAAACGTAATCCATTATAATATTTCCTTGTATTGTCTCTTTTATTTTCATATTGTATGACTTCATATAAAAATCTGTTTTTAATAATATCATTATCTGTTGGTGTTTCTTTTAATTTTAAACTATCAATAATTTTATTGACACGATCAAAATATGATAAATTATAAAATTCTACACTCATTATAATATTAAAAATATTTTAATATTGTCTGTATAAACGTTTCCTTGTTCTTTTTTTTCTATTGCTTAAGCCGCTACGTTTGCTAAAGCCACTACCATATTGATCTAAATCATCTAAGTAATCTGCAATACTTTGATTTTCCCTTTGTTCTTGCAATAATATATCACGCGGCGTTTCATCTATCATATCTAAACGAGTAGGCCTTGTAATACGACTATTTAACATATGTATCATTTCTTCGTTTAAACCATATTCATCTGCAACTTGATTTAATGCGGATCTTCTACGTGCCATAGACGTTCTTAATTTACGTCTTGTTAAATTACCACGTTGTAATGCTTGCATACGATATATAGTCATATATTTTTTTAATAATTCTATAGAAGCATGATCCTCTACTTCAATTGCATAATCATATGCTGTATCTCCCCAATCATCTTCAATAAATGGATTTGCTCCATGTCGTAATAATATTTTAATAGCAATAATATTTCCTTGACGCACTGCTGACATTAACGGTGTATTACCATTGTATCCTCTTATATTTACGTCTATTCCAATGTTTAATAATAATTTTAAAATAATATTATATTTGTCAGACCAGCGAAAGCGGTCATGATATCCAAATATATAACTTAATGCTGTTCGTCCACCATAGTCTTTAATATTTGGATCAGCATCATGTTGTAATAATAATTGTACAACATCTAGATGCCCATAAACAACCGCTCTCATTAATGGTGTTAGACCATTAATATCTTGATAATTAGGATCTGCACCATAGTCTTCTAATAATTCTCGAACTTTATAAAAATTTCCATGAAAACAATAATCCATATTTTTCATATTATAGGATTCTTGTAATGACATTTATATTATTTAAAATATTTTAAATTAAATCTAAATCATTAACATGATGAATTCTTTGTTTTGTTTTTTTTAATGGTTGCCATTTTTTAAATCTTTCATTGTATTCACATTCTACAATCACTTCTGAATCATCCTCAAGTAAATCATGAATCATTTTACTCATTTTAATATTTGGAATATAAGCATAAGATACTTTTTTAATTGTATCTTTATCATTTAAAAATAATTCATAGATTTCAGGTTTCATTGTTTTTGCAATTTTAAAATTTAATATTTTTCTTTCATCTTTCTTAAAAAAGATTTGTTTTAATTCATCATCTTTAAACATATATAAAATATTAGAATAATTAATATTAATTGGAACAAAATATAATCCCCTAATTTTATAATTTAAACTAGGAATGAAATTATTAAAAACATCTGCTTTTTGATTCATATCAAAATATCGTTTAATTTGCATTGGACAAACATCGCAAAAACTATCATCCATATATTCATCCTTTAAAATATTATGAATAATATTAATCCTTTCTGTAATTACTGTCTGTTTCATCATTTTTCCTTTATAATAATATATATCAGCTAATAGTAATTGCCAACCATTATCATTATCTCTAAGTAATTCTGTTTCAAATAATGAACCGTGAAATAAATCATCATGAAATCTATATTGAACGACAAACATTTTAGGATAATTATGACCTGGTTTAGTTCTTTTATCAATTAAAAGAGTATAATTTACATTATTAATTTTTGTACAATACAATAGATATGGCGAACCATATGTTTTAAGACAAAAAATATGAGGATTATTAAGATTTTTAGAATATTCAACATTAAAAATCTTAGCATAGCGAGAAGAAGGTGTTAAAGATGTCCTTAATTTCATATCATCAATAATATACTTTTTCATATCATTGGATACAATATTATCAATAGATTTGTTGCAAAAACTTGTTCGATTAATTTCTTTCGGATCCATTTTATTTATATATATTAAATTATTTTTAAATAATTTGATTTCTATATAAAAATTAAATTATAACTATTATATAATGAGAATGTTTAAACTATTCAAGAATGTACCAAATTCTTACAAAATTTATGATTACATTCCATCAACAAAAAAAAATATAAAACATATATCTTATCCAGTATATAATCAATATGAAACTATTGATTTTGTTCCACAAATTTTTAAAAACAAACCTTTAATTGTAAAACCAACAGAATATAAGATTCCCAATGTTCCATATGATGAACAATATGAAAATAGAGATTGTTAAAAAAATATATTATATATTATAAACATGAGTTATATTGTAAACATATCAATTGAAGCATTTGTAGTTGGTATTTCTGTATTATTATTAGGTTTAATTGTTAGATATATCGTTGGTAAATTAGAAGGAATAAATACAAATTTTATATTTAGAAATAAAGGTATGTGGATATCTTTGTTTATGACAGGTTTTTTATTACATTTTGGATTAGATGTAATTGGATTAAATAAATGGTATTGTAAAAACTGTGCAGGATGCAAATAAATTTGTATGGCAAATTATTCTAAGAATAAATTTGAATTATTCTATATTATTTTTTTTATTAAATATTAATATACTATGGAAAAAGAAATGGAATCTCTTCTTGAACATCAAGACTGGAAGCAAGTTGTAATCGGACAAAAAAAATCTAAAACAAAATCCCCTAAAACAACTAAAAGAAAAAAAGATCCTGAGAATAGAAAACTTCTTAAATTAGAAAAAAAAGCAGAAAATGATGAATTAAAGCATGATAAGATTACAAAGGAACTACGAACAAAAATTCAACAAGGAAGAGCAAGTAAAGGTTTAACCCAAAAACAACTTGCTAATAATGTTAATCTACCTTTACAAAAAATTACAGAAATTGAAAATGGTAAAGCAATTTATAATCACAAAGAAATTAATAAGATTAAACGTTATTTAAAAATTTAAATATATTATTAAAAATTGTTAAGCACATAGTAAAGCTAATATTAGTGCTCCAATAAAGAAACTAAAGAAACCACATGGACCACTTGCAATATCTTCCATTTTATTATTTTTTATTATTATTCTTTTCTTTTAGATAATTTCAAATTATAGAAATACACAAATTGTAAAACTGAAAATACCTAGAAAGAATAGAAGAAGTCCGCTAGCACAACCAGAGCAACTACTCATTTATTAATTATTTTTTTAATTATAAAATCAAATTATTTTTTTTATAATGTCAATGACTATAATGTCAATGACTACAATGTCCACGACCATTGAAATTTCATGAAGTTTTCAGTTGATATTGCTTTCTTCATTGATTTTGGAGATAATTCTTTCTTTTTTTCTTTTATTTTCTGTAAAGGTTTAATTTCTTTTTTTCTGATATCATTAATCATTTTTTGTGTCATAAATAATAATCCCATTATATTAAATATAAGATTTTATTATATTTTATATTTTATAATAAAATGAAATTAGAATTTAAAAAGTATGCATATTTATTTTTAGGAATTATTACAATTTCAATTGTATTTTATTTATTTTTTATAAGATCGAATAGAGTTGTAATAGATTCTGATGACAAAAATACATATGATTTACATGTATATCCATGGGGAACACAAATAATGATTAAAGATTTAATGACATCTTCACATACAGGAGATGTTATCAATAAAGAATTTGTATGGGAAAGAAAACCGCAAAAATATTCAGGATTTTATCAATTAGATACAGGTTCACATTTATTAACAGATTTATTAATGATGAGTCGTAATGACCTTAAAAATAATTTAGATAAACATGGTGTCCAATATGATGATTTACATAGTTCAGGTTATGCTTATTTACAAGGAGGGACTCCACCAATAAATATAGATCAAGATGTAAGGGTTGATAATAAACGACATCGAATGCCTGTAGGATTAATGGCTTTAGGTGAACAAAAAAATATGTTAAGAGAAAGAGAAATAGTGAATGGTGTATTTGGTTTAGCCCATATACATGATGGTCATCCATTAAAAAATTATGCAGTAACAGATGTTTTATTTAAAACATCCCTTAGAAAAACAATAATGATAGATTTTAAGAATGAAAAAATGATTGTTGGTGCCCCTGAACCAAATGATTACACATTTAAAGGAAAAATGGATTATGGTAATAGAGAAAATAATATGATGAGAATGGATGTATGGATTAGAGATGATAGAGGAGAACAAAATAAATTATTAGTTGATACAGGAACACTTTATTCACAATATTTATATACAGGACCTTTGACATTAAATGGTGTTGATGAACGGGGATCGAAAGGAACATTAAAGATGCATAATGCTAAAATATTACCAAAGAATTTAGTAGGTGTTGGACAAAAGATTTTAGGATATAATGATTTGTATAAAGGATATATGTATATAGATTATGAAACAGATACAATTTATATTAATCAAAATTAAAATATAATTATAATTATATAAATATGGGAACAAATGTATCAAAACAAATAACAGACCAAACTCAAACAGTATTAAAAAATACTTTAAATCAACAGAATAATAATACAGATAATAAGATTAATTGTAAATCTAATTCAAGTCAGAAAATGAATATAGGGTCAGTAAATGCTGTAGGATGTAGTATAGATATAACACAAAATGTAAATGTTAAATTAGATTGTACATTAAAAGCAGCACAACAAGTTAAAACAGAACAAGGTGCAAGTGCAACTGCTAAATTACAAGCATTAGCAACACAAAAACTACAACAAAGTAATGCAAAATTAAATTTATTTCAAACAAATGTAGCAGATGCTACGCAAAAATCAAATCAATATCTAAAAGACAATGTTCAAAATATTATAAATAGTAATATTAAATCGACTATTAATACAAATGCTTCAAATTCTCAAGAAATAGATTTAAAAAGTATACAGTGTAGTGGTGGTAGTACTATTAAAGTATCACAGGATGGAATATTAGATAGTATTGCAAAATCATCATCAACACAGATAATTTCTGGATGGATGAAAGCAACTGGAATTGATATGACAAAGATGGATGATAAACAAGATGTTAGTCAAAAAAATGAAGGAATATCATTGCCCTCATTATTAGGAATAATCGCAGGTATATTATTTTTAATAATTGGCATACCAATTATTATACATGTAGTAAGTAGCAGTAAAAATAATAGTGGACCAAGACAATCAAACCTATATCAACAAAATTATAGAGGGGCCGTTCCCATACCAGAAATAGATTAAATTAAAATATTTATATAAATATATATGAGTGAAAAAGATTCTTATTATACATCTTTAAATGACTGTGGTCAAAAAGGATGGTATACATATAAAGATAGTGATAAAACTGAAGAGGTATATACTGATAATTTAGTTGGATATTATTCAGAATGCGATGCATTTGAAAGTTATGATTGCGGTGAAAAGTTTGAAGATATAGGCTATATAGCACATGATGGTCGTGGACCCCATGATTTTCAACCAAATGAAGGTAGTGCTGCAGCAGAATCTACACCAGGTAATTGTAGTGGACCCCCCGATGCAAATTGTATGGGAGCACCACATAGACATATATGTAGAAGAAATAACCCTTTTAGAAGCACTATAGGCGATGGGTGGGCAGAATGTTGTAATAGTAATACAAAATATAATATTGGATCAAAAGATTGTCATCCATTATTATATAAAGAAAATGACAAATCTAGTCAACAATGTGTAGATATTTGTATGCAAGATAATAAACCATATAAAAATATAAAAGATGAGAAAAATACAACACTACAAAATGATTATTTAAATGGTGCTTGCCATGATATTTTAAAAACAAATAATAATCAATCTGATTTAAGAGAATTTTGTAGTAAAGCACCTGCATGGTCAGACACTACAGGTCCAAATGCATCATATACTGATATTTGCGGTTGTTATTATCCAGATAAATATTATAGTAATCTTAAGAAAATTATTTCAGATAAAACAAAAATACCAGAAGATATGCTAGGTCCTGAAAAATGCATGTCCAGTTTTTGTGCAGATTCGAAATTTAATGATAATACAAAATGTCCAAGTTTAAATATATTAACATGTATAAACAATGTTAATTTTAATGGAAATATGAATGATAGTGGAAATATAAATATAAATCAAACAAATAACTGTAAACAAATTATAAATGATGCAAACAAAGGTGGTGGATCTCCAGGATCTCCAGGATCTCCAGGATCTCCAGGATCATCAAATAATTCAACTTTCAGAAAAACTATACAAAATTTTCAAACAAATCATAAAACAGCATTTATAATTATAATAATAGTAATATCACTACTACTATTATTATTAATTATTGGTATTATTGTAGCAATTAAAAGAAAAAAATTAAATAATCAAATGTCATCTGCTTTTCCACAATTAGAAAATTAAATTTGAAAATTATATAAAGTTATTTTTTAAAATATAATTTAATAGATGTCAGAATTATCTACAAAAGAGATAGTTCGTTCTTATTTTGAACAAAATAATATATTGGCAAAACATCAAATCGAATCTTATAATGATTATGTTGATAATATTATTCCAAATATTTTAAGTCAATTTTCACCAATTCATATTAATATAAATAATGATACAGTGAAAAAGATAACATTAATTTTACATACAGATAATATATACAAAGAAGATGCTAAATATAATGAAAATAATGGTGTTGAAGAAATATTAACACCAGATATTGCAAGATCTAGAAATTATTCTTATATGATTTCACTATACATTGATATTACAATCATTACTGAAATTGTTGAAAATGAAAACAAAGTAATTATTCCTGATAAAAAACTAGAAAAAATATTTATTGGAAAAATTCCAATTATGGTTAAATCTAAATATTGTACAAATGTAAAACATAATTACTTAGATCCATGTAAATATGATATTGGAGGTTATTTTATAATTAATGGGAATGAAAAGGTAATTATATCACAAGAAAAAATAGCAAGTAATATTATTCAAGTTTTTCAAAGTAAAAATACTAAATATTCTTTAGTATCAGAAGTTAGATCATTATCAGAAAAATTATTTACAATTCCTAAATTAGTAAGTATTAAATTATCAAATCATAAAGATAAATTTACAAATGAATTATATGTAAATATTCCGAACCTTAAAAATCAAATACCAATTATTGTATTATTTAAATTATATGGGTGTCTTACAGATAAAGAAATACTTTACAATATTATTGATAATTCTGATCGAAAAATAGATAATGTAATTACAAAAATGCTTTTACCATCATTTGAAACTACACGTCATATTAAAAATGAATTAGATGCATATAGATTTATAATTAAATATTTAAATCCAAATTATAATTTAATCTCAGAAGAAAAAAAAATAAAATATATTGATGAAAATATTCGAAATAATATTTTACCTCATTTAAATACAAATAATGAAAAAACATTATTTCTTGGACTAATGATTAATAAATTACTAAAATGTTATTTAAATATCGATGAACCAGCAGACAGAGATAGTTATATACATAAAAGAATAGAAACCCCCGGAACATTACTAGCAAATATTACATATTTATGTTATAATAAAATTATGAAAGAAGTTAAAAATTCTGTTATGAATGAATTTGCATCGAATATATTAAATAAAAATAGTTTAAATGATATTATTAATGATACAAATATAAATAGAATTTTTAAACCAATATATTTAGAAACTACAATTAAAAGTAGTTTAGCAACTGGCAATTGGGGTATTAAAAATAATACATCAAATAATAAATCAGGTGTATCACAAGTATTAAATCGTTTAACATATGCAAGTAATATTTCACATCTAAGAAGGGTTTCTAGTGGAGGTGATATTACTGGAAAATTAATTCCACCTAGAAAATTGCATCCAACATCATGGGGATACATGTGTCCATCTGAAACACCAGAAGGTCAATCTATTGGATTAATTAAAAATTTATCAATCTCTTGTGAGATAACTTTACAATATTCATCAGAACCTATTCGTAATTTACTAAGTGAATATATCCTAAAAATAGAAGATATAGATATATACACATATGATAAATTTAAAAATACAAAAGTAATAATTAATGGTGATTGGTTAGGGTTTTTAAAAACATCAGAAAATATATTAAAAATATTAAATAAATTCAGAAGCGATGGATTAATCAATATCTATATATCATTTTATATAGATTATATTAATAATATCTTATATATTTATACTGATAGAGGAAGATGTATTCGCCCACTATTAAAAATGTCTAATAATAGATTACAGTATAATATTAATATTCAAAACTTACTACAAGGTAAGAAATTAAATTGGAGTGATTTACTATTAAATATAAACGATTATAAATCCATTATTGAATATATTGACATTTATGAAATTAATAACAAATTAATTTGTACAGATATAAATAATTTAAATAAAAAAGAATATACACATTGTGAAATATCTCCATCACTTATCCTAGGTATAATGGCTTCTTGTATTCCATTTGCTGATCATAATCAATCCCCTAGAAATACATATCAATCAGCTATGGGTAAACAAGCAATTGGTGTATATAGTACAGATTTTAAAAATAGATTTGATACATTTTCACATATTTTATATTATCCTCAGAAATCTATAATTAGCACACAATATATGGACTATTTCAATACAAATAATTTACCTAATGGTATTAATGTAATTGTTGCAATTGCTTCTTACACAGGATATAATCAAGAAGACTCTGTTATTTTAAATAGAGGTGCTATTGATCGAGGATTATTTAGTTCTACATTTTATAGATGTTATAAAGAAGAAGAAAATAAAAATCAATTAACAGGTGAAGAAGATAAATTTTGTAAACCAGATACTGATAAAATATTGTTTCCTAAGAATTGTAATTATGATAAATTACAAGAAAATGGCTTTGTTGAAGAAAATACATATGTTGATAATAAAGATATTATTATTGGCAAAGTTATTCCAATCAAACATAAAGATTATAAATATAGAGATACAAGTATTAGTGTTAAAAATAATGAATCTGGTTATGTAGATAAAAATTATGTAAATATTAATGGTGACGGATTTAAATTTTGTAAAGTAAGGATAAGGAATACAAAAATTCCAAATATTGGTGATAAATTTTCAAGTAGGCATGGACAAAAAGGAACTGTAGGCATGATATATGATCAATGTGATATGCCTTTTACAAAAGATGGAATTGTGCCAGATATTATTGTAAATCCACATGCTATTCCAAGTCGAATGACTATTGCACAATTATTAGAATGTATCTTAGGCAAATCATGTAGTATAGGTGGTTTTAATGGAGATGGTACAGTATTTAATGATATTAATATTGATGATATAGGTAATGTATTAGAAGAATTTGAATATGAAAAACATGGGAATGAAGTATTGTATAATGGAATGAATGGCGAACAATTAAAAACAAGTATATTTATTGGACCAACATATTATCAAAGATTAAAACATATGTCAGGAGATAAAGTTCATTCAAGGGCTTCAGGTCCTATTGTATCAATGACAAGGCAACCTTCTGAAGGTAGGGCATCTCATGGAGGATTAAGGTTTGGTGAAATGGAAAGGGATTGTATGCTTTCTCATGGTGCATCAAATTTCCTTCAAGAACGTTTAATGAAAGTATCAGATAAATTTGTATGTTATATATGCAATAAATGTGGTATGGTTTCAGTTGCAATTCCATCAAATCATGAATATGAATGTAATAAATGTAATAATTATTTAGATTTTAGTAAAATATATATTCCATATTCATGCAAATTATTATTTCAAGAATTACAAAGTATGTCAATTGTTCCGAGATTTAAGATTAAAAATTAGTTTATATTTAAAGTTTTAAATATAATGTAAGATTAAAATGTCTACTGACCTCGCCCTATCAAGTGATAATTTAAAAGATAATTTAGTTGAAATAAATCCTAATCATATTATAGATATTAAGACGGTACAATCATCTGCTATTAAAATTTTAGTTGAAGCATTAAAAGAAATATTAACGGATACAAATCTAATTATTGATGAAACTGGTATTAAATTAGTTGCTATGGATTCAACAAAAACGGTATTGATTTATATGAAGTTAGAAGCTGATAAATTCGAATCTTTTTTATGTAAAGAAAAAATGACAATTGGTGTAAATATGTTAAATTTATTTAAGTTAATAAAAACAATTAATAATACTGATACATTAACATTATTTATTGATAAAAATGATATAAACAAATTAGGTATTAAAATTAATAATCATGAAAAAAATACAGAAACTGTATATAAATTAAATTTATTAGATATAAGTGATGATGAAATTAATATTCCGCCTGCAGAATTTGATACAGAATTAACGTTACCTTCTTCAGATTTTCAAAAATTAATACGTGATATGATTAATATTGGTGAAAATACTGAAATTAAAAGTATTGGTTCTACACTTATTTTTACATGTGATGGTGATTTTGCTTCACAAAGTACAATGTTATGTGAAACACAAAATGGATTACAATTTAAACAAAATTTAAGTCCTGAATTCCCTGTTCAAGGTATTTTCTCTCTTAAATATTTAATATTATTTACAAAATGTACAAATCTATGTAATCAAATTCAATTATTTATTAAAAATGATTATCCATTAATTATACAGTATACAATTGCAGCATTAGGTATTATTAAATTATGTTTAGCACCAAAAGCAAATGAAGATTAAAAATGTTTTTTAAGTCTACAATTTTCAACGTTTATATAATGATCATATAATCGAATTGATTTATTTATATTTTTAATATCTGTTTTAAACCAAATTTTAATTATATTAAATTCTTTTTTTGGTGCAATTGATATACCATTAATAACATCATATTTATTTTTATCTATATGAATATTTTCACTAATAATATCAATAACTAATTGGATCCATATATTTCGAATATCTTTAAGAGGCACTTTAAAAGAAGCACAACATCCATCGCGATTATCTGGATCTTCCCATGTTGGAAATATATCTTTTCTCATTAAAAAAAACATAGTATTTTGTAAATTTTGTAATGTCATAATATTTTCTAAAAATTTATAATCATATAAATTATTTATTTCAAAAATATTTTTATAACTATTATTTTTCCAATTATTATCATTTAATTTATGATTCCATAAAATCCACGATGTTTGTAATTTATAATCATCGTTTTTTTCCATAATATATTTATTTATTAAGTTTTATTTAAATAATATTAAAAAAAAATATTTAGTATATTATAAATGTTTTTAGATACTTTAACGATGGTAATTCTCGCTGTATATCTCTATGTCTTATTTGTAATGATAAATAAGAATGACTATTCTACAATGCTAATTGCTACACTAGTTGTATGTATTATTTTATGTTGGAGAAGAAGGGGTGCTTTTATTGAAGGTTTTCACCCTGGAGAAATGGCATATTTAGATAGCAATAGCCCTCAAAATCAAGATTCAATGCCTAGACATTTTGCATCTGTTGTTGATAGTATTGCTAAAAAACAACAACCTAAAGTTACAAATCAAGTTGCTGTAAATAATGATCCTGGTTTATTATATAATAATGTTAGTGCTTATGATGGTTTATGTTTAAAGACTGGTAATGCTGAATTTTGGAGTCACAGCCCAAATAACGTTCCATTAGTTGGCGATAATACATTGTATACTGTTCAAGGTCATTCTACGCCAGAAAAACCTGTTAAATCTGATCCATCTAGTTTAAGTGGTCCTAGTATTGATGGCACTCCTGATCAACCTAATAAAATGTTTATGTTTGCGAATAACCAAAGTTCTCCAAATTGTTGTCCATCCACTTTCTCTACTTCTACAGGATGCGTTTGCACAACTGACAAACAAAGGGATTTTGTAGCTTCTAGAGGATACAATAATCTATAAATAATCCTTTTTTTTAATATATATATATATATATTATAAATGAATAATAATATTTTAATTTGTCTATTATTTATTTTAATAGCATATACTATATTTAAAATATTAAGTAATACCTGTAATGGTTTCAGTATTGGAGGTGTTGGAGGGGATGAAGATCAATGTCAGGAATATATAAATAATATTGTATCCAAGTGTTGTTATCAAGGAAATATAAATAATTGTCCCCAAGGTTTCCCTAACTATTGTGATACAATTTGTTCTCAGAATATTGATATTTTTAGAGATAATTGTAGTAATACTGGAGTAGATGGTGATGATATAACAGATAAAGTTTATAATAATATAATAGATAAGTCATGTAAAAAAACTTGCTCAAATAAAGAGATATATGATTATGAAAAACAAAGTTGTATAGAGGATCCACGAATATATTTACAACCCTTTAATGGAAAGGTTCCAGAATTATTAGATAGATTAAAAAATACATATAATGATCCAACATCAAATGGTGTCTTTATTTCTTTAATATGGAATGAAGATAGTAATGAAAAAAAAGTATACCTTGATGGATCCGGATCTATTATTCGAAAAGATATTTATAACAGTTTAGTAAATAATCAGGACGATAAATGTAGTTTTGGTTTTATATGGGATATAAATTGGTTAGAACCAGAAAAAGGAGAACCATTAGTAGATTGTTTATTTCCAGTTGATGGTTTTACAACACCTTTTTGCCCATGCCAAGGCGATTCTGAAGAGTATACTTGTACCGATGAATCCGATAAATTGAATAGTTGTGAATTAACAAAAACATCAAAACCAAATAGATGTAGTACAGGGTTACAGTATTTTGTGAGAAGGCAATCAAGGCAATCATATTACCATAAAAAACGTCGTGACCCAGATCCAACAGATTGTACTAAAAATATAAGATATGTTGTGGATAAAAAACCACAAACAGTAAAATTAAACAAAGATGAAAATTGTTTTAAATATATAGTAGATGTATATAAACATTTTACTCCAACCTCGAAAATATATAATGAAGGTGTTATTTTAAAAGATATTACTGAAGATGGAGTAGAAATCAATGAAGGATTAAAACAATTAAAACAGTTAAATAAACCAACACCAGTTGCATTAGTATATTATGAATACTCATCATGTCTATTAAGTAATAAAATACAACTAAAAGCACTTAAATTAAATTTTACACCGGATACAGTAGTTATAAAAATAAGTAATTATGATTATATAAAAAACAATTTGGTCGAGACAATAAACTTTGTAGGTCATACAACTTTAGATCAAATTCCAGGATACAATGATGTTTAAATGATAAATAATCCTTTATTACCTATTGCCTATTGCCTATTGCCTATTGCCCATCAATCTTTGATGCATCATTTCATAATGTGTTCCAATCTCCTTGTCTCTATTTTGAACTCTATCCATTCTTGCTACTTCATCTCTTTTTTCTTGTTCTTCTTGTAATACTTTCTTTCTTATATCAGATTCACTCATTTGATGTTTCACATTTTTTCTTTGTGATTTATATTCACCAATACTTGTTTTTCTTTTACTAATATCAACACTATTTGTATCAATAAGTGTCGAATCTGTATATGCTTCCCTTAAATCACGATATGCTAATCCATTCGATTCACCACTATAACTACTTACTTTTTCTTTACCTAAAATCATAATACTATCTCTATTTCCCATACTTACTAATTCTTCAGGTTCAGCATACTTTTGTAATTGACTACCACTTTGTTTTTTCTTTTGTTTTGCAAATTCATTATGAAACTTTTGCCGATTAAAACTATCCATATGAACTTGTGTATCACCATCCTCTTTTTTTAACCAATCACCATAACCTTCATCTGCAAAATCATCTTTTAATTTATTTTCATCATATACTTTATTAAATAGATTAATATCAAAGTTCCTATCTTTCATATTGATATTCTTTTTATTATCACTCATCTGATCTTTGATATAATCTTCTGATCCTCTTTTCAAATCATTATGAATTTTATCATTATCCCGTTCTTCTAGTTTTTTAAGTAAAATTTTATATGCTAAAGTTACAATCTTAAATTTTTTTGGATCACCTCCTTTATCTGGATGATATTTAACTGCTAATTTAAGATATGATTTTTTCAAACTATTTTTATCATAATTCTTTGACATATTTAATATCTTAAATGGATCAATCTTAAGCTTGGGTTTATCTTCATGTTCACTATATTGTATTTCTTCTTCATAAGTTGGATTTAAATCTTGAACATATTCTTGATTTTCTTGTTGTATTTTTTGCGTTTGTTGCATCTCTAATAATGATGAAATTTGTTGTTGTTGTTTTAATATCATTTCTTGTTGTTGTTTCATAAATTTAATATAATCATTGTTTTCCATATATAATATTTATAATAAAATATTAAAAATATAACATATAATATAAATGGTTTGTTTACCTTGTGCTGCTGCTGCTGGTCCGCCAGGAATTGCTGTTGCCGCTGTCGGTACTGTCGGTTATGGTGTTTATAAATCCACGCGTACCAAGAAGAAAAATAGAAAGAAAAAGAAACTTACGAAAAAAAAGAAGAAGAAAGGTGGTGCTAAGAAATTTAAGAAAGGTGAAGTTGTAAATTTTGTATTAAATACAGGAGCTAATAAAAATATGAAATTTGTTCGTAACATTTCACCAAATAGAGTAACATTAAAATTTTTAAATAAAAAAGGAACTATGAATGTTGATATAAATAGAGTGAAAAAGATTCCAAAAACAATTGCTAATACAAAGAAACGTCAAAAAACAAAAAGAGCAAAATTAGTTAGAAAAAAAAGAGGTATTAAAACCCAATCATCAACACTTAAATTACCTAAGGATTCAGAAGAAGACATAGATGATTTATTGAAAGATATGAAAATATAATATAATATTATATTATAATGAGTAGAACATCTGAACAAATAAATAAAGAAGCAAAAGAAAACTTAATAAATTACATATCTCAAAATGATTATGTTAATGTTGATGCTTATATGGGATATTTTAGTCGGTTTAATAAACCAGAAGGTTTGAATTTTGAGTTGAACGGTAAATCACCTTTAGCAGTGGCATGTGATAGTACTAAAACTTTAGATATAGTCAAACTTTTATTGGACCATGACGCAGATCCAAATTATATATTAAAAGAACATAATGAAACAGCTTTACATCTAGCAATAGCCTGGAAGGAAAATATAGATATTGTCGAAATATTATTGGATAGAGGGGCTGATCCCAATATTCAAGATATTGATAATGAAACAGCTTTAATGAACGCATCAGAATATGGTCGTACAGAAATGGTCAAATTATTATTGGATTATGGTGCTGATCCCAATATTAGAGATATTAATGGCACTACAGCTTTAATTTTGGCATCAAATCGAGGTCATATAGAAATTGTAGAATTATTATTACAGAGAGGTGCTGACTCTACAATAGTCAATAATAAAGGTCAATCCTTTAAAGATTATCAAAAAGTTAAAAAAATACAAAAGAGATTTAGAGAAAAACGTACTAAAAAACGTAATCGTGCAGCAAAACATATACAAAGTAGGGCAAGGGGTAATATAAGTAGAAAACGTTTAACACAAAAAAAAGCATGGAAAGGAACTGAAGCATTTGATCCAGTCATGTATGAAGATGAAGATGTTTTTGAATATTTACAAAGTGATCATAAAAATTTTGTTATTCAATTACCTAATAGCGAAAAATATGAAGCATTAAACTTAAATGATTTATTAAAAATGAAACAAGTAGATGATTTATATAAACATTTTGGGATTAGAGAATATGATACATTTTATGAATGTCATAAATATGATCCAAATGATTATCAGAATGGTAGTAGAAATGTAAATACTACAAAAAAATTTATGAAAATAGGTCTTGCACAATTACCAGTATTAGTTCCTGAATGGTTCTTTGGTAATTTTAGATATGAAAATCTTCCAATACCTGAACCTAGAATATTTAAATTAGAAAAATATAAAGTTGTTAATGCTTTAGTAAGTAATAAAATATATCATTATTTAGAACAATTAAATGAAATTGTATTACATAATTATCAAGTAGAAGTAGAAAAATCACAAAGTGAAGGATTACCACAAGAAGAAATAGATATGATGGAGCCTGATTGGCCATTAGTAAGTGCTGATCATTGTAATGAAAAAAAACCTATACAAACTTATAGATTAGTTCCAATAAATGAAAATGTTTTAATGGCAGATTATTTAACAGAATTAGATAGAGCTGCTAGAGAATCTAGCACTGATGAACTAGATAGAAGATATAGACAATTATCTGGAATTAGTCAAGAAGATTTAGATTCAGCACATAGACTTTTACCACATAATGTACGACGTATATTATTTGATGATGATGATGATAATGATGATGATGATAATGATGATGATGATGATGATGATGATGATGATGATGATGATGAAAATGATGGACTAGATAGAACATTATTATCTGGAATTAGTCAAGAAGATTTAAATTCAGCAGATAGACTTTTAAGAGATCAAGGTTGGATATCTGAACCACATAGTGTACGACGTAGATTATTTGATGATGATGAAGATGATGTAGACCCTGAAGACATTGATGATGATGATGAAAATGATGAACTAGATAGGTTATCTGATATACAGGGCGTGTCCCGTAGATTATTTGATGATGATGATGAAGAAGTTGATTAAACAAAAAAATATTTATTTAACTTTTATCTTTTATTTTATATTTAACGGTTTTCTGGTTCAACATAATCATATCCTAAATATTCAAACACATCTTTTTCCGTTTTACAATCATGTTTCACATTTTTCTTATCTTTATCCTTAATACCATATTCATTCAAAGACATTTCTTTCTTTAGAAGTTCGCCTCTCATTTTTACATTGAAATCTTTTGATCCTGTAAAATACAGGATTGCAAATGGATATTCTTGTGGTTTTGTAAACATAATATCAATACGTCTACCAATATTATCTGGTCCTAATTTACAAATTCCCATGAATTTCTTTTGTCCATTAGATAGTTCTTCAAGTAGATAATTTCTTTTGAATAACTCTTCAATAAACTTTTTGTAAATTTTGTTATTCTTTACATTTGGTGTATTGATCAACATATCAATATCACCACTATCCATTTTACCTCTACGATATGAACCTGCAATAGTCAATTCTGCTGTCGGTTCAATTTCATTCAATACCTCTTTAAGATACTTTTCATGGTCAACAATTTCTTCTCTAGGAATTCTTTGTAAAGAATCTTCATACCACTTTAGACCTTTCATCTGTGGTTCATTCAAATATTCTTCGATATTATCAGAATCTTTAAGATCTTGAATCGTTTGAAATCCAGCCTTCAAAAGTTGATTTGCTTTCACACTACCAACAGCATGGATTTGCATAAAGGTTTCCTTTGGATCCTTAAAATCCTTAATTTTTTCATATTGTGGACAAGTACCAGTTTGAACAATTGATTGTACCTTTTCAATTATACTTTTACCAATACCTTTTACCTTGATAAGTGATTCAGGTGTCAAGTCATTGTCCTTCATTGATTTCAATTGATCAATGGCATTTGTATATGCCTTTGCCTTAAATCCTTGACCATTTGCTTTTTCATAAACTGCCATACGTTTGAAAATAAGCATACATTTTTGAACAATTTCATCACTTTCTGAATCCACCATCATTTTTTCAGGTTCCTTAATAATAACGTCATCACGAATCCTTAAATATCTTGCAAATCGTGGTTTTCCAGAGTTTGTATATCCGGAACATTTAAATGTAATGACTGTTCCAATTGGATGCGTCAATTTATAATTGTCACGAACTTCATCATTCATTCCAGAAGTTGCAAATTCATGATCTGGTACATTGTCAATAGTCATGTAGCTGTCATGATTGATTAGTTGTTTACAAATAAATGCACCAAGTTTGCCTAGATATTTTCCGGTTCCATCCTTATAATCAACAATGATTGCTTCTCTATCAAAATCTGGCTTTACTTTCAATAGATGATTTGATCGCTTGTTCTCATAATCAGATGATGGATTCTTAAGCATAATTCCTTCTCCACCTAAATCAAGCACTTTTTGATAATATTCTTTCATTTGTTCAATACTTTCCACTATATAATGATTCGTAAGAACTAATGGACAAGTAACTTTTTCGAACTCTTCTCCAAGATCCTTTTTGTAAATATTCCAGTGTTCCTCAGCTTCTTTGACAAGTTTTTCTAATGATTTATATCTATCATCAAATGTTGCTTCCATTTCTGGAGCATCATAGACATGAAACTTATAATTGAACCAGTCTGAATTGAGAGGAACTTTTCTTCTTGCTCCACCCATCTTTTCAAAATTACCACGACCGCAAAAGAGTTCTCCATCAAGATGAATATTTGGCATAGAATCAATAAACCATGAAGGAGCATTGTATGGCTTATTATTTCTTGATACGAACCCTTTCGTTTCTGGATTATAACGTGCACGCAGTCCATCTTTTTTTTCAGACATTAGCCAACCTTCAGGGGCAAACTTTTTATCTTTAAATTCACGAGGAACCTTCATTCCCTCTGTCCATTCTTTTGCAAGCATGAATCCAAGTTTTTGCATTTTAATCTTTTGCTGTTTTATAGTTGTAAGCAAATTGTTTTTATATTGTATTTTTTATAGAAATATTTCAAATTTTTTAAGGGCATAATAAGCAAAAAAAATACATCTATTATACATTTATTTACACATTCATTCACTTACACATTCATTCACTTACACATTCATTCACTTACATATTCGTTTATACAGTTATATCAGTTTAATTCCATCCGCGATTTTTTGTTGCTTTCTAATATTTTTTTGCATCTTCTTAATTCTTTGATTCGAATAAACTATACAACTTAACGAATGTTTTCTCCAATTACACAATACACTGAATATTAGGTGTCTAGTCAAATCACGTGGAACCAGAAACAATTCCGCATAATTGATGACTGACTTGATTCCTCTTCTCGGTTCATTTACTCTAAGTTCTTGCAATCCCTCAACTTTATACATGTATCCATCATTGTCAAAACTCGGATCTACAACAGCATTCTGAATTGCTTTTAAATATATGTCTGCATTATTGGTTTTAATGCTCAATTGTTTCTGGTTCCAAATCAAAATCATATTGTACAGTCTTATTTTTGGTTCAATATCGCGTAGAATAAGTTTCTCCATATATATTTTGCGAAAATTCTTGTGAGGACGTTTGTATTCTTTTCCTTTTCGAAAATCGCGAACCATCAAAGGCATCCAGTAAACATTGCTTGTAAATTCAGTCCGGAACGATTTACATATACGAGATAGAATACAGAGAGTTTTCGGTGAAATCAATGTCAGATTTTTGTCAGTAGCATTTTTGACAGTATTGCGTTTGATGAATGAAAGCTTCGACAATTCAGTTCCATCAGAAACAAGCATGACAATGAGAGTCAAAACCTCCATAGGGAAAGCCATGAGATCCATCCTGATTAGAGGTCTAAACAACCTTATTGATATTGTATTTTTCTAAAGAAAAATTCAAATTTTTAAAGGGCATAATAAGCAAAAATATTAATCTATTATATATATATATATGTCTGGTTTTGATCCTATTTCTTATGATACAGTTAATTTAGAAACATGGTTAACCGAAACAGATGATAATATTGTATTGTATACGAACATTAATAAAAAACCATTATGTTTAAAAAAAAGTTATTTTTTGAATACACATATGAATGATATATATCATTCTTGTAAGTTAGAAAATAATGAATTAATGATTAATGAAACATATAAGTCTGAACCATTTAGAAATATTGGTTATTTTTTTGATAAATATACAATGATAAATAATAAATTATTAATCAGTAATTTAAAGAAAAAGAAAAATATTTTTAAATTAACTGTAGATACAGATAAAAAAGAATTTATAAATCGTGAATTTTTAGAATTAACCCAAATTGGTTTAGCAAATCCAAAAACAGCAGATAAACAAAAACAAAAATTAAATAAAAAATTACTAAATAAAAATATTCCACATAAAGAAGATGTATATTTTAATGAATTAATATCAAGGGCATTATTTAATTATTCATGGCAATGGGATGCACCAATCAATAATTTTTTAAGAAAAGGTATAGAATATTTTGATACAGAATTATTTAAAAAATATCAAAAAAGATATGGTGCAACAAAAGAATTAGCAATACGAGCAATTAAGGATAGAATCTCTCAAATAGATAGATGTTTTATTGAAGCTGCTCCTAAAGTACAAGATGATAAAAGAGTATTCTATCGAGGAATGACAACAGGATATGGTTTTGCAGGTATAAATGATGAAATAGTTGTTCGTAATTTTACATCTGTATCAGATAGTATAGATGTTGCATTCAGTTTTTATAATAAAGAAACTAAATGTTGTATACATGAAATTACTTTACAAAAAGGTTTACCATATATTAATATGGTGACAAATACAAAATTTAAAAATGAAAAAGAAATATTATTACCACGAGATATAATATTTAAATTAGTTGGTTTTAAAGATATGAAACGGTTAAGTTTACATCATGGTAAATTAGTAAATATTTCAATCCGAAAAATTATAGCTTATCCAATGAAACAAAAACAATTTTCACTTGATACTGGTTGTAAGTTATATGATACAGCAACAATAGAAGTATTGAAAAATTTAATACCATCTAGTCCAAAAATAGAAGTAGAGGAAATAAAGAAAAAAAAACTAAAATCGAAGAAAGTCAAAGTTTTAAAACAAGTCCCTAAAAATATTGAAAATAATTTAAATACAAATGTACCAAAATTAAAAAGATGTCCTAATGGAACAAGAAGAAATAAAACTTCTGGAATATGTGAGAAAAAAACAATTAAAAAAAATAAAACAGAAAAATTACCTAGATGTCCAAAGGGGACAAGAAGAAATAAATCTACAAAGAAATGTGAACCAAAATAAAACAATTTATAATTTTTTTTCTATAAATAATATTTTGTCATTTATAAGCATATTATGATATCTGATAGAACCAGAATTCATTTCTAAAACATTATTTGATTTTTTATCTATACTTATAGGTTCTAATGATAAAGGGACTGTATCTTCTACATATCCTATAATTCTCATATCTTTGTCTAAAAATATTACATCTAAAGGTATATATGTATTTTTCATCCACATACTATTTATTTTATAAGTCATAGGAAATAACATACCTTCATTATTTTCCAGTCGATCTTTTCTAAACATTAAACCTTTTTGTAATTCTTTATCATTTTTTGCAACTTTACCATATATTTTATGAATTCTAGCATCTGTCGTAAAATATTTATAAAATATGTAAATTATTATTATAACTATAATTATTATTTCTATTATCATATATTAATAAAATATATAAAAAAGCCACAAGTGAGAATCGAACTCACGATCTTTCGCTTACAAAGCGAATGCTTTAACCTACTAAGCCATTGTGGCAAAATTTTAATAAAAATATTAAGGGCACCTCCGGGAATCGAACCCGGGACCTCTTGCACCCAAAGCAAGAATCATACCACTAGACCAAGGTGCCTGAAATTGATTTAATTTTTGATCAATTTTAATTTCGATCAAATTAATTTCTCCAAAAAAAAAATATATTGTATAATTATAAAATGTTTATTGATAAAACCGTTGATGCCTTCCTACTATCCAACAAAACCCTAATTAAGAACTTTCTAGTACTCTTAATTGTCATGAAATTCATCCCCACCAATCTCTTTGGTTTCAACTTAAATAGAACCTTAAGCCCTGTAACTGGTCCTATCCAAAGATTTATGGGTCATCACCTCGTCAGACTTGTATTATTCTTCTTACTCTTATGGGCCTGCTGCTGGAAGAGAGACATGATGCTTTTCGTCCTATTAGTCCTTTTAATGCGCTAAACGATATGCTTAACGATATTTAAATATAATATAGTTTTTTTGTATCATATATATTTTTTCTACAAAATGCACATTTTATATCTTGAAATGTGGATTGATCTTTAATAGTTTTTAAACAATCTTCACAACATGTGTGACCACAAGGATTAAAATAATATTTGACATTATTTGTTAAACATAAACTACAAGTATTCCCTGTATTACATTTATTTAAGTATTTTATTACATCCAAATATTGCAACATTTCCCTTTTTCTAATTATAAATTCTTCTTTAACACTTTCAATTTTACTATTATTTAATATATCATTTGCAAATTTTAACATATTTTCATGTGTTTTTTTATTTTCTTCTGAATCATCGTATCTATCTTTAAGAACACCAAAATATTCAATTAATTGATTTATTTGTTTGACATCTTCTTTATTCTTTTTAATTTCTTCAAAAAATTTATTTTCAATTTTAAGTAATTCTTTTTGTTTTAAGTCAAAATATTTCATAAAATTGTCAAATTCTCCAATTAATTCTTTTCCTATTAAAATTTCTTTTTCACCTTTTTCATCAGATTTAATATCAGAACCATCATTTTTTAATAATATTTCAATATCCTCAATATCATTTTTAAGATATTTTAATAATCCAGTTTTTATTTTGAAAAATTTATTATTTTTATCTTTTTCAACACCCTTTAATTTAATTCGACCATCTATATTTTCCATAATACTTGTTATATTTATATCTGAGTTTTCCATAACTTCATATTGTCCCGAATCACATATAAGACCCTCTTGAATAGTATCAAAATTAACAGGGGCAAATGTTGTATTATCCATTTATATTACTAATATAAAAACCTTTAAACCATTTCTAAAATATCCATTACTTTGAATTTATTTTTTTTACTAATCTTTTCATTTATCAATTTTTCTAAGTTTGATTTATATTTTTCAACATATGATTTATCTAAGATATTAAAAACATTATACATTGAAATAATATATTTATAACAAATATCTTCATCATCTAAGATAATATTACTAAACATTCTTTGTATTGTTGGATCTATATAGTTTTTTAAAATACCTTTTAATTCTAATTTAATTATTAATACACTAAGACCAATGGAATCATCAATATTTTTATTTAATTGACATAATGAATCATAATCTAAATCTTTTTGCTTTGATTCAATATAGATACATTTAATTTTTTTATCAATTAAACTTATAATATTTATTTTTTTATCTATTTTTAATAAATCTTCTAAAATAACTATATATAAGTCAATATAATTCACTTGAGATATACATTTATCTAGTAAACTATTTATAATAAGTTCTAATAAATGTTTTGCATTATCAATACTATATAGTATTTCTTTTTTTATATTATCAATATTATTACTTGTTGTTTTATTCAATAAATTATTAATATTTTTAATAACAGTTGTTTCTTCACTTTGATATTTTTTGTTTTTATTAATAGATATTTTATGATATTTTTTATTTATATCTAATGAATCTAAAAATTTTTGTAGATTATCAAGTTTAATACGATTTTCTGTTTTATATTTTTCATATTCAGATAAAAAATTGGAGTCATTAAATATTCTATCCAAATCATCCGAGGTGTATACAATCACCATAATATTATCTATTTATATTTATTTCTTAAATATTTTAAGCACTACAATTTTCACAAACTTCTGGAGCCACTGTAAATTGAATTGCTTTACTTGAAGGTCTACTTCTAAGATAATACATCCCTGTTTTTAATCCTTTTTGCCAAGCATAGAAATGCATTGAAGATAATTTACTAAAATTAGGAGCTTCCATAAATAAATTTAAACTTTGAGATTGACAAATAAATTGTCCTCTATCAGCACCCATATCAATAATATGTTTCTGCTTAAGTTCCCATGCTGTTTTATATCTATCTTTAATCATTTGTGGAATTCCTTCAATACTTTGAATTGAACCATCATTACGAATTAAATTTTCCTTCATTTCACTCGACCATAAATTAAATAGTTTTAGATCATCTACTAAATAATCATTTAATACCATATATTCACCAGATAATACCCTTCGAGTATAAATATTTGACATAACAGGTTCAAAACATTCATAATTACCTAAGATTTGTGAAGTAGATGCAGTAGGCATTGGAGCGACTAGTAAACTATTACGTACACCATATTTTTTTATATTTTCTCTTAGAATTGTCCAATCATTTAAACTATTATCTACTCTGTTGGACCCCTCTTCGTTGTGCCACATATCAAATTGTAATTTTCCATTATACATCGGTGAACCAATATATGTGCTATATGTTCCTAAATATTCATCTCTATCTAATTCTTCACCGATTAAATTATAAGGTAGATTATTATCCATTTCTTCTTGTAATTTTTCTCTAATTTCTTTTTGTTCTCTCTTTTCTAATTCAAAATCATGAACAGATTGATCTCTATTGGGTTTCCAATTTTTGATTAGATCTTGTAAAGTATCCCGGGCTTTCTTATAGACTTTCATTACTTCCTCCCTTTCTCTTGCTAGATTACAAGATTCTTCTAATGATGCATAGTAAATTGTTTCAAAAATATTTTTATTTAATACTTTTGCTTCATCTGAATCAAATGAACATTTCATTTCATAAAATACATTTGCTAATCCTTGAACACCAATTCCAATAGGTCTATGTCTAAAATTTGATCTTTCAGTTTTTTCTGTTGGATAGAAATTATAATCAATAATATTATTTAGATTCCGGACTAATACCCTTGTTATTTTCTTTAGTTTTTCATAATTATAAGTTGGTTTTAAGAATTGTTCTAATTCAGTATATCCACCAATATGAGTTTGATTAATACCATTTTTTAAATAAATTTGTGGAAATTTAACACCATATGGTTTATTTTCACTTAATGTTAATGTATCATAAGGTTTTTTCTCATATTCAATATTGAATTTATTTAGTAGATTTTCTGTAGCATCACAATAGAAACATCCTGGTTTTGAATAAACTCTAAAATTATAAGATGTAAAGTCTGGATAATCTAAACAACTTTTTAATGAAATAGATGCTAAATTACAAACTGCTGTTTCATCTTTATCTGTATATTCAATAATTTCTGTACATAAATTAGATGATTTAATAGTCCCTAGATTCTGTTGATTTGATTTGCTATTTGCTGCATCTTTATATGTTAAATATGGTGTGCCTGTTTCAATTTGTGATGTTAAAATAGCAAACCATAATTCCTGTGCATCTACTTGTCGATTATATAATCCTAGATTTTCATATTTCTTGTATAATTCATTAAACTCTTGACTATGAACTTCATGTAATCCAGGACATTTATCAGGACAGAATAATGACCATTTACTATTACTCTTAACCCTTTCCATAAATAAATCAGGAATCCATAATCCATAAAATAGATCTCTTGCCCTTTCTAGTTCATTTCCATGATTTTTCTTTAATTCTAGAAAATCAAATATATCAGCATGCCATGGTTCTAAATAAATAGCAAATGATCCATTTCTTTTACCACCACCTTGATCAATATATCTTGCGGTATCATTATATACTCTTAGCATAGGAACAATACCATTAGAAATACCATTTGTTCCAGCAATAAATGAATCTTTTGCTCTGATATTATGAATTGCTAGACCTATTCCGCCTGCATATTTTGAAATTTTTGCACAATCAGTTAATGTATCAAAGATTCCTTGAACACTATCATCTTGCATCATTAGTAGAAAACAACTTGAATATTGTTCACGATTTGTCCCTGCATTAAATAATGTCGGTGTTGCATGAATAAAATCACCCTTAGACATATAATCATATGTTTCAAATGCTTTTTCTAGATCATATTTATGAATAGATAATGAAACTCTCATTAGCAAATGTTGTGGCCTTTCTACAATCTTTCGATCAACTCTTAATAGATAACTTTTTTCTAAAGTTTTAAATCCAAAATAATCAAAATTATAATCTCTTGTATAATCAATCTTATCATCAATCATATCACGGTGTTGTGAATTTTTATCACAGATTAAATCATATAATCTTTTATTAATTAACGGTTCTCCTTTACCATTCTTCTTGTAATTATACAACTTTTTGATTACATCTGAAAATTTATCATCTGTATTTTTATGTAAATTAGATACAATAATTCTTGAAGCAAGTTCTTTGTATTGTTTATCTTTTGAATACAAAGCAATAGAAATTTCTGATGAAAGTAAATCTAGCTCTTCTGTTGTAACACCATCATAAATTTCAGAACATACTTTCTGAGCTACAATAGTTGGGTCAATATTTAATGGTGTTAATTTAGGATCAACACATAAGGAAAGAATCCTGTTTTGAATTTTGTCAAAGGAGACATTTTCTTGCGAGCCATTTCTTTTTTGCACTTTCATCATATTTATAAATTTATTTTATTAATATTTATTTAAATTATAATTCAAATTAATTCCAAATTTTTAATAATATCCATTTCTCTTAATTTATCTGATAATTCTATATTATCATTCTCTAATAAATAGATTATTAATTTATACATTCCTTCACCAAATATTTCAATACATTTTATTAATTTACTTTCTTTTACATGTTTAAAATTTTCAATATGATTTTTATAAAAATATTCAATTATATTTAAATGATGATATTCACAACATACATCAATTGCTGCACCAATCTGAATGATATATACACTTGATTTTGGAGATTCTAAAAAAAACTTAACAATCTCTAAATTATTGATTTCACATGCTAATAGTAAAAAAGAACGATTTATAGTTCCAAAATTAAATATAGTAAACTTTTCATTTGAATATCCATCACTTAAATAAAATCGATTAAATAATACACTTTTATTATTTATATATTTTTCTGCTAATTTTAATACATCACTTCTATTATTATTAATTAAATGAAATACATCTGTATATTCTATAAATATTCTATGATTATATAACCATTTATAAATTTCAATATTTCCTCTAATATATAATACATTTTTATCTAGATTTGAATCATTAATATGTCTACAAATTTTACCATCATAATTATTTACAATATCACGAAATGATCGATTCACAAATCGTATTCTATAATTTAATAATGGCGAATTACATTGACATACTTTAGAATATATATTATATAATACTTCATATGGCATATCATTTAATGATACGCTATCCATGTATATATAATTTGAATATTTTATGTTTAAATAAATATTATAAAAAAATAAGAATGATGAAGACAATTATTCAAGGAGGTTTCGATAAGAATATGGTTTATAATGTTGAACCTGTTGAAAATCATTTAAACGATTGGGATCCAGAAACCGGATTTTATGAAGATTATAATATAGATAATTATTTTAATGATGAAATATTAGAAACAACGATGAGAGTTATTCATGCTCTAAATGTTGCATTACTCATGCTCTGTCTATATCAATATAATTATATGTTTAAACATGGATCAAAAAAGATTACCAATAGATATCAATCTAAAAAAATAAATGCAATGTATTATACTTATTTATTCAATAGAGTGTATTCTTTCGGTATGTTACTCTATGTAATATATTCTATCAAAACATTTGAAAAACATATTTGTGAATGGCATTATGGTTGTGAATCAAATTTAGATGGAGATTTAACAGCATCAACTTACTATTATAATGTATATAATAGTGAATGTCCTGACCTTAATAAATTAGAAAAAAATTATTTAGATTATCAACCTCATTTAAAAGTAGATAGTTGTGGACAATATAATTATGATTGTTGCAAAATTGATGTAGTATGCGAAGGATATATTCAAGACAATCGGTCGTATGAAGAATTCAATAATACGATAAATGATCGATTAATTCATCCGGAGCGGGGATATATACCTATTCATATTACAAGCAGAGGAGGCTGTGGAGGTTTTAATATTCTAAAACTGATTAATAGTTATCTATATAATGATCATCAAGAATTTCTATCACTTCTTATATATATAATTGTAATATGGTTTAATGTAAATATGATTATCTTATTCATTGTAATTGTCAATAAAAAACTAGATACATGGATACCACTTGCAACAAATGAATCGTAATTTTAACGTCTCTTATAACCTTCAACTTCATCATTTCTTTTCATTAAATACATTATAATACAAATTATGATTAATAAAATAAAGATACATGCTAATACTTCAGGTCTCATTAAGAATTCTGTAACATCTTCTATTTTTTCTGCTGTTTCCTCTAATACATCTTCAACTACTTCCCCAACATCTTCTGTAACATCTACTATCTTTTTTGTAATATTAGGCATTTAATATATATTACATATTATTTTATTTTTTAGAATTCATTTTTAGAATTGATCATTGGGTCTAGATCATTGAATATTCTTAATCTATCCATTGTTTGTTCTGTTTCCATTCTCGTTTCAACTTTCTTTTGTGGTAAAGGTTTCTTATCAACTTCTTTATTTTTTACAATATCTTTTTGTTCATTAATTTTCTTACTCTTAAACATTTGATTATTATTTATACACGCTTGTATATAAATCGTTTTATCAAATATTAATGGTAAATTCGTATTTATATCATGTGTTAAATAACATATACTTTGATATAAATAAGGTAATCTCTTATTTCTTTTTCGACTTGTATATTGAAATTTATATAATTCATACAATGAAAGTATTTGTTTCTTAATAAAATTGTCTCGATTTTTCATTTCTAATATAACAAGTTCCCATAATATCCATACTAGATCTGCTTTAAATTTATTGCCTACATCAACTTCTCTACTATCAATATGCCAAGCATTTTTTGCTTTAATGTTTCTTTTTTCCCATTCTATAATCCAAAAAGTCCATAATAATGCTTTTTCATATCCGCCTATTTTATTTTTAAGATGTGTATATATTTCATTCATAACTAATTTTAATTCTTCAGGTTCATTAAAATGAATTAAATCGCCTGGTAATATATATATAGTTGCTGTAAATCTTTTTGATATTGCATCAAAATTAAAATCTGCATCTTTAAGTTTAGGATATGCGTCATATCTTTTTGTTTTTGATGACAAAGCAAATATGGTAACAACTGAAAAAAATAAATTTCTTATAGTTTGATTATTTCTTAAATTTAAAGTTTCATTTATCTTTTTCTTATCTATATTATTTACAATATTGTATAATAATACATTTTTCTTATAAAGATAATTTGGTAAATGTGGATTATTAATCGTAATAATATTACTTGAAAAACATAATAATTTTTGCCATGTTTCTTCAAGATATCCTGAACATAAACATTCAGTTAACCAATTACATGCATTTTCTATTTTTTTTGTTTCAATACTTTTAAATAAAACTGTATAAACATCTTTTTTTTTATAACCACTGAATGTTGTTTTTTTTAAATCATCTATGATTCTTGTATCATTAATGAGATAATCATCTTCCATAATAAAAATATATATTATTAAAAAAATATATTATAAATAAAATTTAAATTTAAGATTCATTTTCTGGTTCTGGCTCAGCATTAGTACTGCCAGAGGCATTAGTACTGCCAAACCCCCCTGCTCCTCTTGTTGTATTACTAAGATCATCAACAAGTTCAAATGTTAATTCACTTAGATCTGGAGCACAGATTTGAAATAGACGTGTTCCTGCTTCAACTGTAAAAGGTTCCGTTTTAATATTATCTACGCAAGCAATAATATCGCCACGATAACCTGCATCAATAATCCCTACTGAATTAGATAGTCTAAGAGGAGTTTTAACAATAGACGATCGCGGATATAGATAATATGACATATTTTTTTCACGTGGAAGACGTATATTCGGACGTGAATAGACTGCTTCACATTGAATTTGTAGATTGATTTTTTCTGTTGAACCTGGTTGAATTGTAATTGTCTCAGGACAAAATAGATCTAGACCACTATCACCTTCATGATAATTTGAATGATTTTCATATTGTAGTTTAAGACTATCATTATCAGTTTTAATTAGTAGATGCATTTTTTTATATTTATAATGTAAAATTATTCTTAAATAATTTTTCAAATTTATTTGAAAAATAAAATAATAGTATTTATATAATGGGTTATTTGAATGCCATAGTATTTTTAGGATATATTGTTTATAATTATTTAACTGGATCTATATTAACTCCTAAAAATGATGCATATTGGATTACAGCAATTTGTATGTTTATCTTATCTATTGGACTATTAACATATGGTAATTATGATAAAGACAATGGGATAAATTGGTTTGTTCTAATAACATTTATAGTAATACTATTTTTAGGTTATGGTTCAAATGCTTATAATATGTCAAAACTTAAAAATGCATCAGATACACATTTAGAACATTACCAAAATAAAACAAATATATCGACTAGTTTATTTTTAATATGTGGATTATTTGCATATATTTTAAATTATTATGAAGGTGATAGATGCTATACACCTGAATTTTTATGTAATAAAAATATGATAATGATGTTTGTCTTGGTAAATATATCTATTTATCAATTTGTCCATACTTTTAGATTAATGGGTAATAAAACATTATATACAACAGATAAAGATACAGATGTATCAAATACAGGAATATTTAATATTGCGATATTATGTTTATGGCAATTTTATATATATTTCTTATCTGATGGTTTTACAGATGGAAAAATATTAAGTAATATGAAACAAACAGGTAGTGGCAATAAAAAAACTATGTATGAAATATTTTCAGCATTAAGTATCTTTGTAATTGCTGGATTTTTAGGGACAAATATAGCACTAACATATGAATGTGATAAATGGAAAAATAATAAAATGATTGATGACGTTAAAGAAATATCTTATAATATGGTTTGTACAACTGTTACAACTATTATTATATTAACATTATTTAGAGGTAATTAAATATAATAAAATATAAAGATTAAATAATATTAAAATATAAATGTGGACTATTCATGAAATGGCAAATTTTGCTTCTATTATAGGGACTTGTTGTGGTTTATTTTCTAGAGTCCCCCAAGTGTATCGAACGTATAAGACAAAATCTGCAAATGATTTATCAACAAATACAATGGTAATTAATATTACAGCAAATACATGTTTTTTATTTTATATGATTGTAAATGAACAATATCCTATCATGATTAATTGTTTATCTGTAATTACATTAGAAGGTTCACTAATATATATGAAAAAAAACTTTGGTAAAATGAAAAAAGTTAGTAGTCAAACCGAATTATCAAAAATGAATCTTTCTGATTTACACGATGAAACTCAAGAAGAAGTTTCTGAAGAATATGATTGGAAAAAATTTACTAATATGTTTCGAACAACTTCTAAGTCTTGAGTCATATCTATTTGTAAATAATTTTTAGATGAATCATCAAGGTTTATTTTTAATCCACCTTTTTCAGATATATGACACATATTATTATAATGATCTTGATAATTTTCAGGATAGACCTTTTTTATTCTTTCCATTTGAACTTCTAAGGGTAAAGTTAATTCAATAATTACAAAATCATTTTTTAAACAAGCTTCTAATTCATTTTGATATCTTAAGTCATCAATAATACAATATTCTTTTTGTAAGCATTGATCAATTGTATAATTTGCCCATACATCTGGGTCTATTTCTCTCATTTTAGTTCCAATACTTGTTAATAATGTTCTATCTTTAGTTTGCATATTGAATAAATCTTTTGCAATTTCTTTGACTTTTTTTCCAAAAGAAAAGATTTCATAATCATCATTCATACTTTTAATTAAGTTTGCAATAGTTGTTTTGCCATAACACATTTTACCTGTAATTGCAATTTTCATTTTATAATATTTATTATAAGTTATCATTTTAAATATCAAATTTAATTTTCAAATATTTGGAATATTCTAAATGGATGTTCATGAGTAATATATTCAAGTTTTCTTTTAAGATGAGTTTGCAATCCAACAAGTATTAATCCAGATGAAATACTAATTACAGTATCAATACTTTTAATATTTTTGACTCGTATTAAAGGATTTAATATACCAAGTATAGCATTATTTAAATAATACCATATTACTGCGATTGATATAATATGTATAATTATCTCAAATAATATTTCCCAATTTGTTTCTTCTTTATGTAAATCTGTAAATGCATGATCTATTAATGGACCTAAAAATACTAATACAGTTCCATATATAAAGGCAACAATGATAACTTTTAAAAAGTTTAATATCATATATGTTTATACAATTTTTTTATATTCTTTAAATTAAATATGGAAATACCAATCCCTGTTCAAAATAAAATAACATTCGAAAAATGGTCCAGACAAAAAATGAAATATTCTGAACACGATAATATATATATATTGACTATTCTATCAAATTATCTTAAAGAATGGATTGATAAAAATACAGATTTAAATAGAATAATAGATGATGAGAACTTTTATGAACAATTTAAAAGATTTATTTATAAAGAATATGTAAGACCCTTAGAAAATTATAATTATAATATTGTAGATCATGAATATTACGAACATTTTAACTTAAAATATTCTGAAGAAATAGTTGATATTTTTATATATTATCAAAAATATACAAAAAGTCTTAATTCAGATTTATTTCATTTAAAGAATGATACAAGTTATCCATTCTTAGAATTTATATTTTCTATCTGTGAATATAAAGATCCATACAATGATGAAAGTGATATGACAGGTGAAAAGGAAGATGAAACAGATGAATTATATGAATATGAAAAATAATATTACTTTATAATATATGTTAACACGTAAAATGATTGGTGGTTCTTATAAATTCAGCGATTTATTAAAGGAAAAGAAAAGGACAAAGAAAAAGAAAAAGGGGAAGAACAAACGTAGTAACAAACGTAGTAACAAACGTAGTAGTGATCCATCCGTATTAGGTTATCCTGCTAAAAAGACAAATTTAAATATTATAATGAAAGGGTCTGATGGTAATCTTTATAAGAATAAACGTTATAAAAAGACTAAGAGGTGGGCAAAGGTACGAGCAAAGGTACGAGCAAAGGTAAGATCTAATAAAAAGGAAAAGAAATAATTTTAATCCTCCGGTAAAATAAACAATATGGTTTTTAAACTAAATAATCTAATTATTAGCATCCATATTTTTTTTTACATTTTGTATCATCACGACGACGGGGATCTTCTGGGTGACGCCACGTTCCATCACCCCAATCACATTCAGCCCACCCCGCACCGCAACCTCCGGCCCCCTCCGGCGTCTTTTTTATACAAGTGTTATATCTACTAATGAAATTACCAATGTGTTTTTTTTCTTCACACATACATTTCTTAAAAAAATTTTCACAATTTTGAGTTACCGTTTTTTTGTCTTGACATCTGTATAGATTTTTTTTTTTGTTGGTTTTCGGATCTAGGGATGTATCTTGTACTTGCATCATACCGTTTGGACAAAAACAATCCATGTAAATGTAACCATTTGATTCGCTTCCAGGCTTCCAATCTGTAATATCAGTATTTTCCGGATCGTGAGTATTAGTGCAGAGGGGTACATTAGTTTCTATACCAACATTAAAACCATCTCCACAACTACATTTAAGATGGTATATTAAGAAAGCCGTTATAAAGAATAACAGGATATGTTCAATATTCAATTCTGTCATTATATATATATATATATTTTTTTTCCCCGTTTAATAAAGAAATAATTTAAATCCTCCGGTAAAATAAACAATATGGTTTTTTACTTAACATTTCTTCTTCTTCGATAGAAAAAACATTTGTATCATTGAATACTTTCCAGCCTTCATTCGTATCACATATTGCATAATAATGACCACCACCCAATGATCCTTCTTGAATACTAATTGCACATAATTTATATTTCATACTTTCTTCATTATAATTCATACAAAAACGATCCATCTTTAATAATTTTGGAAAACTAATATGATTATTTAATTTTTGTAAATTATTACCATATCTTTTAATTTGGAATATTAAGACATCACTTAAATTCCAAAATACAGTTTTTTTTTCTGGATTCACCCTTTCTTTACATCGATCGCATTTCCATTGATTATCACTATCTAATACTTCAAGATCTGTATAATCACTTAGTAAATCATAGATTGTTTTAAAATGAGATTTCATAGGTAAAGTAATGACTTGAATTGGATCATGATTATGTGTGGAATAATCACATTTTGGACAATTAGTGATACTTAGTAATTGAGAATATGTTGATTTTACTAAGTATGAATATTTCTTTTCAAAAAATCGTTTCCAATAATTTATGCTATCAACAGCAATTTTATCATAATTATTTTCGATAGTACCACCTATAGTAATTTTAATCTTATATTCTAAGCACTTATGTAATAGATCAAATAAAATGGTTAAAAATTCACCTGCATCATTTTGATGAAATCCAACAAATGTATATTCACTATCTTTTATTTTTTTTGCGAAACATCGATAAAAATCTATTGGATTTACTCTTTCTGAATTTGACTTAGTATTGAATGCTTTTTGTAATTTTAGCCATTCTTGCATTAATTCAAAATCATTTCTTTCAATTGTTTTTGTACAATTATTAATTAAATTTTCATTGTTGTAACTTAGAAAATTAGAATGGGTAATACATTGAATGATTGAATTCATATAACATGTATTTCCTAAATTTACTAATCCGTAATTCATATTACTTAATAATAAATTTAAAGTTTTAAATACTTAAAAATAATATATTTTATTTATTATAAAATGAGCTCACTTGATATATCTGATGAAGAAGTCCCCGCTGAAGAACCTAATATCACAACCACTGTTGAAGATGTAGTAGATGAACCGGCAGACGAAGAAGTTGCTGAAGAACCCGCAAACGAAGTAGTAGAAGAATCTGCTCCTGAAGAAGTTGCTGAAGCAGAACCTGCTCCTGAAGAAGTTGCTGAAGAACCAGCAGCAAGTGAAACAGTAGAACCAGAACTAGCAGTTGCAAGTGAAACAGCAGAAGAACCAGATGCAAGTGAAACAGTAGCAAGTGAAACAATAGCAAGTGAAACAGCAGAAGTAGAAGCAAGTGAACCAGAAAATGAAGTGGCAAGTGAAACAGAAGAAGTTAAATCATCTGATAATGATTTAGAAAATAGAGTCAAAGAGTTAGAAGAAAAACTTGAAAGTTTACTAGAAATTTTAAAATGTACATCTAGTGGTGCTATGAGAAGAAAACTTAATAATTAATAATTTTTTTATATTTATATTTATATTTTTATTATATTTATTTGCTTAATTAGAATAAGCAAGACCACCCATACCAGACATGATACGGAGAACATTATAGTTTACGGCGAACATAACACACTGAGATTGTAATGCAGCAGAAGATACTAATTGTGCATTATCAATGCGAGAGAAATTGCAAGTTCCAGATGGCTGGTGTTCTTCAGGTTTGAGGGCAAAAGAATAAACACAAATACCATCATTTGCTTCACCTACACCGGTGGCCTGACTGGAATCAAGTCCACCATATCCACGGTGGGATTCCCATACCTGTGTTCTAGCAAAATAAGATTGAGCACGGGCCGCAAAACGATCGTGTCCATTCAATTTAACATGGTATGTTTCAGTTGAATCTGCAATCGGTGGTTGCGTAGCTGCATAGTTCAATGCACCCGATGCTGCAACAGAACGGGTCCAGATCAATTCCTTAACTGGATGATTAAAGTTGAGATCATTTGTCGTAGCAGCACTTAGAGATTGTTCCTGAATCTGTTCAATTAAGTATTCATGAGATACCTGAGCAAAGCGTCTTCTTTCATCAGTATCAAGGTATATGTAATCAACCCATAATTTGTTAATCGGGTTAGCAGTGAACATAGTGTTGTGGGCATGTTCTAAAATAACTTTAACTTCATGGTATTGAAGGGCAATAAGCGGTAGTGCAAGACCCGGGTTGCGGCAGAACCAAAAGTAAAGAGGGACAGTAAAGTTTGATGCTACGGCTGCACCGTCAATACCACCCATACCAGATGTTCTCTGGAATTTAGTTAATCCAGTTGGAGCAGCAGTGGAGTTGGTAGTTAAAGTAGCAGTTGATCCAAGAGAATTTTCCTGGGATAATTCAGACCATACCTCCATCCATAAACCAGTATGTTTATCAATTTGTTGTCCACCGATTTCTAATGTAATAGATTTAACAGCGGAAGCACCAGGATTAAGTGTATCACCAGTTGTTCCACCAAATTCAAGATACATTCTGTGAACTAAATCACCATTGCGTGAAATAGTGGCAGTGCAACGACTGTCGGAACCAGTAGCAGTACCATTCCATGTTTGTTCGATCGCTTCCATCGAGAAGTTAGTGTGTCTGCGGTAGACAACTTTGAAGAAAGTGATTTGTGGGTTACCTGTAAGGTAGATATCTTGAGCGCCATAAGCTACGAGTTGCATTAATCCTCCTCCCATGTTTTATACTATAGCATAGATTTTTTTTTTGAATAAATTAAACAAATTATTTTAATAATTTATTTGAATACTTATATATTTTAAAAAAAGATTTAATTAAAATTACTTAATTACTTACTTAGTTGGATTACAATTAGTTGGAGTAAGCAAGACCACCCATACCAGACATAATTCTGAGTACATTGTAGTTGACAGCGTAGATATTATCAGCGGTAGTTAATGCAGCACCAGTTCTTAGTTGAGCATTATCAATTCTAGAGAAATTGCAAGTTCCAGATGGTTGATGTTCTTCAGGTTTAAGAGCAAAAGAGTAAACATTGATTTTTTTAGTCATCTTAGATGTAGATGCCATTTCAGCATTTGCAATTTTGAAATCAGTAATAGCAAAATGTGCAACACCATCAATCTCGGCTCCAACAGTTGATTCAACTAATAATTCAGAAAGTTGGATATGAGTATTTCCAGCATTTGTTAAACCACCAGCTAAAGCTCCAGTATGGACGGCTATCACACCAGCGTGAACTACTTCCGATGTACCATCAACACCCGAAATAGATTCAGTACCATCTACAGTTACTATTACTTCATCTCCCACAACAGGTGTTACACCTAAATCAGCAGTAAGGAAACTATAAATAAGAGTAAGATAGGTTTCAGCCTCACCAGCAGTTACAGCGGCTGTTCTCCCATCTAAATCACCACCAAGACCCCCTTGCGAAACAATTACCTGATTTGTCGTAACTGCTACATTGGCGAAGTTCTCACCTGCAATTTGAGAAAGTTGGTCTTTATTAGATCCAGTAAAAAGATTTACAAATTGTGATTGAGCAGCTCCATGATGTTTTGCTACAATTGGTAAATTTTGATGAGGAATTGCAGTGTGGTATTGGTATGGTTGACGAAGCTGGAAATATTCTTCTTCTTGATTTGTAAAACGATCATGTCCATTTAATACAAGTCTTGCATTCGTATAAGCATTTACCGTGGCCGAGGACCATATAATTTCTTTGACAGGGTGATTGAAATTAAGTTTTGTTGAAGTAGTAGCAGTAGCACTCTGTTTTTGAATCTGTTCAATAAGATATTCGTGTGATACTTGGGCGAATCTACGACGTTCATCAGTATCAAGATAAATATAATCAACCCATACTTGACATGTTGCTTCAATTCCAACATTAGCAGCAGTCCCCCATGTAAATTTAAGTTTTACCTCATGATATTGTAAAGCAATTAATGGTAAAGCAAGACCTGGGTTACGACAAAACCAAAAGTTAAGGGGAACTTGAACCAAACCAACGCCAGCATGGTCATCAGAACCACCTGAAGTACCTATATCACAAATCATACATTTTAATCCTGCAGCTTTGGATGCTGGTGTAGATAGTTCATTCCAAATATCATTCCATTCTTCATATTGACGATCAATTAATTGACCACCAATTTCACATTCAACTTGACTTATAATTTTTGAACCTTGTTGAATGCCCGCTGTAGCACTGGAAACATACACGGAAGATACTAAATCACCATTGCGAGAAATAGTTACAGTTCCTGTGGAACCAGCAGTAGTCTGTGCACCATTAATAGTTTGTTGGATAGTCTCCATCGAGAAGTTAGTGTGTCTGCGGTAGACAACCTTGAAAAAGGTGATTTGTGGATTACCAGTAAGGTAAATGTCTTGAGCACCATAAGCTACTAGTTGCATTAATCCTCCTCCCATGTTTTATATTATAACATAGATTTTTTTTTAAAATAAATTAAACAAATATTTATCTACTGAATAAATTATTAAACAATATCACAACAACAATGCTTTCTACAAATGTTAATGGTCTAAAATCTTTAGTAGTATTACCAGTCATATTATATCTAAGAAGGGGAAAGATTCTATTGTATGACCATTGAACTAAGAACACCTTAATAAAAAAAACTAAAAAGACCATTAAGAATAATTGTAGACTATCTACTTCGATTTTATTACCTTTCACAAAACCTCCAATCATTTATATTATTAAAATTATTTAAATCTTCTAAAATTCACTTGAATTTTAACATATATTCATATAACATATCATCTGTTACAATATATCGATTAAATATTTCTTCTGTTTTTTCTAAGTATTCTGTATTTAAATCTAAGACTTGTTTCACAGGATTCATAATTTGATTTGTTATGTAAAATGAATAATCTAATTCTAATTTATTACTATGTATAAAATCTGGATGTTCAATTCTATTCCCTTGTAAAATACTTCTTTTTCTATCTCGACCTTTATTTTTACCACTTTTATATTGTGAATCTCTATCAAATACAATATCATAATCAGTTAACTTAATATAAGCATAAGGTATCCTATCATTACTTTTTGGTTTATTTCCTGGATCTCTTTCACCAATTCTATCTGCTAATACTTTATGAGCTATACTTTGAGGATTTTTATAAAATCCTCTTAATGATTTTGATACAATGAAATAATTAATCGGAAACTGTTTATTTTGGATATCATATAAAGTTTGATTTAACCATTGCAATGCTTCTACAAAATTACGATCTATCATGATTTTTTCAATAATATTTCCAAATACATACTTAACTATTGGAGCATTATCCCTGCGTTTCATAACAATTCCCATAGATGTCCTTTTAAAATTCTTTTTATCTACATCAGATTCCCATTCATATTTATCACCAACATATCGCTTTTTAGAAATAAGAATAAATGGAAAGAATGTTTTTTCATATTCTAAACATTGAGGATTTCTAAGTTTACTATCAACATATTCACCTGCTTTAATTCCACATCGAATACAATGCTTTAATAATTCATCACCTTTCAATGTTTCACCCTCTAATGTTTTTCGACTAAACTTAATAAATACAGAATCTGTATCACCATAAACAATCTCTGGTTTATCATAACCTTCTTTTAAAGCCCACTCTTTTACACCATTATCTGCATCATCAATACGTTGTCTACCTACACTTGTTGTACAAGCGGCTATCTTTTTCATATAAATGCTACTTGTTTTAGCACCTAATTGACCATAAACTGAATTTGCAGTTACTTTATAAGCTAATTGTAAACCATCTAATACCTTTTTCTTAAATTCATCTGGCTCTTCCTTAATTTTTAATCGAGTATTTTTCCTTGCATCTAATACATTTTGTAATACAGTTGGAATAATACCCATAGACTTTTTATCTATTTCACCATTTTCATCTTTTTTATTCTTCATAAAATAACATGTTATCGTTTCATCTGTCTTAATCTTTTTCACAGTTGCCCCCTTTTTCTCATATCGATAATCATCATAAACAATTGTTTCAACTTCATCATCGAATCTATTTTCATCTTTAAGTTTTTGGATATATTTTTCATCTGTTAAATATTTATCTTGAGATAGATTATTTTCAATAATTGATGATGGATATAGAGATGCATAATCAAGAACAACTATTGGATCTTCTAAGTAAATACCAGTAACAGGATCTAATACAATCGCCCCTTCATATCCATCATTTGTTTCTTTATAATCTTTTAAAGTAGGCATTCTTGTTTTTTGTCTGTTACATTCATCAGATACAAACGATGTTACTTTAACACCTTGACCTCTTAGAAAGATATATGAAAATGGAACTAGACAAACATTTGACATACCAATATTATTTGGCACCATATCTAATAGATTCACTAAATGAATACAAAGTTCACAGTCCTGAATACAATATTTTGCAACCTTTGCTCTACCCTCTGATCCACCCTCTTTATGTAATCTAAAAATCTCATGGGGAGGAACATCGTCTTTATTCATACACCATTCAAGTTTTGTATATTTATACTTACTTAATTCATGCTTTACATTTAATTTTTCAATTTGTATTTGAATATGATTTTTCTTAATATTATGTATCTTGAATTTTTGACCATTAAATAATAATACTTCACCAACATTACTATGAATATTTACTGTAATATAATCACCTATTTTTAAATGACCTATACTATTTGTATAAAACTCCCAAATTCTAAGTTTCATATTAATACCATCTGTATATGAAAATACAAAGATTTTATCTCGATTGCGATTCATATTTGTCGTAGATTCATTTATTTTACCTCTCATAAAATAAGAAGCTACATCATCAAGTTTATAAGAATCTAAGTTATGACCTTTTTGTATTTCTTTTTGAACATCAAATGATACCCTACCATCCATATTAAAATATTTCAATGTATTGTCTCCTAGTGCAGATGAAGCTAATCTTTTAGTTAATAACTTACACTTTTTCATATAATGATTATCTGCATTGTCTGAATACATATTCAATCTGCCTAAATTATAAAATTTCTTTTCATATCCAAATTTTTCGACGCGTTTTGCAATATAATCAAAATCAAAACCAAAGATATTATATCCTGTAATCATATCTGGATTCATAATATTAATCATATTCCGCCATTTTATCAATAATTCCCGTTCATCTTTACATTCTTCAACAATGATATCATATTCTTCTAATGAATCACAAATCTTTTCATCTAGGTCATCAGGTTTTATTACTTGAATATATCTTTTATATTCTTTTGTATGTGTATAATAGAAAACTGTACCTATTTGAATAATTGGATCACCTTTAACAATAATATTCATACCTTTATTCTTTAATTCTTTATCGAAGATTTCTTTTATCTCATCAATTATTTTAATTCTTTTATCTTTATCTTTATTGATGATACAATCATCTAATTTATTGATAAAATCTTTATCGAATAATGTTAAACTGTCAATATTATCTGGTATACCATTCTCTGTATGAATATAATTTATATCATTAAATATGACTTCATCTTTTTCAAATGCTTGATTAATAAAACCTTTTAAAATACTTACTTTATTTTCATATTCATATATTTCTTCAAACCAATTACTATAACCGTCATATATATCTACACTTAGACTTTTAAAATCTTTAATTGCTTGAGGAAATTCCCCAGTTAAACTATCACATTCAATATCAAAACTTGCAAGTATAAGATTACTAAATCCATCCGTTTCTGTATTTGGTTTAATTGCTGTTTTTCTACATTCTAATTCAATATCACATTTGAATGTTTTATCATCAATTGTTCGAATGCTTTTTCCTGAAACGGTAATCCATCCAGATGGTTTAATCTCTCTTTCATGAATAAATCTTAAGATAGGATGAATATTTGCTTCATATAAATTTGCTAAACATTCATCATTACAAATTTTTCTCCATTCTTCAATTTTTTTTGATTTACTCAATTTAAATAGATCAATACATCCTTTCTTATAACGATTATAAGAACGATTGCTATCAAATTCTAATTTGATAAATTTAAATTTCTTTGGTATATTGTTATTATAATCCCAATGATATCCATAGAAATCATAATATAACTGTGGCGATTTAATTTCCGTTTTAATAAAATTTTTTTCCCAATATTTAAATGATTTTTCTACTTCTTTAATAATATTTGATTCAAATGCATTTTTATCCCATGAATCAGGTATTTTAACATAGAAATAAGGTTTAAAATCTTTTACATGACATACTATATTTTCATCATCTATTGTTTTACCATAAATTGTTATTGTAAATATGTTGTCTATATCATCAGATTGAAGGTCTAAGATATGTATATCATATTTTTTCATATATTATATAAATATATTGCTTGATATTTTTAAATAAATATATTTTCAAATTTTTAATCTAGTATTATTTATATGAAAGGAGTTACAATTATACTAATTACTATTATTGGTATTATGACATCTGTGAATTATTACATTAAAAATAAAGATGTTGTTAAAGTAAAATCTACTATAGATGGTAGAGAATATAGAATTGCAGAAGCTCCGGATCAGCAAGAAGTTGCAGATTTATTAGGGAAGATTAATACAGACGTTTTAAAACTTATCGATCATTTAAAACCAAATAAAGATGAAAGTGTTCAAAGATTATGTAAAGGTTATAATCCAAATGCTTTAGGTGAAAATTTAGAATATAAATCTTATAAAGCATATTCTGTTAATAAAGGAGAAGAGATTGTATTATGTGTAAGGGATAAAGATGGAAAATTAATCACAGATACAAATACAATGAAATTTGTATTGATTCATGAATTATCGCATATTATGACAAAAGAAAATGGACATCCTCCAATATTTTGGAAAAATATGGGATTCTTATTAAAAGAAGCTTCAAATATAGGAATTTATAAAGCAATAGATTATTCTAAAGACCCTGTATATTATTGTGGTGTATTGGTTGATAAAACACCGTATCCTTTTTAATTTTAATATATTATATAATTAATATGGAATCTATTAAGGATAATCCAGATTTTTGTAATACTGTATTAGATAAACATATTTATACAGTATCATATCATAAAAATATAAAAGATATAGAAAATTTTATATTTATTAACTATCAAGATGATGATAATATATTATCTGAACCACATAAAAAGTTTAATGATAGTATTCAAAAAAAAATTAATAAAGATTTAAATAATTATAAAATAGAGTTATTCAAGAAATACAAAGATGCAAATATTATTAATGATTGGTTAAATATAGATGATACAATTCAAACAATTATAAATAAGATTGCTACGTATTGTATTTATGATAATGACAAAAATATATATGCTTGGTATCTTGATAAAAATGATAATCCTATCTCATTATGTTTTTCTTATGAATTTCCTATAGATAATCCATTTACAGATGATATAGTTGATAAACGATTTACAGATAAAGATAATTTTATAAATAATATTGTAAATTACAAATATAATTTATTATTGGAAGATATTGGAGAAATAAAAGATAATACAATCCATGTAATTCAATTAGAAGATTACATAAAATATAAAAATTTAAAAAATTTAGAAAAAACGATACAAATTGATACAATAAATGGTATTGTTCGTAAATATTGGCCTATTATTAATAATAATAATGATATATTTAAATCTACACTTAAATCATCTTTAAAAAACAAATTGAATATATTAAATATAGTAAAAAAACAAATAAAATTAGTAGAAGATGAATATTATCAGTCTACAAAAAGTTGCGATGAATTTATATTTCGATATATGAAACTAGATAATAGTAATGTTAACCTTGATAATAATGATAATGTAAATATTATTAAATTATTCACAGATATCCAATTAAGTAATAAATATCCATTTAGTAAATTATTTTTAAATTCTAAAGAAGAATCATATCATAAATTACATCGAGATTATCTTAAAATAATTGATCCAAATATATGTTCAGAATGGATTATGGGTTCCATATTTTTTATGAATAATATGTTACAATATATATCACAAAAAAATACATTTACAATTATCATAAAAATAAATACAAATATTTATATACGATTATTAATTGATATCAATGGTACTATTAGTATTATTATAGATAATAGAGACAATCATGATATAACAATAGAAATATTAAACGATATAATAAGAGAAGCAAATAGTTTTATAGATACTTATATAAATAAATATTTATCATATACAACTGAAAAATTAAAAAAAATAGATTTTAAATGGGGAAAAGAAATAAATCATGATTACATAGATTTTTTTAATTTTACATTAAAATACGACCGAACAGATATAGAATTAAATTTTAGAGAATTAAAAACATTATTTAAAAATTTATTTGTTTATACAAGAGTTGTTGAAGAAGACGAAAAGACAAATGCATTAACAATGAGATTTAAAAGAATTAGTAATTATGATACATTAGATATTCGCGAAGAATTAGTTATGAAATTAAAAAATCCATATTTAGATTTAGATGATGATGAAATTGTAAAAATATTAGGTAATACATTCACAATCACAAAAGAAGAAATTGATAAATTATTAGAAGATTATGAATCAAATAATAATCAAGAAATGTATTTTAAAAAAATGATTGAACCTGGAACTGAAATAATATTAACATATAATACTCAATATATATTAGTAAATATTAATAATGTAAAAACAACTCAAGAATTCAATAGAGTTGTATATTTTATAGAATTTGCAATAGATTTTTATAAAAAATATAAAAGTAAAAAGATTAAACAATTTGAACATTATTTTTCCAAAGTTGAGAATTTTGCAAATCAATATGATAAAATAAATAAAAAAGATGAAGAAGAATTAGAAATAAATAATTTAGATGATATAGATTTAGATGATATAGATTTAGATGATATAGATTTAAATGAATTAAAAGATAAACATGATTTATTTAGTGAAACATATGATTCTGCAACAGATACATCAAATCAAATATTAAGTTTAGATGATTTAATAGATTCATCAGATTTAAGTTCACTTGAAGAAGGATCAAGCAGTCAAAGTGGTGGTGGAAAGAATGATAAAAAAGGAAATAATTTCAACAGATATATTAGTAAAAGGTTAAATGAAAGGGTAGGAGATTTATTTCATTGGCCAGGTAAAGAAAAAAAACAATATTCAAGAATTTGTCAAACAGGTATGAATAATGGTGCAAGACAACCCATTGTTATCGATGATAAAGAATTAAATAAAATAAATAATGGAGAAGAAGAAGGTTCTGGTAGAAGCTCATATTCAAATATTATAACTATAGATAAATATCATTATATATGTCCCCAATATTGGGATACCTCTAGAGATTTAAGTTTAGATTACAAAAATCCAAATTGGGATAGAAATGATATAATTTTACCTAAAAATTTAGGAGATACAAATAAAAATATATTACAAAGAGTAAGTACTTTATGGGGTAATGATAATTTAAATGAATCCGGTAGACATCCAGAATTAGATACAAGCGTATTTGAAGTAAGGTATTTAGCAGCTGATCAACATCCTAAAAATATTCAATTACCTTGTTGTTTTAAAAGTAAAATTAAAGGATTAGTCAAAGAAACTAATGTATTATCAGATCCTGAAGTATGTTACAAGAATTATTGTTTTATTCATCCAAGACTAAAAATTTATTTCAACCAAGATGTACAAAAAGATAAGTTTTTTGTTAGAAAAGGAATAGAAAATCATACTATATCGGATTGTATTGTTCAAATCCTAACTAGTGAATTAAACATATATAATACTATTGAATATGGAGATTTATTCGATTCTTATTATGAAAAGAATAAATCAAGTATACTTCAAAGTGATACCGATTTGAATAAAAAAATATTAGAAAATATTCGAAAAAATATTATCGAAGAGAAAAAAATAAGAGAAATACAAGAAAATATATTTTTTACCATTTTACAAAATGATATTCAAAAACCGTTATCAGATAAATTAATAAATATATTTCGAAAGAATATATGGAATATTAAGAATGGTATAATAGAAAGTTATCAAGAAAATTATGAAAGTAAAGAAATACTTGATTATATACATACAATAATTGAAAAATCTAAAAGCAAGACTAAAACACAGCAAAAAATAAATATAGGATCAAATGTACAATGGTATGAAAAAGATAAATTATTAACAGGGGTTGTTGTATCTATAACAACTAAATCATATAGAGTTTGCTGTAAACCAAATAAAAAAGAAAAAGATAAAGGATCTACTTATCTTGTCCCACAAATAAATAAAAAACATCCAGAAAGACAAATAAAATTAATGGTAGAGACTGATAAAGATATTATAGATAAGTATTTAAAAAACACAACTGAAAAGATGATTTATATGATAAATCCTATTATATCGATTATCAATAAATATAACTATTATTATAAAAGTCAAAATTTTTTAAAAGATTTAATAGAATTTATTAGACAAAATATAAATAAATATACTGAAAGTGGAAATGGAAATATTGTAAATATATTTAAAATAGATAAAAAAGATTTAACCGATGACAATGCAAAAGATTTTATTCAAGAATATCCAAAATACAAAAAATATGATACCGTAGAAAAATTATATGAATATTTTCAAAATAATATGGAAATATATGAATTATTTACATCATATATATCTTCTAAAAATTTTATAAAATACTTAACTGATGAGAAAGAATTTAAAGATGATTTATATACTATGCCAATTATTTGTGAATTTATAAAAACAAAGATGAAATCTAAAGAGATAGATATACAATATGTAGTATTTGAATTACATAATGGAGATATTCGAATTAAAAATTCATATACGCATATGAATAATGATTGTAAAACATACAGTGCAAAAAATAGTCGATATATTTATTTATACAAGATTAGAGAAAATTATGAACCCTTATGTTTTAAAAACGTAGATCAATATACATATTTATTAGAAAGGGATAGTAAAGATTATCGTAAAGTCATTGAAAAAACAATAGAAGATATTAATAGTTATAATTCAAATAACAATAAATTAAATATATTGACATATCAAGAAGTAATTAATAAAAGTAAATTCGATAAGGTTTACATACATAATAATAGGATGACACATTTAATTACAACCGACAATTGCTTTGTTCCAATATATCCATGTTTTATGAAAAATTGCAAACTCAAATTTATCTATGATATAAAAGATTTAGAATTAAAAAATGTTGAAATAAATATCAAAAATATAAACAAAATAAACGGTAAAGAAAAAATATATAATCGTTATAATATTGTTGTTAAAGATGGAAAGGTATATAATATTATATTTGAAAATAAGAGTTATATCCCTATAAAAGATAATGTAGGAAAAATAAAATTAGATGTAAAAGGTGAAAATGAATTATTTAAATTAGACAAAGATATTACATTAAATATACAGTCAGATGATAAAGGTATAATATTTACAGATCATTTAGAATATGAATTAGAAATTATGAATTTATTTATTCAAAATATGTTAGTTTATTTTAAAACACAATATAAAAGACATGAAGTACAAGATATAGGAAATTACAAAATAGGTAATAAATATGATGGAGGAATAATTACAAATATATTACTATTAAATAACAATACAGGTACAGTATATACAAGCACAGATGTAATTGATAATGTACAATCTATATTAAAAGATGAAATAAAATTAAAAATACATAAAATAGAAGATTTATATCAAATGATAGTACCGTTAACAAAAAATATTATACATAAATTATCAGATAAAGAATATGAAAAAATATATAAATTATATATGGAAAATAGTGTATGCATTGATAAACCAAAAGATATATGTAATTATCCTTGTTTTTGGAATCGAGATGAATGTAAATTGTATATTAAAGAAACTTCTATAATAGATGGGAGTAATTTAATTGATAGATTAATATATAGATTTATAGAATTACTAATAATTTATGGAATAGATAAAGAGAATGATAATAATATATATAATTCAATAGATAGTAAAGTTGAATTACATACATTAAAAAATACAGTAAAAAGAAATGAAATATTTATACCATTCTTAGAAGATTATAAAGAATATTTAGAATATTTATTTGTTAAAAATGAATATATAAATATAATTGATATCGATAAAACTTTTCATTAATCTACATCATATTCTTCGAATACGATTCTTGTTTTTTCTAGATTGTCATAATTTGCTATAATCCAGAAAAATAACATATACACACCTATTAAATTATCTCGAAAACTTTTTCGAGGCAATTCAGGTCCGACATAAAAATCACTCATTTCTAAATATTCTAATGAGTATTGACCGATTAAATCTTTATATTTATCATTTTCAATTTGATATAATTTTTCAGAACCTTCATACATACTATATTTTAATTCTCTAGTTACATTTGTTTCATCAATATCTGCAACATGATCGATTGTTTGTTTTAATTCATCATTTAATTTTTCATTCTTTGTTTCAATTTTATTTAACTTTTTCTCTAATTCATTTAAATTGTATTTCATATATTTAAAGGTATACTATATTTTTATATTATAATGGTTTTAGTGACTCGAGAAAATATTCATGAATTGACATTTAATTTTATCAATGAAAATAATATAAGAGTCGTTAATTTTGAAGAAAGTATGACAGAAGTTTATTTACAAATGATTGCATCAAATCATAGATTTATTGTGGACCGTGATTTTATTAGAGAAGTATTTGTAGATATTGCTTATATATTAAATCCAAATGATATATTAAATAAAAATATGGTTTTAGTAGAACTAGGTGCTATTATAGATGATTCAGATGAAGAAGGAAATGAATCAGAATAAAATAATTAGATAGCAAATAAATTTGAAAATATATTTAAAGATATTTTTTTAAGTATTAATTGACAATGGAGCATTTAAGGATTTCAACGATGACTGCAGTGTCAAAGTTATCGGATGATATCAATTTACAAAATTTATATGATAATTTAAATATTAATGATATTGTAAAATATATTGAATTTAAAGAAAATGAACCAAAAGGATTCTCTAAAAAATCGTTAAGAAAAACAAGAAAGAAAACTGTTAGGAAAACATTTTACAATCAAACAACCATTCATATTCACCATAAAGACAAAGTAGTAAATGTTAAAGTTTTCAAGAATGGTAATATTCAAATGACAGGCCTAAAATATCAAGATCAAGGCAAAGAAGTATTACAATTAGTTATTGAACAATTAATGAGGAATAATAGAGGTATTTTTGAAAAAGATGAATTAGAAGTATTGTATTATAAAATTGTATTAATTAATAGTGATTTTGATATCAAATACAAAGTAGATAGGGAAAAGTTGCATCGAGAAATTATTCGATTAGGGTTATATTCAACTTATGAACCTTGTATGTATCCAGGTGTAAATATTAAATATTATTTCAATAATATATACAATAAATGTGGTATATGTAAGTGTGATTGTAAATGTTCTGGAAAAGGTGAAGGATTAGGGGAAGGAGATTGTAAAAAAGTAACAATTGCTGTATTTAATAGTGGTAAGATTATTATTACAGGAGGTAAAAGTACTGAACAATTAGTTGAAAGTTATAATTTCATTACAAATGTTTTATCTGATAGAGAAAAATTTCATATGAAATAAAATAATATTATATATATATAGAATGAAATTATTAATGATAATATTCATAGCTGTCATAATTTTTTATTTGATGAAAGGTAGCAATTCAACAACAGTAGTTAATATTAGTCCGAAGAGAGATTTAACGACGGATATTAAAGAAGGATTAAGAAAAGACAAATTCGTAAAACCAACTCATAATTTATTGTATATTTTCAATCAAATGTCAAGTCATGACAAAATTAGATTAAATGGAAATTGTAAATCAAGTATTTTTACAAGAGATACAATTCCTAAAAATAAAGACGAGTATTTAAAAGATGTAATGAATGTAATTATTGAACATGTAAAACATATTGATAGTGAACAAGATTATTTCTTAAAAGAAGTAGATCAAGTATATGAACAAGAAGATATTCATGGTAATAAAAGATATATCGTTATATCATTTATTTATGACGTAAAAAATTATTATACAATGAAGATTGTTATCGATTTTGTTAGATTTAAGAATACAGATAAATTATATGTAAATTCTATTGGTAATGAATTTAGTAGTAATTACAATATATTAAATAAATATGATTTTACAATTTTTTCAAAAGGTTATCTAAAAGATTATGATATGTTCGATCGAGATGCAAGACAAATTTTAGATGAAAATTATAGAAAATATTATAAATTAATAGGTGTAGGTGATTCAACATTAGAATATCATTTATTAGAGAATGTTTATAAGATTGATAAGAGTAGTTTTGATAAATATGATTTAGAAAACTATACTAAATATTATTATTCTGATAGAATGCCTACAGAAGAATCAAGTGTATTTTGTCAAAAACATTTGAATGAATGGGATGAACATGGTGTAAAGATGGCAAATCAATTTGTTCCACCTGATTGTGTTGCAAATAACAATGCTGCAGAAAAACAATTAAATAGACCATATTTTGGTCCAGGTGTCATTACACAAAGAACAGATGAGAATGCTTATAGTTGGCAACATGATCCAGGTAGAGGCAATATTATACCAAGTTTGGGACAACCAATAAATTAAAATTTTTATTTTTTCTGAAAATGTCTTCCACAACAATCAGACCCTACAATACAATTTTTATTACATAATTCTCCTTTATTTTTTCCACTTTTCAATACATGTTGACAAGGGATATTTTTATAATTATAATTTATTTTTTCATATTCTGTAATATAATGTATACCACGCGTTAATTTTTTTAATCCATTTACAACAGGTAATCTTTCTATTGTATGTCTACAATATGGACAAACATTATTATGTTCTTGGCTTGTTTGAAAACTTTTTAATATACATTCATAATGAAATCTATGACCACATTCTAAAGTATATATTGGTAAATTTCCTAATCTATCTCCACAAATATTACAAGGTGAATCATAATCTATTTCATTATCATTTATATCATTTGTATCTTTTAAAATGTCGGATGACATACTTTACTATATTATTTAAAATTATTTTTAAATATATTAGTAGTGATGATACTCTTAGGTAAATCAGATATAGATATAAATAATATCAATTTTAAAAAAGAGTTAAAATATTCAAATCATTTTTCATTTGTTGGATTGTCATATTTAAAAAAAGATATATGTATACAAACACCTAAGTTATATTGTCAATATGGAATTAATGATAAATACGATAAAAATTTCATTGATTTATCATTTAAAAATATTGAAAATGATAAAAGTTTAGAGAATTTAAAAAATAATTTAGAAAAAATATACGAATTAATTCGAAATAAATACAAAAAATATAATGCTATTAATTATATCAAAAATTTTAATTTACGATTAAAAGTTAAAGGAAATATGCAAATATACGATCAGAAAAAAAATAAAATAGATAAATTATTGCCAAATACATATGGTAATTATATAATATATTTACAAGGATTTTGGATTATTGAAAATGATATATATTTTCAATGGTATGTATTACAAGCAAAAATAGATTTACCATTATTTTTAGAAGAATATTCATTTATAGACGAAATACCTAAACCACCACCATTACCAAAAACATTTTCAAAACCACCTAAACCTCCACCATTACCAATATTTAAAAAAAGTAATTCTAAGATAATTATAGGGAAGAGAAAACAGATAATACAAAAAGAAAAAGAATTAGATGTACCATCATTAGATGAGATAAAATCTGCATTAAGTCGTTTAAAAACAATTAATGAAAAATAAAATATTATTTATATTATAAATATGGCTAGAAAAAGAATGAGTCGCAAAAGCATGAAAGGAAAGGGTAAAAAATCTTGTGGAGGCAAAAGAACAAAACGTAAAGGTAAAAAGAAGCGAGGCGGGGGTTTATTTGATAATATGTCTGGGAAACAAGTTAAAAAAGGTATTAAAACAGTTGAAAGAATCCCTGGGGAAGCTGTATCTTTAACAGAAAAGGGGTTAGATACGGGTGTAGATGTTGTTGAAGATATTGGTAAAGTTGGTTTAAAAGTTGGAAAAACTGCTGAAAAGTTAAGTAAACGTGGTTTAAAAAAATTAACTGGTAAAAAGAAAGGTAAAAGTAAGAAAAATTCTTATAGAGCTTTTCTATCAAAAGAATTAAAAAGGGTCAAAAAAGCGAATCCTTCTTGGCCTCAATCTAAAGTATTCAAAGAAGCAGTCAAAGGTTGGAAAAAATAAAATATTTGTAATAATATAAAATGCCTAAAAAACCTCGTTGTCCAAATGGTTCGCGTAGAAAACCTCGTAAAACAGGGAAATGTGTTAAAAATACAAAAAAGAAAAAGTTATCAACGACACAAAAATCTTTTTTAAAAGGTATTAAGTCTAAATCTAAGTCTAAGTCTAAATCTAAGTCTAAAACACTGACTTTACCTAGTATTAGTTCTAGTTCTAAGTCTAAGTCTAAGTCTAAATCTAAAACTAAAAAGAAAGGAAATTATCGTAGTTTTTTAAAATGTGAAATGAAACGTTTAAAAAAAGCGAATCCTAATGTTAGACAAGCAAGTATTATGAAGATGGCTGCAAAGAACTGGAATAAAGCGTAGCTAAAAATAAAGGCAAGTAATAAAGCATAGCTAAAAAGCAAAAAGCCTAAAGGCTAAACAAAGGTTAATAAATTATTTATTTAATCTATTTCGTTTAATTTATAATATAGATTATATTATAAAATGGCTAGAAGAAGTAAAACTAAGTATCCTAAAAATAAAAAAAGAACAAGAATGAAAAAATCTAAAAAAAGTAATAGACAAAAGGTGACTAAAACAAAAAAATATAAAAAGAAAGTATTACGTGCAGGATCTCGTAAGAAAAAAACAAAGAATAGAAAGGTTAAAAAGGTTAAAAAAGTTGTAAAGGGAGGATGAGGTATGATTAAACCGGATGAATTGACAGGTGGTGGTCAATGAAAGATAATAACTAACATAAAATCTATGTTTTAAATAATTTGATATAATTTAAAATTTAATTAGTAAATAAATAATAAAGATGCCTAAAAATAAAATTGGAGGAAAGAAACATAAAGGAAAAAAGAACACTGTCAAAGAATCTAAAGAATTAATCATTCCTGAAAAAAATGAATTAATTGGACAAGTAACTGCAGTAAAGGGGAATGGTCGATTTGATATAAAATGTATTGATGGTGTAAATAGGATTGGAATTCTTAGAGGAACAATGAGAAAAAGAGTATGGATCAATCATTTAGATTTAGTATTAATTGAACCCTGGACATTCGAAAGTGAAGCAAATAAATGTAGTATTCTCCATAAATATGAAGACAATGAAAAAAGTAAATTACAAAAAGGTGGGCATCTACCAAAAGAATTTAAATTAGAAGAAGACAATATGAATTTAGATGAAGATAATTACTTCTCATATGATATCAGTGACTCTGATGATGAAAAAGAATCATTATCGGATGAGAAAGTCAATGAAAATAATACTTCATCTGAAGAAGATATTGATCTAGACGATATATAATTATAAATTTGGCAATAAGGGAAAACTTTCCCATAAATATCTTTTTAATATATGACACTCTTCAGCATCAGTAATATATAAACTACTATCAACTTTATCCCTTATTAAATCATGACTTTCTACAGGTAATACCATTTTTAATTGTTCTATAGGTGTATATGGTTTATCATCTCTTTCAATTTCTATTTTATCTATATTTTTTATAAATTCGTTAAGATGACTAAAAGATGGTGCAACATAATAATCGTAACTAAATCTCCTTGAGATACATCCTCTTAAATAATAATGTATACACCAATACAAAGATTGTAAATAATTATAACACATATTTTTTATTTTTTCTTCTAAAATATCTCTATATGCAGGCGAATAACAACGATGAAAAATCATTTCCATATAATAATTTGTTTTCCAATATTTCATATCATTAAAAATTCTTTTTTCTTTTGTTCTTTCTAAAATAGGTTTATGATTTGTCAATTCTTCTAATTTTTTAATATCATTTGTATTGTTAAATATTCTTGTATATTTTTTCTCTTGTTTGTCTCTAATATTCAAGATATTTTTCATTCGATCATCCTCATGAATAGATAATTCATCGATAAATTCTTTTAATGCATGAATATTAATAATATCTTTATCATTAATATCTGTTAAATAGAAATTTCCTAAATATCGATCACATAATCTTTTATAAACATCCATTAATACATTCAATCCATCATACCTTAGATTTATGGTTGGTGTATGCTGTATGAAATCATTCCCTAAAAAGAAACAAATGAATATATAATCATTCAATAGCGTTTTATCATCTAAATTATAGACTTTTGGTTTAATATTTGTAATAATACATCTTTTAAGTCGAGAAATGTCTAAATATACAAATTCACTTTCAAATCCCTCTATTCTATATTCTGTTGTTTCCCTTAATAAATAAATCTTTGAGTCTGAAATTAGGGACAACATAATAAGGTCAGCATCTAATCCATAAACACAATTATTATTAGGATTATGTTTTCGAATATAATTGTATATTTTATGTTCTCCTTCACCTGGTTCATTAGAAGAAGAAAATACAAGTTTTTGATGGATATTTAATTTTTTTAATAAATAATTTTCTAGATTTTCCATAAATAGTGTACCTGGAGTTATCTTATTACTATCCCATTCTTTTTTTTCCTTTGCACTCTTAAACCTTCTCAACCGTTGTTGTATCATTTTAGGTTTTGGACATGGACCATCAATAGCAATATATACCATATCATTTGGTTTCACTATATCAACGATTTTATGGATACTGTTTACAATATTCTCATACATCTCCGTTTCATCTGTTAAACCATGACAACATGGATGAATTAAACAATTTAAATCAAAATATAAATTATCAATAGTTAGTTTTCTAGTATGGGGTAAACAAAGATCATTATAATCTTCGATAAGAGTCTTAAAGTAAACTGGTATACCCATTTTATAATATAATAATGTTAGGTTTAAATATATATGGATAAAAAAAAATATATTATCGGTTGTGAAATAATTTTAATTTACTAATAGTTTTATGGTATAAAAATTATAAATATCAACAATTTATAAAAACTTTAAAGGATACTTATTCACAATTTGGACAAGATTTAGATGTTTTAAACTATCTTAAATATAAAAAATATGTTTCTATCATTATAATATTATAATATAATGAATAATATAATGAATATTTTAATCATATTAACTATAATTTTAATAATCTTTGGTATTTATTATTACTATTATAATTACTATAAGGTACAAAATTTAATACCAAAAATAATACATCAAACATTTCCCACTAAAAATATTAATAGTAATATTCAAAATAATATTAATAAATTAAAAGAGTTAAATCCAGGTTATGAATATCATTTATATGATGATAATGATATTATAAATTTTATTAAAGAAAATTATGATGATAATATTTTAAATACATATAATAGTATAAATCCAGAATATGGTGCTTGTAGAGCAGATTATTTTAGATATTTATTAATGTATGAAAAAGGAGGAATATATTTAGATATTAAAAGTAGTTGCGAGAAACCATTTGATTCAATAATTAAACCAGAAGATGAATATATATTAACACATTGGGGAAATCATGAAGAAAATATGAATGATATAATAACGCCACATAATGAATTATTAAATAATAAATATGGAGAATATTGCAATTGGAATATAATAATTAAAAAAAAACATCCATTAATGAAAGAAATAATAGATCAAGTTACAAATAATATAAATAATTATAGTATAGAAAAATATGGGGTAGGTAAATATGGTGTATTATTATTAACAGGTCCAATAATATATACACAAACTATATTAAATAATAATTATAAGTTAAATATTTATAATAATTATTATGATATTGGATTAGTATATAATACAACAAAAGATCATACAAAACTATTTAAAAAACATTATTCATATTTAATTTCTCCAATTATTTTAAAACATAATTTATAAAATTTGAATTAATATTTAAAATAAAAATAATTAAATACTAATATAATGTTGATTCCTCCAAGGTGTTTTACATGTGGTGAAATTCTAGCAGACAAATGGGACATCTATATTCAAACTGTAAATGAAAGAAAAAATAAAAATACAGATACTTTTAAAGAAAATGAATTAGATATTCAATACATTGATATTACTAAGAAAACTGTTGAAAAAAGTATTGAAGGAAAAGTATTAGATGATATGGGTCTTCATAAATATTGTTGTCGTCTGCCATTTCTAAGTACAGTTCATTTAATTACAAGTATTTAATATGAATAAAATATGTGAATAAATTATATAAGATATTATAATATGATTGAATTAGAAAATTTAAAACATGATGTTTATACAGATGAAATGATTGATGTAGCATTAGAACAACGTAGGAATAATTTAGATAATGATAATAGACCACAAATAGCAAGTGAATTTAATAGAAATACAAATAATTTATTACATAAAGCTGAAGAAGAAAAAGTTATTAAAAGAATAAAGACAAGTCGAGAAGAAAAGGAGAAAAATCGAAAAACCATAATGGACATGCCATTAAAAGATATTATCAGTAAGACAAGTGAAACTGCAGATAGTTTTTGGGAAGATTATAGTATAAAGTTAATTGAAACAAAACATCATTACGAAAAAAATAATGATGATGTAAAGGAAAATTCATGGTCAGATTTTTTTACAATACATAGTTTAGCGTTTGTAGAATATATGAAAGAAAAAGACCATATTTTATATATTGGTATATTCTTAGGAATTATTTCAGTAATAATATATATATTTAATATAACTAGTTCATGATTGAAATGACAGATTCAATGTGGATACTATTTTTTGTAATACTATTTCTCTCTTATATGACAGAGAATATTATATATGGAGTATTTGTAATATTTATATTATTATTTTTATATAAATACAAGACAAAATATATTAAGTCATTCAAAAATTTTATCAAAGAAGAAACAGCAGATAATAATGATGTGCATTACAATGATGATATTATAGAAAAATTAGAAAAATTAAAAAAATATAGAAAATACAATATCAATGAATATAATACAGGACTTAAATATTTACATAAATGTATGGATAATATACATAAATTAGAAAATAGAAATCTAAAACATAGTAAACAATATTTAGAAAATGCAAAATTATACTTAAATAAATCTATTAATCATTTTCAATTTATAACAACATCAATGTCAGATAGAAACTTAATCCATGGACTAAAATATAATGACTATACATCTACAAAGAAAGTCAAAAAATTACACAAAATAATAGATGATTTATATAAAACAATATTCTCAATATTATTTACTATATCAACAGATAGAGAAAAACTATTTTTAGATAATCCTGATATTTATAAAGGACATGTAGAATTTGTAGAACCTGAACCGAGTAATAATGTAAATTTACATGAATTATATTAGTTTAATATATATTACTTAAAAATTATATATTATAATGAATACTCATATAATTCAAAATAAAGTATTATTAAGGGAAATCATTAATCAAAAATATAATTTTACATTTTTAAATGATTTAAAAGAATATATTGATATTGAGAAATATTATAATATTTTACAATATGTAAGTTATAAGAATATTATAAATGATATGAATATTAAATGGTGTAAAATAAAAAAACAAATAGATAGAGATAATTTTATACAAAAAATAAATAAGTGTAATTGTTCACAATTAGATAATATGCTAAATATATTTATCGATAAAGAATATTCTATGGCTATATTTGTTATAAATACAATCATTCGTTATTTATCTTAAACATCTAAATTCATAATAGTTGATATATTATTTTTATTTTTAATATTACGATATAATTTAAGATTCGATATATTATGCAAAGAAGTTACATTATCAAAATTATCTACTAATTCTTTAACATTTACTTCTCTTTTAATATCTTCTAATTTACTAAAATCTTTGCTATATTCTTCATATGTTAAATTACCACCAAATATATCTAAGTATATTTTATCACGAGCAATAGTAACTACTTGATTTGTCGTATCGTACATTTTATTATAATATAAATTTAATAATGAATAAATCTCATACTTTTCATTATCATAATTATCAAAACAATATTTACCTGCACATTCAAAACTACAAAAATTGCCATAAGTTATAAATATATCATCTATATATTTTAAAGGTAAACCAATTTTTAAATTCGTTATTTTTTTACTGCAATTCCAACATAAACAAGTATTTGTATTTTCAAGTAAACTATAATTCATATCACTATTTAAATTATTTTCCAACTCAATATCATTATTTGTTGTATTATTTAAATTTAATTTAACAATTACATCTGTTTTATTTACATTATCAAATACTGGATTTTCATTAACTATCTCTTTATTCTTTGGTTTACGACCTCTTTTTTTTTTAACAGTTGTATTTTCCATTATAGTATTATTCATTATAATAATCTTTATATATTAAGTTTAATATTAACATTTTTATTATATAATTCTAATAAATGAATAGTAATTCAAATATTGTATTATTATTGTTATCAGTCATAATTGTTATTTTAGCAAGTGTAAGTTATTTAGAATTTAAAAAAGTTAAGATTGAATTAGATAAACATAAAGAAATTTTGTCCAATTATAAAGAAAAGATTGAATTATTATTAAATTTAAATAAAAAAATGATGCAGGAATCAGCTCGAGGAGAGAGTCATCCAGAACAAAGTTATCAAGGCCAAATGCCAAATCAAGGCCAAATGCCAAGTGATCAATATAATCAACCTGTATATCAAGAAAATCCACCTCTTCAAGAAGAAGAACCAGAAGAAATTCAAATTGGTGAAGTAATTCGAGAAGATGAACCTATTAAAGAAGTAGAGGAAGAAACTGTAGAGGAATCTATTAAAGAAGATGAAGTCGAAGATGAAATTAAAGTAGAAGATGAAGTCAAATTAGAAGATGAAGATGATAAACCCGAAGATGAAATTAAAGTAGAAGAAGAAAAAGTAGAAGAAGAAAAAGTAGAAGAAGATAAAAAAGAAGATGAAGATAAAAAAGAAGATGATATCAAAGTAGAAAATGATACAATAGAAATTAATTTTGATAGTTTGGATGATATATTAGTAAATATATCAAGTGATGAGGATGATCCTATTGAAGAAGTTTCGAATAATAAAGAATTATTCGATGAATATAAAAAGAAAAGTGTGAAAGAATTAAGAGAAATCTTAATTGAAAAAGAATTAGCATTATCAGGAAATAAAACTACTATGATAAAAAGAATTTTAGATAATCTGTAAAAAAAATATATATTATAATATATAATGTCTGATAATTCTGTTAAAGCAACAAATAGAGAAAATAGAGCAACTGATAACTTTCACTTAGATTTCCCTGCAAGAATGTCTGACGGTAGACAATTTACTGATTATAGATCTAGCTGTTATGTCAATCTACCTGAACAAGAAATGACAACTTATCAATACAGATTATTTTTAAAGCATAATGCTGAAAAAATTATGGATAATTTCCAAACAATTAATGAACATGTAAGTGGTTGTGATGTTTGCAGTGATTATGACATTGTCCAACCTTATCTTGCTTTAACGTGTAATGGCGAACAATGCACTAGACAAATCAATGATCATGCTGGTGTCGGTATTTATTATAAAGATAATAATTAATATTACTTCATTTATTACTCACATTTATTACTTACATTTTATTGCTTCCATCTAGTATTACAATTTAAACATGTAATAAATTGTGTCATCGGTTCATCAGCACTCCTTGTTTGAACCTCATAATAAGACGTTGACCTTGAACCACATTTTCTACATTTAAAAGCATCTGTCATTGCTTCAGGTTTAAGTTCATATTTAAGTTTATCTCTTTTACTTTTCTGTTCAAGAATATATTTCCAATTCTCAGGAAATATATCATATATTGTAAGTTCAGCAATTGTATTTACATCAATTTCTTTATTTAAAATTCTATCTAAAAATGTATCATTTCCAATATAACTTTCTTTATCTAAGTTTGAATAAATAGATCTGATTTTTGAAAAATATAATCCTCGAAAAATATGATTATCCCAATTTCTTTTTATATTTTTTTCTTTTGCTAAATTGATAGTGTAATTATATATACTTTTTTCAATTAACCTAGATACGATTTTTAAGCCTATAATATTGTCTAATTTTTGCACAACATTATTGCGTATTTCATCATTAATATTTGAATTCATATTGTAATTTAATAATTATATTGTATTAATATATTATTTTCAAATTTTTAAATATAATCATTATTGTCTATATCTAAGTCATTATCAGAATCATGATCAATTATATCAGAATATATTAATTGATTATAATTAGATTCTTTACTATCAATAGTTTCTTCTTCTTCTTCAGTAGATTCATTTTCAGTACTTACATCATAATATTCATTCATAATATAATAAAAATTACCATAATCAGAAATATGATAATCAATATATTTATTTTTATTTTTACACACAATATATATATTTCCATATAGAACCATATCTTCTGAATTTTCTTCAAAAGAATTAGATATTCCGCCACATGGTAATATATGATTATTTTTTGAATCATTATTTAACATAGAACCATAACATTCAATAACATCATCTGAATAATTCCAATAATAAATTAAATCTATATTTTCTGAATTATCTAAAGTTTTAATTTCATCAATAATATTTTTTGTTGATAATTCATATTCTGTCATAATATTATCAATATGGATACATATAACCTTCATTCTATTTATTTTAATCTATTATTTTTTAAATATAATTTTAAATATAATGAAAGAATCAGAAAGAATATTAGAAAAATATCCAAATAGAATCCCTATTATTGTAAATCGAAAAAAAGATTCAAATATTGCAGATATTGGAAAATCAAAATTATTAGTTCAAAAAGATATGGCAATGAATCAATTTATTTATGTTATTCGAAAAAGATTAAAATTAAAACCAAGTGAAGCAATTTTTGTAACTATCAATAATGAAATGTGTACTAGTAGTGAAATTCTATCAGATATATATGATAGACATAAAAATCATGATGGATTTTTATATGTAACATATTCAAATGAAAATACTTTTGGATAACAAATAAATAAAAATTTTTTTATTTTATATAATATAAAATGGCAACATCTCTTAAAGGTCTATGCACCCCTCTACAAGTATTCGTAGTATTAGCTGTAATTAGCACTATTATCTATCTAATTAACATGTTCACAACTGTTCATGTAAGTGATCCTGTTGATCCTGGCAACTATTTATTCAAAAATAATGCAGTCCAATATGGTTATATGGCTCTAGTCCTAAAGATATTCTTTTATATTATCTTTGGTTATTTACTTCAAGTCTTATGTAAAAATCGCCTAGATAAAGTAGCATGGATTGTCTTATTTTTACCTTATGTATTATTCGGTTTCATTGTATTCTATGCCATGAGCATGGGTGCTTTAGCTGTTGTTAGAGGCAAAACAGGTTTACTTGCTGGTGGCAGATAAATTGATTTTTTAAATTCAATATTTTTTATATTTATATTATATATTAATATAGTATGAAATTTGATAATAATATTAAGATGACAATTATTGCATTTGTAACATTATGTTTTGGTATTTTTTACATGAAACCAGAACCAATATTTAATAAAGATGGTTCTTTTAAACAATTTGGATTAACAAGAGATAAAACAATCTATCCATTTTGGTTAGTATCATTAGTCTTAGGTATAATAATATATTTACTTATTATTATTAAGAATAATGATTATATTTAAAATATTTATTTAATTAAAATGAGTTTTGATGAAGAATATTATACACACTTAGAAGAATATTACAATGATATGTTAACTTCTAAGGATAAAAAATATTCTAAATGTGAAGGTTGTGAAAATAATCGTAAATTTATTATAGAAACAAAAGATGATACATTACAATTAATTTATACATGTGGTTCTACAGGTAAAAAATGTGGTCCATTATTTCGATTAACTTTACCAAAATATATCAATTATAACAATGACTATACATATTTATATGACAAAATCAATAACAATATTAATTATGAAGTATTATCAAAATATATTAAGATAGATGATAAAAAATTCCTCGAAAATGAAAAAGAATATTTAAAATCATTTGAAGAATTAAAGATATTATTTGAAAGAAAAAATGATATCAAAGAGAAAAAACATTTATGTGAAGGATATATCCGTGAGATGAATGATCATAAAAAGGACAATTTTAAGTTATTTGAATCAATAAGAAATGAAGAAAATATGCAAACTAAGAAAAGATTAAAAAGTGATTATATAGAAACAAATCAAAGGATAAAAGAATTAAATAAACTAATTAAAGAAACGAGTGAATCAATAAATTTAACATTAACTATTACAAAACCTAAAGTAGAAACAACAGGTATTGAAATAAAAGAATCATATAAAGAAGAATCCGATAAAGCATTAGATGATAAAGCATTAGATGATAAAGCATTAGATGATAAAGCATTAGATGATATTATGGATATCGATAAATTTCAAAAGAGAAAAGATAAATTTACACCTAAAGAATATAAAGAATGCAACCAACCACCCCCGTGGAAAAAATTAGATGAAGCAAAAAATGAAGAAGAATATATGAAAATATTAAAAGAAATAAGTACAAATCCATTGTATGAACAATTTAATCAAATATATTTTCATGCAGGAGATAGATATCAATATCAAAAGTATGGTTACCTTAAAACAAGAATGTTAAAATATCCTGATAAACACATAAAAAATGATAGTATATTTAATAATTATAATATAGATACAACATATTCAACATTTAAATATATATTCGAAAAATTAAAGAAAGGTATTTATGTATCTATAAGAGATAATAAATTAGATGTATTTTTACCTTTTAGTAATGTAAAATATATTAATAATTGGTCAGAAATATTAAAAAAATCAAATTCTAAATTAGTCAAGAAGATAAAAAATAAAAGTTATAATTTACCAAATCCAAAACGTTGGTATGCAAATAATTGTATATTTACAACATCCAATTTAAAGTATAAATATAAAAAATCCATACAAGAAGGTGATAAAACAATCGTTCCATTAAAATATTTCTTAATTGGATATATTCAATATTTAGAAGATAATGATATTAAGATTGATGATGTTGATTTCTTTTTTAATCCAAGGGATTTCCCAATATTAAAACATGATTATAAAGAACCATATGAACAAATATTTCCAGATCAAAAGATTGAAGAAAAATATCAATATAAAAGTTATACACCAATTTTATCACAATGTGGAAATATTAATTTTCATGATATACCTGCTCCAACAGAAGATGATATGTTAAGAATAACAAAAGATATATATCCTGATAGTTGTAAAAATCCATATAATCCTTTACCAGATATAGAAAGTGAATTTTCAAAAAAAAAATCTGTGTGTGTATTTAGAGGTTCAGCTACAGGTTGTGGAACAACTATAGATACAAATATGAGATTAAAAGCAGCAGAATTATCATATGAATGGGAAAAATCAGGAGAATTTAAAAATAAAGATGGTGAAAATATTTTAGATGCCAAATTAACTGCTTGGAATAAAAAACCAAAAATATATGAAGGTGAATTTGATGAAATAAATATAAAAGATTTTAAATTTGAAACAGGTAAATCAAACTTTATGGATTTAAAAGAACAATCAAAGCATAAATATATTTTAAATATTGATGGTCATGTAAAAGCTTTTAGATTAGGAAATGAATTAAGAATGGGTTCTGTTATATTATTAGTAGATTCACCATATACATTATGGTTTCAAGATAAATTAAAAGAATATGAACATTATGTGCCTGTTAATGATGATTTAAGTAATCTAAAAGATAGATTACAATGGTGCTTAGATAATGATGATAAATGTAAAGAAATAGCAAACAATGCTAAAAAATTTTATGATAAACATTTAAGTCGTGAAGGTACATATAATTATTTTAATAATTTGATATCTAATTTATCTAAATTACGCAAACCACTTGTTTATACAATGAATGAGAATCGATTAAGTATCATAGTTGCTTATCGTGATCCGGGTGATGGAACTAGAAAAAGTCAATTAGATATATTTTTACAACAGATGCAAGTTATATTTAATGGAAAAACAAGTTATCATATATATATTATAGAACAAGAAAGTGAAAGAGATGATTATGATAATTTAAGTCTTGAATATAAACAAGGAAATAGTAAAATGGCTAAATTTAATTTAGGTCGTCTAAAAAATATTGGTTATCAAATTGCACATAAAGAAAACTCAGATGTACAAAATAACTATTATATATTATCTGATGTTGATTTATTACCAAGTGTAGAATTAGTATCAAAATATTTAGAATATCCGAAAATCCCTATACATTTAGCAAATAAAGGGACAAGATATAATTTAGATGGTAAAAATAAAAATTTCTTAGGAGGTGTATTATCTATTAATAGCAAAGATTTCACAGAATGTAATGGTTATCCAAATAACTTTTGGGGATGGGGTGGTGAAGATGATGTATTAAGTTACAGATTACATAAAAAAGATATTAAAATAGAAAAACCTAATAAACCAGTAATTGATTTAGAAGAAATGACAATGGAAAATAAATTACAAAAATTATGGGATGATAAAATGCTTATGAAAAAAGAAATTAAAAAAGAAAAAGTGAAATACGAAAAAGAAAATGTTAAAGAAAAGAAAAATGGATTAAATGATATAAAGAAACTATACAAAATAATTGAAGAAAAATCTATTTCAGAAAATATTACTCATATTAAAGTATTTTTAAATATAGAACCAGAAGATACACCTAAGTCTGATACACCTAAGTCTGATACACCTAAGTCTGATACTAAATCAGATAAAGAAATTAAAATAGGTTCTAAAGTAGAATTTACAATTAAGAATGGAGACAAAATACAAGGTGAAGTAATTGAATTTACTAAAAAAGGTGATAAATGCAGAATATGTTGTAAATCTAATGGAGCAAACTATATGGTTCCATTAACTCAATTAACACTTCTAGAAAAATCTGTAGACGAAGGAACAGATAAAGGAACGGATAAAGAAGATGTACCATCAAATAAAGAAGATGACCTCAAAAAAGTAAAAGAATATATTCAAGATCCAGAACATCCATATATTACATTAGTTGGACTATTTAATTTAGCAAAACGTAGTGAAGATAAAGGAGCAAAAATTGGTGATTTAGCAATTGTAGATCTTGAAGGTCCAAATTTCAAAAAGGCAATGAGTTATCTAAATCAAAATACATGGATAATAGAATACATGGATACAAAAATATTAATTGAACTTCAGAATAAAGATTATTATGGATTAGGTTCATCTGAAGTTGATAGAATTATAAAATTAGAATTAAAGAAAAGAAAAGATGAAATACCATATTATGAATTAACTCCACAATTACAGTCTGATTCTACACCGAGTGTAGAAGAGAATGTAAGCGAAGCAAATGTAAGCGAAGCAAATACTATTGGTATAGGTTCAAATGTAAAATGGACTAGAAATGGTAAAGAATTTACAGGTATAATAGATAAAATAACAAGTAAAACTTATAAAATATGTTGTAAACCAGGTAAACAAAGTAGTGATACTGGTCCAGGCGTATTCTATATGGTCCCTAAGGATGATATACAATTAAATTAGTTTTGATAGTTTCATCGCACGAATCATACGAGTCATACCAATACCACCACCGAATCGGGGCATAAAATCCTTGCTTAGGAAATCATTCATTTCTTGCTGAACCCTCTCTTTGCTAAACTGAGCAAATAGAGTATTTGCATACTCACCATTACTAATACTATTAAACATCTGCCTCATACTTTCTTTATCACAACTCCTCTCTGCAGATCCAATAGTTTCAATACCATGAATAATTACATCAACCTTATTGGCATGAGAACCAGATTCATTACGTCCCATATTCCAGAATGGACTAGTGCGTTCTGGGAAATTCTTAAGGAAGAATACAGGTCCGTGGTCTGTTTCAAGCTGTGTTTCATGTTCATGTTCTAGAATTTCTACACCATACTTATCTGCAACTTCATCATAATCACCTTCAGGGTATAGATTATCAGGATACATATCCTTTGTAAATCCGAGATGTTCAAGTAGCTCCTTTTCTAGAGCAATCATATCTTCCATAGTTCCACGAGATTCAAATTCAAACATAGGGAAAATTAGATCATGGCGACCTGGAACAGGATTAGGTTCATTGCGATAACTAGTGCTTAGACAAAAGAATCCAGGCTTATCAGGATTCTCTAGAAGATAATGTTCTAGCCACATTTGACCAGTTTGAGGTAGTGGCCATACATTTCCACTGTAATTGTAAGTAGCCATTGTAGTAGGATCTTCACATGCAGCTAGAATACTAAGCTTATTTTGGGTATGTACTTCAATGAATCCCTTGGATTCAAAGAAACTACGGAGCTTCTTTACAGCATTGTTAAAGTCTTCGCAATTATTCACGTCACTCATTTTTTATAATTAATATTATAATTTATTTTTTAAGTATTTTTTATATTTCTATAATTTATAATGAATAATGTCATTTTAGCTTTATTGCTCATTAATGTATTATTTTGGTCATTCTTTCCTCACAGTGCTCATTGTCAATTATTAGATGGATTAAATAAATTATTTGGTACAACAATGAAATGTCCAGAACATTGGATTCATTTATTAATGGGAATCATTGCATATTTTGTAGCATTATATTATGCTCAAATGAATTATATCAATAAAAGATTATTTTAATAAATTCAATTTTAATAAATTTACAATTTTAATAAATTCATTTTTTTAATATTATTTTATAACATTATTTTATAACATTATTTTATATGAAAATTTTTGTAATAGGATTTAATAAATGTGCTACAACTACTTTACATCATTTATTTTTAGAAAATAATTTAAATTCACAACATTCTACAAAATGGAATATTGAAAAATATGATTGTTTCTCAGATAATGGTAATAATCATGATTTTATTTATTTAGACAATACATATCCAAATTCTATATTTATATTAAATACTAGAAAATTAAATAAATGGATAATTAGTAGATTTGATCACTGTATAAGGCATAATCAATCATGGGGCAAACCATATTCTAAAGAATTAACTATTAAATGGATTGAAACTAGAAATAACCACTATTTAAAAATATTAAAATATTTTGAAAATAAGCCACATAAATTAATTATATTAAGTATAGAAGAAGATAATTGGATCGAATATATTTCAAATATACTAAATTTCAAAAAGTTTAATATACAATCACATAATATACATAGTAAATGCAATGAATATAAATCAATTATAAATTGTGTAAATAATACTTTTAAAGATATTAATTATAATAATGAACAAAAAGAAATAATATTATTAGATAATAAAGAACTTAATGATAAATATATAAAATTATATAGAAATAATTTAAAAATAGTAAATTAATATAATGAAATAAATCAATGAAATAAATTATTTGGTACAACAATGAAATATCCAGAACATTGGATCCATTTATTAATGGGAATCATTGCATATTTTGTAGCATTATATTATGCTCAAATGAATTATATCAATAAAAGATTATTTTAATAAATTCATTTTTTAATATTATTTTATAACATTATTTTATATGACTCGTACAGGAAGTTCAACTGGAACTAGAGTATTAGCTGCGGAAACTACATTAACTGCTGTAGGAAATACAACCGAAAGTGGAAAAATAGAATTACATGTATTCTCTACAAATGGAAATCATAAAATATCTATTAGTGCACCAAATTCATTAGATGAAGATGCAGATTATAGTTTAACATTACCTAAAGCTCTTGGTACTAACAATCAAGTATTAAAAACCAATGGTTCTGGTGTATTATCATGGGTAGATCAAAGTGGTGGTGGCGGTGGTGATGGTGATATTACCGGTGTCACTGCTGGTGTTGGATTAAGTGGTGGAGGAGCATCAGGTGGAGTAACTTTAACAGTAAATGTTGATGATAGTACTATAGAAACTAATAGTGATACATTAAGAATAAAAGATAGTGGAGTAACTTTAGCAAAAATGTCAAGCTTAGCAAATATGAAAGTAATTGGTAATACTTCTGGTGGTTCTGCAACACCTTTAGCCGTTTCAATATTAGATGAAGATAATATGGCATCAGATTCAGCAACTTCAATAGCAACACAACAAAGCATTAAAGCATATACTGATACAAAACAACCATTAGATGCTGAATTAACTGCTTTAGCAGGTTTAACATCTGCAGCAAATAAAATCCCAATGTTTAGTGGTTCAGAATCTGCTACACTAATAGATTTTAAAGATGAAGATAATATGTCAAGTAATAGTGCTACAGCAGTAGCAACACAACAAAGCATTAAAGCATATACTGATACAAAACAACCATTAGATGCTGAATTAACTGCTTTAGCAGGTTTAACATCTGCAGCAAATAAAATCCCAATGTTTAGTGGTTCAGAATCTGCTACACTAATAGATTTTAAAGATGAAGATAATATGTCAAGTAATAGTGCTACAGCAGTAGCAACACAACAAAGCATTAAAGCATATGTTGATAGTGTAGCACAAGGATTAAATCTTAAAGAAGCATGTAGAGTAGCAACTACTGGAGCAGGGACATTAAGTAGTAGTTTTGAAAATGGCGATACAATTGATGGTGTAACATTATCTACTGGTGATAGAATTTTAATTAAAGGTCAAAGCACCGCATCAGAAAATGGTATTTATGTTGTTAAATCATCTGGTGATCCTGATAGAAGTAGTGATATGGCAGCAGGTGATACAGCAAGTGGTGATTTTACATTTGTAACAGAAGGAACCGTAAATGGTGATAATGGATTTGTTTGTACATCAAATGGTGGATCAGATACAGTAGGAACTCATAATTTAACATTTACACAATTTTCAGGTGCTGGTCAAATAACTGCTGGCGATGGTTTAGAAAAATCAGGAAATACATTATCTATAGATGCTAAAAGTAATAGTGGAATTGTAATAAATAGTACAGAATTATCATTAGATTTAGCAGCATCAAGTATAACAGGTACATTAGCAGTTGGAGATGGCGGAACAGGGGCTTCAACTTTTACATCAAATGCAATATTAACAGGGAATGGTACATCAGCAATACAAGCTGAATCTGGTTTAACATACGATTCTGAAACATTAACTATGTCTAGCAGTACTGAAAGTGAATCTGCACCATTATTCATTATTTCTAATTCTCAAACTACAGCATCATCTAAGGGGGAATTAAGGTTTGTTAAAGATGTTACAAGTGCTGATGGTGAAGATATAGGACATATATCTTTTTATGCTAAAGACGCAAGTGATAATACAGCACAACAATTTTGTCAAATATTAGGTGAAGTAGAAGAATCTGCTAATAGTACAGAAGGTGGTAGATTAACATTATCAATAGTTACACATGACGGAGAATTACAACCCGGATTAATAATAGAAGATGGTGATGCAGAAGATGAAATAGATGTTACAATTGGTAAAGGTAGTAGTAGTTTAACAACTATATCAGGTAGTATAGCATTAGATAGTGTAACTGTATCTGCTATACAAACTGGTTCTGAATCATTTGTTGACAATGATACATCATTAATGACATCTGCAGCCATACAAGATAAAATATTATCATATAGCTATTCAACAACAACAGGGACAGTAACGAGTGTTGGTACAACAGGGACTGTTAATGGTTTAACATTAACAGGAACAGTTACAAGTAGTGGTAATTTAACATTAGGAGGAACATTAGCAATTAATAATGGCGATTGGTCAGGTACTGATTTGTCAGTTGCAAATGGTGGAACAGGGGCTTCAACTTTTACATCAAATGCAATATTAACAGGGAATGGTACATCAGCAATACAAGCTGAATCTGGTTTAACATACGATTCTGAAACATTAACTATGTCTAGCAGTACTGAAAGTGAATCTGCACCATTATTCATTATTTCTAATTCTCAAACTACAGCATCATCTAAGGGGGAATTAAGGTTTGTTAAAGATGTTACAAGTGCTGATGGTGAAGATATAGGACATATATCTTTTTATGCTAAAGACGCAAGTGATAATACAGCACAACAATTTTGTCAAATATTAGGTGAAGTAGAAGAATCTGCTAATAGTACAGAAGGTGGTAGATTAACATTATCAATAGTTACACATGACGGAGAATTACAACCCGGATTAATAATAGAAGATGGTGATGCAGAAGATGAAATAGATGTTATAATCGGTAACGGTAGCAGTAGTTTAACAACTATATCAGGTGATCTTTCTGTAGAAGATAATATTACATTAAAATCAGACACATCATGTATCTTTTTCGGAGATGGTAATGATATAACATTAACACACGATCATAATGCTGGTTTAATATTAGAAAATACAATTAATGCAGATAATTACCCGGTGAGGTTTCAAATAAAATCAGAAGAAAATAATATTACTGCAAATAACCCAATAGGGTCTATTGAATTTGCATCGGGTGATGTAAGTGGCGGTGACGCAGTAGGAGTATGTGCTGCAATAACAGCAATAGCTGAATCAACATTTAGTTTCAGCGCGAACGAAACAAAATTAGTATTTACGACTGGTACTTCAGGACCGGCAAATCATGCAGCAACTGCTAAAATGACATTAAGTAGTGCAGGTGCATTAAGTGTTGTTGGTGATATTACAGCATTAACATCAGATAAAAGATTAAAGAAAAATATTGATATTATCAAAAATCCATTAGAAAAAATAAATAAATTATCTGGATTTACTTATAATTGGTCCAAAGAAAAATGCAAAACAGCAGGTTTTAAACCAAGCGATGAACGACAAATAGGTGTATTTGCTCAAGATGTTCAATCAGTTATACCAGAAGCAGTAAAATCAGCACCATTTGATACTAATAATGGTGAATCAATATCTGGCAATAATTATTTAACGGTTCAATATGAAAAAATAGTTCCATTATTAATTGAATGTATTAAAGAATTAAATGATAAAATAGAAGTATTAAAAAATAAATAGATATATTAAAAATGAAATAGATATATTAAAAAATAAATAAGTAATATTATAATGCCCAGTAATCAAATAACAGTTAATTCAACTACAGGTCAAATAAGTTTTTCTAATATTAGAACTGCATTTAATAATGCATGTGCAGCAGAAGATCAATTAACAGCAATAAGTATCACTGCTATGAGAAGTGTAGGACTTCAAAAATCTGATGATGGAGGGGGTCTAATGGTTCCTTCTTCAGGATCTGTTGTTATAGGAAAAGGTATTTTTACTAATACTATTAGTGGTAAGGGTGGAACTACATATTCGGGGAAAACATTTGTAAGTGCTGGTGATAGCGATAGTAACGATGATGATTACTAGTCTATAGATAAAATTAATAATGGGAAACAAATATTGAAACAATAGTTAATATTACAGGATCATTAGATGTTGCAATAATATATGTTTCAGATATAAATACTTATTTTACAGGGGATATATTCACTCATAATAAATAATTAAAGATTAAAGTTTAAAGATTAATATTATGGATTTAATAGAAAAATATCATTTTTATATTAATTTAAAACATAGACAAAAAAGAAAATTACAATGTATACATAGTTTAAAATCTATTGGTATAGAAAATCCCAATAGATTTAATGCTATATCGGATGATATTGGATTAATTGGTTGTGCAAAATCACATATAAAATGTATAGAAATTGCTAAATCTAATAATTGGCCATTTGTATGTGTATTTGAAGATGATGTAGTATTTTTAAATCCAAAAATTACAATAGAAAAAATAAATAAATATATAAATACAGATTATGATGTATTATATTTAGGGGCTTGGATAAGAAAAGGTAATTATAATTTTATAAATGAAGATTTAATACATATTAAATATGCTTGTTGTATGCATGCTTATATAGTTAAAAATCATTATTATGATAAATTATTAAATAATTTAAATACTAGTTTATCTAAAAAATACCTAGAACCAAATAATCAATTATATAATAATGATGAATATATACAAAAACTACAAATTGTAAATAATTGGTATTGTTTATATCCTATATTAGTAACACAACGAGATGGATATAGTGATAATTTTAATATAGATAGAAACTATAGTAAAGTTATTACAAATGTTCCAAAAATACTTAAAGGAAATAAAAATATAAATATAAATATGGAAGAACAAAAAGAACAAAATACAGTTAAAAACATTGAAGTAACTGAAGAATTAATAAGAAATGTAAGAAATATTATTGAAGTAGCAAATGGTCGTATTCAATGGAAAACAGAAGAACTATTACCTGTTGGTATGATTATTAAACAATTAGATGATTTACTTAAGAAAGATTAATTGAATAATCCAACATTTTTTTCATTCTTTATCATAGTTAATTCAAATTCTAAACTATGATCTGAGTCTTGTGGTTTATAAGTATTACCTTGTATTGGTTCTAGTAATTTAATAGTTAATCGACTTAAACTAATTGGTAGAAAGTAATTTTGATATGGATCTCTATAAGGTTCATAAGATACATTTGAACCATAATCAACATTTAATGGTATTCTATCTATAACATGATGACCACTTGGATTATTTTTACAAGCAATATAAGGTATTTCATCAACAACTAAATCAGTATAATGTATACTCATATCTGGAACAAAATCTGATGTATGGGAAGTTACATTATTTGTAGTACTTGGTCCATCAACATAAAATCCAAATATTCGTGCTGCATTTTTTGTCGTACCACTTGTATTCCATACAAATTTAAATGAAGATGAACCACTAGTATTTATAGTAAATTTATGCGTTGTAGAATTATAACTAATACCAGATGTTTTTATTTTATTTGCTCCAGCGACTGATAGTGTAGGTGACCCTGTATAAATTACATCTGATTCATTAAAAGCATTTGCTAAATTATCTAAGGTATAATACCCTTTTTTTATTGTTAATGTTATTGTTTCTGAACCAACTTTATAAACTATTTTATTATTATTTTTGTTTATAATATAAGCAGCATTAGGCATTATAGCATGTATTAATCTAAAACCAATAACATTTTTATATCTACCAAGTCCTCCTGTAACATTATCAGTTCCAGAATCTAAATCAAAAACATAATTTCCTACATCAAAATTATTAGGATGTTTATTAGTAATATTATGTGTATCAACTAATATTCTAACAGTTTCATAATCTTTATTAAATAATGAATCTTTATTTAATCTATCTAATAATTGTTTATCACTGTATTTATCCCGTTTAAGATATCGAATAGTATGACTTAATAATAATTTTAATACTTTATCATTTTTTTGTAATTTTTGGAATAATAATTTTGTATCCTGATCTGTTCTTTTTTCAATTTCTATTGTTTTTTTATCACCAAAACGAAAATATAAGTATAATATTATTATAGATATTATTGAACCTATACCAATATATTTATAATTCATAAGATATATATTAAATAAATATAAATTATCTAACTAATTCTGTATTTTTTAAAGTAGTTATTTCAAACTCAAAACTATGATTTGCCTTTTGTGAATCATAAAGAGTTTTTCCATCATCACTATATAATTTTATACTTAATTTTTCTAAAGTAATTGGATAAAAATAATTTTGTTCACCATAGATTATACTTTCATGTATTTTCATTGAACCATAATCATTGTCCATATATATTCTTTCAATTGTATTTTTCCCTGTAGGATTATCTTTACATGCTATTTTAGGTATTTCATCTACAACTACATCAACAAAATGATTACTCATATCTGGAACAAAATCTGAAGTATGAGATGCATTAGTAGATGATTCTACTGGATAAAATCCAAATAATCGTGCTGCATTTTTTGTCTTATCATTTGTATTCCATACAAATTTAAAATTTACACTTGTAGTATTACATTGAAACTTAAATTTATGATTTGCTGGAGTTGGTATTGTTACCCTTGTTGTCGTTATTATATTATTTATTGTTGTTGCCCCTGAAACATTACTATCTGCTAAATCAGCCGTTGCTGGAAAAGCGTTTGCTAAATTATCTAATGTATAATATCCTTTTATTAATGTAATTGTAATTGTTTCAATTGTTCCACTTGTTGTACTATATACGATACTATTATTCATATCATTAATTGTATATGCTGTATTTGGTATAATTGCCCTTATTAATCTAAAACCAATTACATTTTTATATGAATCATATCCACCCGTTGTATTTTGATCAGTATTATTATTTTCACTAAATAAATTATAAGTATAATCATTTGTATTAAAATTACTTGTTTTTTGAATATTATTTGTATCGACTAATAAACTTCTAGTTTCAATATCCTTTGTAAATAATTGATTTCTATTTTTTTTGTATTCTTCTGTTTCAACATGATTCATAAAATGTGTATTTTCATAAACTACTTCTTCTCTTTCATCATGATCACTGTGCGAATCAGAATAATCACTATCACTTTCACTGTCTGTTACAATAATTATGTTATCCATATTATTAATAGTAATAATTATATTTTAAATATAATTTGATATTTAAAATTTATTTATTTTATTAAAAATATATGAAACTTATCGTTGTTGAATCCCCTGCTAAAGCAAAAAAGATTCAAACATTCTTCCCTAATGATGTCATTGTAAGATCATCATTTGGACATATTAATAATTTAGATACAACTCGATTAGATGAAATGATTGAAAAAGGTTTCGAACCAATTTATAAAAATATTAATCCTAAGGCAGTATCAATGCTTAAAAGTATTAAAGCAAATGAAATTATTCTTGCGGCAGACGATGATAGAGAAGGTGATGCAATTGCTTGGCACACAGGTAATTTATTTAAACTTGATTATACAGAGAACAATCGTATTAAATTTAATGAAATCTCTAAAAGAGCAATCACAAGAGCATTAGAAAATCCAACAACTCTAGATATGAATAGTGTAAATGCTCAAAGAGCTAGACAATTTATTGACTTATATATTGGATATAAAGTATCACCATTACTATGGAAACATATTCAAACAGATAAAAAAGGATTATCTGCTGGAAGAGTTCAAAGTTGTTTACTTAATATTTTAGAAGAACATGAAAAAAATATTAAAAATTATGAACCTGAATACTCTTATAAATTTTGTAGTAATATGTATGATGATAATATCAATTTTGAATCGTTATTTGATTTTAAAAAAATTGTAGTAGATGACAAATTAATTCGAGAAATCTTAAATAAAATAATCTTATGTAGAGAATTTAAAGTAATTGATAAAGAAATAAAGGAAGAAAAATCATATTCTGGTCCTCCTTTAATTACATCAACCCTACAGCAATGTGCTCAACAAGAACTAGGATTTCCTGTAAAAATGACAATGAATATAGCTCAAAAACTATATGAAAATGGTAAGATTACTTATATGAGAACTGATTCAACTTTTATTTCAAATGACTTTAAAAAATCATTACATCGAAATATTCAAAATAATTTTGGTAAAGAATATTACTTAAATCGTCAAACTAAAAAAGTGAAAGGAGCTCAAGAAGCACATGAAGCTATTAGGCCAACAAACTTGGATTGTGAATTAAGTGATAACTATAAAGATTGTGATAAACGGTTATATGAACTTATTAAACGTAAAACAATTCAATCTCATATGAAACCTGCAATTTATGATGTTTTAACATTAAAATTAACAAATGATTTACTTAAACATTATGGTAATTTTGTATCCAAAGTAAAATCTTTAAAATTCGATGGATACTTAAAATATTCAGGTAAAGACTTAGAACGTATTGATTTACAAATTTATCAAAATATTGATATTTGTAAATTAAAAGATGTAGTATGTAAATATGTTGAAACAAATCCACCACAATACTATAATGAATCGACGATTGTTAAAAAATTAGAAAATAGTGGTATTGGTAGACCTTCAACTTATGCCAATCTTATAGATACACTTTATAATCGTAATTATACAATTAATCGAGATATTGATCCTGAAGAAAAATCACAAAAATGTATTACACTTAAAAATAATGATATTAGTGAATTCGATGAAAAATTTAAAACGGGTAAACAAAAGAAAAGAATTGTAGTTACTGATTTGGGAAGACTTGTCTTAGATTATTTAAATCAAAATCTTAAAACTCTATTAGATACAAATTTTACTGCATTAGTTGAAGCAGACTTAGATAAAGTTTCAAATGGTGAAATTGAATGGTTAGCAGTCATTAAGAAATTATATGATAGTTTTAATCCAATTATTTTGAGTCAAATGGGATTTAAGAATATACAAGACAAAAAAAAATCAGATGATAGAGTTATTTCTCAATATAAAGGTGAAAATATTACACTTAAAAATGGTAGATATGGCCCATATTTACAATATAAAAAGAAGAATTATAATGTAAAAGGTTATTTACAATATAAAAAGAAAGAATTAGATGAATTAGATTTTGAAGACTGTAAAATTATTATGAAATATCCTTTAAAGATATGTATATATAAACATAAAGATGTTTGTGTAAATATTGGACCTTATGGATATTATTTAAGATACAATAATAAGAATTATAAAATTGATCAAAATCCAAATAAATGGTCAAAAGAATATATATTAGGTAAAATTAATTAATATTCGGTGCCTTAAATATGATTTATCTTACGATTATTAGGTAAATATCCATTTACAGTTTCTATAAAAGAATTAATAGATGTTTTAATAGTAAAAATACGTCTATGATATCCTGCTAAAATTCGAGTATTATTAGCAACGTTATGGTTTAATTTACCTACCTTATCATATAATCCGGATTCTTCAAAGGCATCCACACGACCACCTACGCTACTTATATCATCATATAAGCCACTTACATTAGTTTCTAAGCCATCCACACGACCACCTACGCTACTTATATCATCATGTAAGCCACTTACATTAGTATCTAAGGTATTCACATGATCACTTAAGGCACTTGCATTAGTATGTAAATCTTTTATATCATTTTGTATATTAGATTCAAGTTCGTTTACATTTTTTTTAAAGGTATCGAATTCTTGTTGTAATTTTTTAAATTGTATATCTAAATTGTTTATTGCGTCATGTATGCCACTTACATTAGTTTCTAGATTTTTAAATTTTTTTTCTAAGGTATCCACACGACCTTTTAAACTTGTGATATCGCTTGCATTATTGGCAACTACTTTATATAACTTTTCTAGTTGGGTTTTTAAATCCTCAACACTTCCAAATAAATCACAGTCAGAAGCATTTTTCAGGTTACCCCTCCATAAATCTGATTGTTTATCTAAACCAACGCAAGATATTTGGTGAGTTCTTTCTGGGCATGTGCGTCCATATACATCTTTGTATATCATATCATAATAACATTGACTTTCATCAATATCTACGATACAGCCAGAAGCGGAAGGCTCAGATATAGTGCAATCTATAGTACACCCATCACTAATTGCTTTTGATGCACTACATATTTTATTTGGAATATCACAATTATCATTACTATAAATACCTGTGGGTGCATATTTCTGTTTGATCGTTCCCTTTTTCCTACATAGATTACCTATTTTAGTACACTTTCCCCATCGAAAATGACGGTCTTCTGTAGAGCATGCTAAATTACACGGTTTATTATTATCGCGCGTTCCATTTACATTAGATAAAGCATTTCTATCACCTTCATCTTTTATATTATATCCTGCGGGTGAACCACTATTACAATTATCTTCTAAAATACCTATAGCCCCCCCTGATATAGCATTAGAATCAAATCCATAAGGACCACAACCAGAATCTTTACATAAAAATTCTGCACAACCTGGCTTACTTCCACCCATTTTATATTCCGTTGGGTCTGAGGGACATCTATATTCATACATATTTTGTGCTTTACAATCCATTTGACAAATCTCTTGAGTACTATGTCCACCAACTTGGTTTGGTTCTCCACATTCGCACTCACCTATATTACCATCACATGTCCATGTCTTATCACATAATTCTTTTTCACACTCCCCTGGTTGGTCTGTATACGCTTTACCAAATTTAACTTTTGTTAGCGGATGAGGTTGACACCCATAACATCCATTACCATCATCATCGCAAGTATATACTATTCTACAATTGGACATACAAGTTCCATGATCTTTATATCCAACGTTTGATTCTGTATTTGGTTCACAATCTCCAATATTTCCATTAATAGTACAATTAAAACCACAACCAGCAGCTCGACATTGTTCTAATGCATCGGGACCTATATATACTTGTTTACCAGGGCTTATGTTAGTTACTGTATGGTTCACTATATAATCTTTCTTTTCATGTAAAGTTAATTCTCTACATTTAAAACCTTTTATACCTTCAACTTCATATTCTTTTCCGAACTCGTCCTTAGTCATACAAGCTGCCATAGTTACATCACAATATTGCTGACACTGAGTTTTACGAACACCATCTGGATCATCGGCATTAGTTACTATACATTTTTTACTAGCTGGATCACATTTATATGTCCTTGGATCATTTCTATTATCTATTCTTAAACAACGCCTCCAATTTTGTTTTCCCTCATGACCAGGTAAGGCTGGAATATCTCTTAAAATTTCTATGCCATCACGTTCATTACATGAATAACTTGACTTAACTAATGCAGGGGGATGTTCAGTATTATAGCAACTCGGTTCATTGCTTATACTAGGTATAGTAACTTTTTCATAACAAAAATCTTGATCGGGTTCAGGTAGTTCACAAGTACCATCAGGACATACACCAGCACCAACACTAAATCCATTTCTTACTCCATTAGAGCAATTACAACTATTATAAAACATTTTAGCAACACAATAACCGATAATTACTAGTAACAAACATTTGAACATGTTGTTATTTATGAGATCATCAAACTTAACCATATTTATAATAATACAAATATAATATTTTCAAAAAAATTAAAAATTAAATTTAACTTAGATATTTAATTTGAATAGGCTAAACCACCCATGCCACTCATAATTCTTAATATATTGTAATTTAGTGCAAATACTTTAAATGTTGTACTAGAACCACCAACATCATCATCAAACTTTAATTTAGCACTATCAATTCTTGAGAAATTACAAGTTCCACTTGGCTGATGTTCTTCAGGTTTTAGAGCGAATGAATAACAATAAATATTAGACAAATCTGCTCCATCGCCTCCAATTAATACAGGTAATTCTTCTAATTCTAATGTTACAAATCCTCTAACAGTTGTATTTGCACCATCTGTATCTTCTAAGCATATATGTTTACCTGCTGGTACACATACTTCTTCAGTATTAAAAAATGTGAAATCAAATCTACCGACTTGATCTGCTGTATTAGGTATTGGATCAGTAATAACATCTCCACCATCAGCATCGTAGATTGCACCAGAACCTACACCATTATCTACACCCAAAACATAATCAGAACCCGTATCCCCTGGAGCTACAGTAATAGTAATTGATGCTTTTAGTATTCTAACAGGAGTATGACAAAAATAAAGACCTTGTCCATTTGTAATTGTCTGATCAAAAGCACTCACAACTGTAAATACTTTTCCAAGAGATGGAATACGTGTATGATATTTCATAGGTTGACATACTTTAAAATATTTCATTTCTTTTGATTGAAAACGATCATTCCCGTTTAATATTAATTTACATTTAGTTGTATCAGCATTATTATAACCATTATTTGCTGAATGATCAACACAATCTCTATCACAACCTATTGGACCAAATTCAACAGTAGCACCTGTTGATGCTCTAGCTACATCATTTACCCAGATTAATTCTTTAACCGGATGATTTATATTTAAATCAAAACTACTATTGTTTCCTGCAAATGTAAATCTCTGTACTTGTTCAATTAAATATTCATGAGCAATTTGAGCAAATCTTCTACGTTCATCAGTATCTAAATATATATAATTAATCCATACTTCAGGACTCGTTCCAGCTACTGCTAAAGAATCACTACCCCATGTGATTTTGAATTCAACCTCATGGTATTGTAAAGCAATCATCGGTAATGCTAAACCAGGATTTTTACAAAACCAAAAATTTAAAGGGTAGTAAAAATAACTACCATTATTAACACCAGAATCTGTAGCCCCCGATAATCCACAAAACATATTTCTTAGACCATTTACTTTAGATTCAGGCGTTGTCAAATTCCACCATACTGCATTCCAATCACCATGATGCTTATCAATTAATTGACCACCAATTCGTAATTCTACATTATCAATATAATCGTAAATTTCACCATCGACACTAGCAGTAGTTATACTCGCATTAATACTTTGATTTTGACTTATCCAAACATCCATAATTAAATCACCATTTCTAGAAACTATACAACTCTGTGTAGAACTTACACCAGCAGATCCTTGTAGAGTCTGTTGTATTAATTCCATAGAAAAATTTGTATGTCTACGATAAACTACTTTGAAAAAAGTGATTTGTGGGTTACCTGTAAGGTAAATATCTTGAGCACCATAAGCTACTAATTGCATTAATCCTCCACCCATAATTATATTATAACTTAGAAAAAAATTATATATTTAAACAATAATATTTATTTATAACTCTTTTTTTAATAGTTTTAATTCATCTGACCATATTTCTTCAATAGTTTTTAGATTCAATTCATCGTATCTATTCTGTAAATCTTTAATAATAGTTTCTAATTCAACAATTTTTTCTTCTGATAAATGATATAATGGAATTTGAATCAAATAATTAAATCCAGATTTAATATTTTCAACATTATAATCAGTCACTATTTTTTTATCAATAATCATTGGATATTCTAAATCTTTTAAACTCTCAACGATAATATCCCGTTTCTTTCTAAATACAATGATTTTTTCATCAATTACATCCTCAATGAATCTTAGCTTAGAATTATGAACATCTAATTCATATTTTAAACATTCTAATTGATATTGTTTTCTTTTTACATACAAACTATATCTCGTAATATAATATTCATCAAATATATCATAAATCGAATTATATCTTTTAATTGTTCCTTTATTATCATATAAATGTATATTCTTTAATGACTTAGTAGTTGATAATTTAAATAAATCTTCAATTGTATCTGTATGTTTATCAACATTGCATTGAATATTTTGTAAAATATGTGGTTCAACTTTAATCACAAATTGAACACTTACATCTGTTGAATGATCTTCATAATCTATAATATAAAATTTTTGTTTCTTTGTTTTATCATATAGTAAACTATCTAAAAACTCTTTATAATTTTGTGTCCATTTTCCAATCGGTAATTCATTGATTACTAATGTATTTTTATTTATAATATTATATTTACCTTTTGTAACATACATTTTGTTATCTATTTTTTCAACTGTTCCAGTAAATCCTTTATACCATGGATGAATAATTTTATAGGGTTGTTTATTTAACTTATATTCAATATTTTGAATAATATCTTTAGGATTGTATTGTGGAATAGTTGTGCTAAACCCTGTTCCAATACCCTTCATTCCATTAACTAGAACCATTGGAATAATAGGAACATAATATTCTGGTTCAACTAAAATACCATCATCATCATTGTATTTTAGTAATGGAAAATCTGTTGAAGGATAGATTCGATCAACAATACGATTTAGTTCAGTATGAATATACCTAGGACTTGCTGAATCTGCACCACCCATAATCCTTGTTCCAAATTGTCCATTCGGTTTTAATATATTAATATTATTTGAACCTACAAAATTTTGTGCTAAACCGATAATAGTAGATTGTAATGAAGCTTCTCCATGATGATATGCTGCATTCTCACTTACATATCCAGCTAATTGTGCTACACGAATTTCTTTGTATAATTTCCTTTTAAAACTACAATATAGAATTTTACGTTGACTTGGTTTTAATCCATCACAAATAGATCCAATTGACCTTAATGTATCACTATTTGAAAAGTGAATTAATTCATTATCTACAAATTTTTCAATAGGTATATTATTTTCTGATCCATCAATAATATTTTTTTGATCATATTTATATAACCATTCTTTTCTCGAATCACTTAAATCTTTCTTAAATGCTAAATTCATTTTATCATCACTTTTATCAGTCCATTCATAATCATTCTTTTTCATATCTTTAAAATAATCACGTGCTTCTACTGCTGTGCTTGTCCCTAATCCCTTATAATATTTAGTGTTCCATTTTTGATAGTCTTTTGTTTTTTTCTTCCAATTCTCATAATCTGTTAAATTATAAAATGATTTGACTTTTTTACCTTTACTCACTTTAATAATTGGTGTAATCATTGATAATATATAATTATTCTTTAATAATGAAGGCCATAGTGTATGAAAGACATTTAATACTAAACCTTTAATATGAGAACCATCATGATCCTGATCTGCTAAAATCATTACTTTACCATACCTTAATGTTTTTGTATTTTTATAATCTTTACCTTCTTCTAATCCTAGAATTTTTTTTAGATTTGTAATTTCCATATTTTCTAGAATTTGTTTTTGTGATGCATCTTTAACATTTAATACTTTACCCTTTAAAGGAAATACACCATAATTATCTCTACCAATTTCACTTAAACCACTGATAGCCATTGTTTTTGCTGAATCTCCTTCAGTTAAAATTAATGTACATAAATCACTTTTTTTTGTTCCTGCATTATTTGCATCATCTAACTTAGGAATATTCCTTAAACGATTCACTTTTTGACCATTTGTTTTTTTTGCTTCTTTATTTAACTTAAAATCAGCAAATGAAATTACTTTTTCAGTAATATCTAATGTATCTACAATTTTCTTAATAAATTTATTATCAATCTCTGGTTTACTTCCAAATTTACTTTGGGGCGTAATTAATCTTTCTTTACTTTGACTATCAAATGAAGGATCTTCAATAATACTATTCACAAATACTTTGAGATAATTTTTAATATAATTTTCAGGTATAGTTTTCTTATGTTTACGTTTTATTGCTGTGGCAATACCACTTGTTAATTGTTTTACAATTACATCAACATGTTTACCACCTTTTTGTGTATAAATACCATTTACAAATGAATATTGTTCAAACTTATCTGTTTGACTTACAGATACACCTATTTCCCATCGAGGATGAATGATATTATATACTTTATCATTTTCTCCAATATATAAATCAATATATTTATCAAATGATTTTACTTTTAGTTTTTCTCGATTGTAATATACATTTAGACGTTTATCTGTTGTCCCTGCAATATCATAGACACGACGAATCATTAAATTTATCATATCATCAGTAAAATCATCTTTCATACCAAACTTCTTGAAATCAATAATCCATGAAATTTTTGTATATGGTTTACCTTTCACTTTAGTTACTTTTGGTTTATCTTTATGAGTCATATTATTCTTAAATTCTTGAATATATTTAAGACCTCGAATATGGTCAACAGTTTCAACACGAAACCATTGAGAAAATAGATTTACTAATTTTGCTCCAAAACCATTCTTACCACCTGTTGTTTTACCTTTTTTATTATAATTTTTTGATGTTAGTAGTTCTCCTAGAATTAATTCAGGAATCCATATAGGTTTACCTTTTTTATCTTTTTCTGTTGGATGTTGTGCTACATCAATACCATTGCCATTATTATAAATTGTCCACATTTTTTTACCTTTATCATAGTCTACTTTAATATCAGTAACTGGAATCACATTTTTATCTTTTGATTCATCTAATCTACTTTTTTGATCTCGTGCATTAACAAGGATTTCATCAAATAATTTAATTGTAGCTGGGACATATCTTGTATTTTGTGTCTTTATAACACCTTCTATAAATACTGGAAGAACATCTTCAATCTCATCAATACCACCTACATAAGTATCGGGTTCATCTAAGATTTGTTGTGATAATTCTTTTTTTTTATATTCTTCCAATGTCATAATTAAATATTATATTACTTTAAAGAAATATGTTTATATAATTTTCAAATTTTATTTATTTTAAAATTGCCATCCAAATTTTATTATAAAAAAATAGGAAACAAAACTTGTTGATTGCCATCCAAATTATATGAATTTTTTTAATCCTTCAAATCTTTCAAAGTTGTCTTTCATAATACTTTGTGAATCATTTTCATCTATTTTCTTTTCAATATATTCAATTAATTTTGGTGTCATATTATTTGCTTTTGCATGATTTAATATATCTAATAAATATGCTTCATAAGATTGTTGACATTCTAATATTTGAACTTTATTAAATATTTCAATTAATTGTAAAAATAATAATAATCCATTTAAACATGTTGTTGATATTGTAATATCATTTTTTAAACAAAAGTTCATAACAATATTAATATAACGATGTAATTTAGGAGGAATTACATTTGAATATTCATCAATAATCTCAATAATTTGTGTATTTATAAAATCTTTATCTATATCTGAATTATATGTTTTACTTAAATAATAATCAAAAAATTTTTGATTAATTTCTAATTTTTTATCTCTTGCTATAAATTCATTTAATATATCATATTCTTGTGAATCCATTGTAAAACAATATCCAAAATCATATACAACTAATGAACCATCTTTTATTTTCCAGTTTCCACTATGTATATCTCCATGTGTTAAACCATTTAAGCAACTATTATTTGTAAAAATAATTAATAACATTAAATATTTATATGATTGATATTCCCCTAAAACTTCTGGATCAAAATTATCTCCTTTAATATATTCCATAATCATAAGTTTTTCTGTACAATAATATACTTCTGGTATTAATATTTTATCTGTATGTTCATACATTTCACAAAATTTAATATTATTTTCATATTCAATTAATAAATTTAATTGATCTTTAATACCATTTATAAAATTATCAATATCATTTACTGGTATATATTTTTTATAATCTACAAAATACAATAATATTTTTATAAATATATTGAATATTACAAATTCTTTATAAATATGTGGATGTATTACTTTTAATGCATATTGTTTTTGTGTTTGAATATTTTGTATTAAATATACTTGTCCTATACTTCCAGAACCTAATATATCAATTATTTCAAAATTATCATATATAGATTGATTACATTCTTGCCAAAATAATCTTTGTGTTAACTTGATATCATGAACATAACAATCATCATAAACACTTTTAAAAATTTCATATAATAAAGTGTCCGGATATAATATATTATAAGAAGGTAATAACCATTGAACACTTTTTATTAACATAAATCCTCCATTATTTACTATATCTTTGATTGTATTTATCCATTCAATATTATTTTTGATATCTATCTTTCTATATTTAATATAACCAATATATGTAAATAATTTTATGTAATTATATATAATTTTTAGATATCTAAACATTTCTTTAATTATTATAATAATGTTTAAATATTTAAAAAAATAAACTAAAAGTAAATATAATGTCAAACAGTTGTTTAAAAATGATAAAAGATTTAGTTATCTTTTATGTTAAAGAAAACTACAAGTCCTACCTTATAGAAAACGATATTAAAGTAATTGAAAGTAAAGATTTAGATTCAGTAATCGATAAATTATATACTCAAAAAAAAGAACATTTGAAAAATTTTATTAAAACATCAATGAAAGAATTATTAAAAGGTGAACATCCTGGTGATTTAATTATAAATAATATAATTATTGATATTTTTAGAGATGATGAATTATGTAAACAAACATTAAAAACTGAAATCGAATTATACCAAAAAAATAATCTAAGATAATATTATATATATGGTTAAATTTGATGTTGAACACGTTCTAATTCTTGTAATTATAGTATTCTTCCTGTATCATCTTAGTAGTTGTAGATGCTCTAATAATGGTTTTAGGATTGGTGGGCAAGGGATTCAATGTGATGAAAATGTATTAAATACTTGTTTGAAAAATATTAAAACAAAAAAAAATGAATGTAGAAATATGAATTTATCATATTGTGATTTAAGTAGTAAAAATTTTAGTAATGTCGATTTAACGGATACCAATTTAACATGGGCCGATTTAACGGATGCAGATTTAACAGATGCTACTTTAACGGGTACCAATTTAAAGAATATTAATTTAACGGGTGCCCATTTAGAGATGGCCAATTTAGAGATGACCAACTTAACGGGTGCCCATTTAAAGAATGCTACTTTAACAGATACAAATTTAACGAATGCCAGTTTAGCGTATGCCCATTTAGAGGGTGCCAATTTAAGGAATGCCGATTTAACTGGTACCCATTTAACAGATGCGATTTTTGATGGTGCCCATTTAGAGAATGCTAGTTTAACGGAAGCCGATTTAACAGAAGCTGAATTTGATAATGCCAGTTTAACGGGTGCCTATTTAAATAATGCCATTTTAGTGTCCGCTTTTTTTACGAATACCGATTTAACGAATGCCAATTTAGCAGGTGCCGATTTAACAAATGCTGATTTTGATAGTGCCGATTTAACAGGTGTCGATTTAAAAAATGTCATAAACGCTTTGGACGCTAAGTGTTCAAAAACTACAACGTTCCCTTATAATAGTCTATATAAATGTTCCCAATGGGATTCGCAACGACGCGGTTATTTTTGGGAAATCAATACGTGTAATGAAGCATTAAGGACTATATGTCCTGATGTAAATAAAGCTACGTGTCGTATATGTACTGGAACACATCAACATCCATTAAGGACTGCTGGTTGTAGTAGTAGTTATTTAAATAAATATTGCGATAAAAGCCCCGATGCGGATTTTGCCTAAACAAATATTTGAAATCGAATTATACCAAAAAAATAATCTAAGTAGTAATTAAGTATGACAAATAAATCATTAACTAAATTACTCAATCAAGGAGTTATTAAAATCAAAAAGAAGAAAACAATGAAAAAAAAACAATCTAATAGTGCTAAAAATTATAATGAATTTTTAAAAAAAAGAAAATCTATGTCAAATGTTCGTAATCCAATTGATAAGATTATAACAAATACTGTTAAAGATATGAAAAGAGCACCAAATTTAAAAATGATTGATAAACCTATGAATCAAAAATTAGTCACAAAAGTGCAATCTTATGATAAACCTAAGATTGATATTAAAATGCCTAAAAATATTATGCCTAAAACTGAATCAGACGGTATTAAAAAAGTCACAGTTATAGAAGATGTCAAACCACCTGTATTTAGTTTTGATCGTAGTAAAAAACAGAAGAAAAAGAAAAGATATATGCGAAAGAAAAAGAGTGTTAAAAAGAAAAAAACAAAAAGAAAACCGAGAAAAATTTCATTTACAGTTAAAAAAACAAAGAAAAATACATGTGATCGATTCAAAAAAATGAAATCTGAAGTTGAAACAAAAAAAACAGATGATATGGTCAAAGAATTAAAAAATAAAGGTATTAGTATATCAGGTAAAAGTAATAAACTATTAAAAGATGTATATATGTGTGTTGTAAATGATAATATGAATATTAAAAAAGAATGATTATTTAAAATACAATTATTTCCAATACAATTCTCTAGTATCACATTCTAGAAAATCTTTATAATTGTCATCAATGTATATGGTTAAATTTTGATCTTTAATTTCAGGTGAATTACTTGTCCACTTTTTTCCCTTTAATAAAATATTTAAATATTTTATTCTATTCTCTGCACTTTTACCATTTCCTCCTTTAAATTTTCTTGCCAATTTACTACGTCGACTTTTTATTTTCCATTCACATTGCATTGCTTCACTTTTGCTTATAAATCCATCCAAGATACATATTGGATACCATTCACAACCCTTTTTAGTATATTTTGCTCCACCACTTAAGATTTGATTATGTTGTTTCCACCGTTTGAAAAAATCATTTGTCATACCAACATATGTCAAATTATCACATCGTAAAATATAAACAAGATACATTATAATATAAATACATATTATTCTTAATATATTATTTTTGATTTATAACCCACTTTTAAATTGAAAACATGTTGGACATATTAATTTTCTAAACTAATAGTCATTTTAAATTCATTTTCTACAGGGATCTCACAACATGTATCTTTAGGTTTTATTATTACATCTTCTGATAATAATTTACTAGAAATATGGTTCAAAAAATCTATAAATTTTTTATATTTGTTTAATAAATTTTCATAATCCACGCGATTATATGGTGTTATAGTAAATTGTACAGAATCTTGATCACTTGAAAGGTTCGACCAATTAAATTCAAATATAACACTTTTTTGATCATCTTTACGAACTCTAAAAATTGGATTATTATTGGTGGAATCATTATATATTGTAATACCCTTTTCTGTTAAATTATCATATTCAATATCTTTTTTTTGGGGATAGAAAGGTTTCCCGGAAATATCAACATTCGATTCCGACAATTTTCCTGAAAAATCAATAGTTGTATATTCTAGTGTTTCATTTTTAGAATAATTCCCTACAAAACTAAGAGATACACTACTATCAAAAAATAAATTACACGGTGCTGAATTGCAATTATTTGGCACTGGTGTATTACCTCCTATACATTTAAACGGTTCATTCGTTGCCCAATATGGGGAACAGAATTTATTTACACCATCACCACCTGTATAATAATATCTATCACATATATCGGGATCTGGAGGTGGTTTATCAAATCCTCCATGGAATATATCCTCACACCCCTTCCTAGCACATGTAGGACAAGTCGCTGTAACCTCATTAATCCCAACACTAAAACCATCTACTCTGTTTGCACAACTTCTACTAAACATTTTGGCTATAAAATAGCCAACTACAATTAATAGTAAGCACATTAAAATTTCTTCAGTTTTGAATCCAAGAAATTTATCCATTTTATAATATATACATAGATATTAAAAAAAAAATTAAATTTTTTATAACCCACTTTTAAATTGAAAACATGTTGGACATATTAATTTTAAATTATTTGGATCATTTGTTCCACCTTGATCTAATGGTAAAATATAATTCATCTTATAACTATTAATATCTTCTAACATTATTGGATTTTTACAATTGCTACATCTTAACCCTTGTCGATTTGCTAATTGATATTTAACATTATGACTATTTATAGTAGGTGTATGGAAATCTGGTATTGCTGAATGTAATGGTTGATTTTGTATATCCCTAACATTCTTAGCCATCTTATAAACAAATGGAGTTTGATAATTCATAAAATATAAAAATGTTAAAAATATTGTACAACCAATACCAAAATATATCTTATATTTAAGAGGTTGTGGATATCTTTGATTGTAAAAATATCCAATAAATACAATAATAATTAATAAAGTTATACCATTCATATAATTATATAAATATTTAATATAAATATTTAATTTAAATCAATAGAATACAATGCATCAATAACATTTGTATAAGCATGATCGATATAATCTGGTTTCTTATTATTATTTGCTTGAGGATGTATCCATACTGTTTCCCAACCTATATTATGTGCAGTTTTTAAATTTTCTTGTAAATCATCAAAAAATATTTTTTTATCTGATAAATTGTAATTGTATAAAATATCATTATTTACATAATTAAATGATTTAAAATCAGGTTTCATATAAGGCAATGTATCTCTACCATATATCTTTTGAAAACTATCTTTACATTTCATTGCACTTAAACCATTCTCACCATGGCCATAGGTTCCATTTGTATAAATAAATTTTTTATTTGACGATTTGTATAATAAATAATTTAAATGATCGCTTGGTCGTATATCACTGTATCTTTTATAAGTATTACTCATTAATAATGTATCATCTAAATCAAATACAAGAACTTTCATATAATTATATAAAAATATAATAAATTTGAAATTTTAAATAGATTTAAAAATTATCTAATTAATATAATCATAAAATGGCGGAATCAAAGATTACTGAATCAAAGATTACTGAATCAAAGATTACTGAATCGAAGATTCAAGAAAAAGAACTCCTACTATCAGAAGAAGAAAACAGATATGTTATCTTTCCAATTCAATATGATGATATCTGGAAAGAATACAAGAAAGCTATGGCAAACTTTTGGACTCCTGAAGAATTAGATTTATCTAAAGATTATGATGACTTTGTGAAACTTACCGATAATGAACGTCATTATATTGAACATGTTCTAGCATTCTTTGCTGCTTCAGATGGGATTGTTAATGAAAACCTAGTTGATAGATTTTGTAATGAAGTTCAACTTCTTGAAGCAAAATTCTTTTATGGATTCCAGATTGCCATTGAAAATATTCACAGTGAAACATATTCACTGCTAATTGATACTCTTATTAAAGACAATAAAAAGAAAGATAAACTATTTAATGCAATTGAAACTATTCCATCAATTAAAAAGAAAGCTGATTGGGCACTACGATGGATTGGTGATACTAGTAGTTTTGGTGAAAGGTGTATTGCTTTTGCAGCAGTTGAAGGTATCTTCTTTTCGGGGGCGTTCTGTTCAATCTTCTGGCTTAAGAAACGTGGACTTATGCCAGGTTTATGTCACAGTAATGAACTAATTAGTCGTGATGAAGGAATGCACACAGAATTTGCAATTCTAATGCATAGTTACCTTAAAAATAAACCGAGTAAAGAAAGAATTGTTGAGATTATCAGTGAAGCAGTAACTATTGAGAAAGAATTTATCACAGAATCTCTACCTTGTTCACTTATTGGAATGAATTGCGAACTTATGAAACAATATATTGAATTTGTAGCAGATCGACTTCTGCAAATGCTTAATATTGATAAGATCTATAATTCAAGCAATCCATTTGATTGGATGGAAATGATCTCTGTTCAAGGAAAAACAAATTTCTTTGAGAAACGTGTTGGTGAATACTCAAATACAGCAAATCCTGAAATGGAATCGAAACATGAATTTGCACTCAATGATGATTTTTAAAAATATTTCATTCTAACGTCTCTTCTTACTATTATTTAACAACTTATCAATATTTGTTTTACTTTTTGTTTTGGGTGTAATTTTAACTTTATTGTCTCGCGTTTTTAACTCAAACAAATTTTTTTCTTTATTATATTTCAATATTGTAATATCGATAATCTTATTTGTTTCAGTATCATATTTAATATCACTTTGTTTATTTAATAAATTACTTTGAAATGCTTTAATTACAATTGCTTCAAATTGTTTTGCAGATTCACCTTCTAATGAATTTTCTAAAATATAATTTTCGATATATTCATTTAATAATTGTAATCGACTACTTTTTTCTATTCTTGACCAACTTTTATTTGTAATATTTACACGTTCACTATCAACCATTTCCATTAAATCTTTCATATCTTGTGATGGATCATATTTTTTAACAACTTTTTGTTCTTGTTTTTCTTCAACAATTACCTCTTTAGATAATATATTTTTAAGGTCATTGGATTGATCATTATCCATATGTATATATTATATTTATCGACAATTCTTTAAATTAAATTATTATAAATTTAAATATTAGATATATTAGATGAGTAGCAATAAAAATGATAAAGAATTAAATATTGTAAAATTAGTTGCAAATATGGCTGAAGAAAAATACACAAATAAAATGACACCAAAAACTTTTAGTATTATCAAAACTGTTGAAGAATTTATTAGTAAAAACAATTTAATTTGTTATGGTGGTATGGCTATAAATAATATTTTACCTAAAAGTGATCAATTTTACAGTAATACAGAATTTCCTGATTATGATTTTTTTTCAAATGATGCTTTAAAACATGCAAAAGAATTAGCAAATATATATTATAAAGCAGGTTATGGTAATGTTGAAGCAAAAAGTGGATTTCATCCTGGAACATATAAAGTATATGTAAATTTTTTCAATATTGCAGATATTACACAATTAAATCAAATGTATTATGATAATTTAAAAAAGAAAGCGATTACTGTAAATAAAATTATGTATTGTCCGCCAGATTTTTTAAGAATGAGTTTATATTTAGAATTATCTAGACCTAAAGGAGATGTTTCTCGATGGGAAAAAATATTTCCTAGACTTAGATTATTAAATAAAAATTTTCCAATGAAAAGTAAAAAATGTCAAACTAAAAAAGAAACTATGAAAAAGGAGAATGTTGATAACTACAATAAAATAAAAGATTATTTAATTAAACAAAAAGTCATTTTTTTCGGAGGATTTGCAGATAAATTATATACTAAATATTCAAAAAACAAAAGTGTTTATAATCCAAATATTTTTGATGTTTTATCACCTGATGCTGAATTGTGTGCAAATAATTTAAAGAAAAATAATTCTGATATTAAAATTACAAAAAAGGAAGGTATTGGGGAATTAATTCCTGAACATTATGTAATTGAAATAAAAGATAAAATTTATGCAAATATTTATCAAAGTCAAGCATGTTATACATACAATAAAATAAAAGTAGGTAAAAATATTGTGAATATAGCGACTATATTTACTATCTTAAGTTTTTATCTTATATTTATATTTACAAACAATAAAATGTATGATATTGATAGAATATTATGTACAGCTCATATGTTACAAAATATTTATCTTAAAAATAGATTAAAAAATAGTGGTTTATTAAAAGTATTTACCATACAATGTTTAGGGGAACAAGAAACATTCGAAGACATATTACAAGAAAAACGAGATAAATTTAAACTATTAAAAAAGAATAGTCTAGAATATGAAAAATGGTTTATGAGATATATTCCAAAAGGATCAACAAAAGCTAAGAAAAAAACTAAAACAAAGAGAGGTGGTAGTAAAAAAAGAATGAGTAATTCTGGAAAAAAAACTAAAAAGAAAGATAGAACAATATTTTATTACGTTTATATGGAAAACTGCCCTTATTGTAAAGAGTTTGAAGAAAGTGGTGTATTTGAAGATTTACAAAAAGAATTCAAAGATATACAATTTCAAAAAATAGATGGTCCAAAGAATCTACGTTTAAAAAAAAAACACAAGATAAAAACTTATCCAGCATTATTACTTAAAAAAAATAATAAGACAAAATTATTTCCATCAGATGATAGAAACTTAGAAGATTTAAAAAAATTTATAGGATAATATTTAAAACAATAACGAGAAATATAATATAATGAATAGAGTCTTTCTAAGTAGTATTTCTGCTATTGCAGGTGGTGCAATTGTTCATGTGACTGAAAAAGAAACTATGAATCAGTTAAAAGAAAAGAATGATGAATATAAAAGATTAGTCAAACGATTAATGGATGAATTAAATAGAAAAAATCAAAAGATAAGGGATCTTGAAAAAAAGATTAAAGGAGAAAAAGAAGAAATAGAAGAAACAAATAATATAGATGTAAAACAAACATTAAATTTAGAAATAGACAGTTCAGATAGTTTTGACAGTTTTGAAGAATTTGATCAAAAGAAAGAGGATTCAGTTGTAGAGGATAAAACAGATGCAGAATCAGAATCTAGTACAGAAGAAGAATCTGGAGCTTTATTAGAAGAGGCAGAATCTTCTACGGAATCTTCTAAATCTGAATCAAAGTCTGAATCTGTTGATATGTCATCAAGTGTATCATTTGGTTGATTTTTTAAATTTAATCCTTTCATTAAACCATCTAATGATATATATCTTTGTTCTAAATTTTTATTAATTGTTTTTAATGTTGTAATTATAAAATGATATTCTTTTTTTAACATATTAATTATCATAATATAATTCAAGAAAATTGTATTGATATGTTTTGGTATATCTCGGTCACTACTTGTATTTAATAACCTTGAGAATACTGTACTATTTCTATTTGCTTCATCAACCATTTCTAAATAATTTGGTTTTGCTTTATTTGATAAATCTAATAATAAATAATTGTATGTAGGCTCTAATTCACTTGTAATATGAATTAATTTTTGAATATGCATATTGATTTTTTCTTTACAATCTGTGCAATTTGTATATAATAGCAATAATGTATCTTTAATATCACCATCCAATGCATATTCTTTATTTTGGACTGCTTGTTCCAATCCTTTCATTCCACCAATTAATTCATTGTATATTTTGTTATGATTAATAAATTCGTCATAATCAAAAGTTTCATTCATAGAGTTAAATATATTTTCAGGTTCTAATATTAATGACCATTCTTTAATGATACTTTCAATATAAGTTCGAATATAGAAGTTTTCTTTTACTAATCTCGTTACAAATGTTTCAATTTTTTCTTTAAATTTATTTAATATAGTTAACAAATTTGTATTTGTTGTTTTACATAAATGTAATAAATGATGTAAGAATGAAACATGATAAATAGTTGTTTGTGTTCTATTCTTAAGTTGAATTGAATGGTGAATATTCATTTCACCTTTCATGTATTTATCTAAAAATTCATCTGCTTTGTAATAATTAAGTTCTTCTTTAATATCAGACATTATTAATATATCATTTATTTTATTTTTATATTTTAATCATATTTAAAATCTAATGTATAATATAAAAATGATTGAGATTGATGACAGAATTGTAATGCTACTATTCATACTCTTTCTAGGGTATATGCTATTCAATCGGAGAGAAGGTTTTAATGTTGGTGGTCAAAATTTGGATTATAATGGTAGGTGTGATTGTTTAGATAAAAGTGATGCCGGTTGTATAAAAATTTGTTCCAATTCACCAAGCAAAGGTGTTTGTGAGAATGAAAAAGGATGTAAATGGACAGGTGTAATGGATCGTTTAGATGATATAGTTTCTATCCAGGGGAACCATTATTCTGATTTAAGGCTGAGAGTCGATAATATATTTAAAGACACATCAAACATTTGTTATGGCATTGGCGGGCGGCCTGCTAAAGGGCGGTTTCAAGAGTCTTGCAAACTCACACGTCCCTGAAAGAACAGAAAATTAAGGCAATCTTCTTCTTTATTTATATTTTATTTTTATATTTCGATCATATTTAAAATCTAATCAATTATTAAGTATGATTCGATTTGCTTTATTAGGTGATATGGGAACTGGTGATAATAATCAAATGAGAGTTGCAAAATCTTTAAAAAAAATAATTGATAGAGACCGTCTACAATTTGTTTGTGGTTTAGGTGATAATATCTATGATTGTGGTGTGCTTTCAGTAGATGATATACAATTCAAAAATAAGTTTGAAAAACCATATCAAAAGATTGATAATAAAATTAAATTTTACATGACATTAGGAAATCATGATTATGGTGAACATTATTGTAAATGTAAAGTTGAAGACAGAGAACATTTCCAAGTCAAATATGGTAAATTGTCTCAAAAACAAGGAAAGAAATGGTATATGCCTTCAAGGTATTATACGTTTAAGAAAGGTGATGTTGAATTCTTTGCATTAGATGCAAATGTTGATAAACAAACTCGAAAAGAAATAGACGATCAAATACGATATATGAAACCTAAAATTAAAAATTCTACTGCAAAATGGAAAATTGCTTACGGTCATCAACCATGGGTAAGTATTGGTGATCATGGCAATGCTCCTAAAAAATTAAATAAATATTTTACAGAATTATTTAGTGAAGGAAATATTGATATTTATATATGTGGTGACGATCACAATAAACAATTAATTAAAAAGACTTTAAAGAATGGTAAAGAAATGTTATTAGCGGTTTGTGGGACAGGTGGTAGAGAAACAGACAAACCTTATAATTTAGAAAATGTTGATAATCCAAATGATGATTTACATTATTTTTCAAGTACCTATGGTATTGGTGAAATAATTATAGATAATGATACATTAACTATTAAATTTTTTGATACAAGAAATAATTTAGAATATGAATATTCTACTAAGAAATGAATTAAAGAATTAACAAATAAAAAAATATTTAATAATATAAAATGGCAAAAGAAACGGAATTTGAACATCTACTTATATTCGGAATTATTGCATTTGTTGTCTATCATGTAATGATAGGAGGGGGGTATAGTTGTTGCTTCAATAATGGTTTTAGTGTTGGTATTAAAGAATCTAACTATAGAACCCCAGCATCGGGCAAGGAGGGGCAGTCTTGTTCCGAGGATTGGGAGTGTTCTGTTGATTCAATATGTAAATGGGTCGCATTGAACAATGGCGGCTTCGGTAAGCTTTGCCAAAGTGTACCCGGCGATCCGTTAAATAGAATATGCAAATCATGGGGAAGTGATGTACCATGCAATAATTATTGTTGTACTGGCCTTTTCGGTGGTATAATTCCGAATTGGGAATTATTGAGTAATAGACAAAGAGAAAATTATTGTAAAGACAAAGGGCATGGTGTGATACAATGTTATAGAACCTAATAGTAGTAAAGTTGAATATGAATATTCTACAAAGAAATGAATTAAAGAATTAAAGAATTAACAAATAAAAAAAATATTTAATATAATATAAAATGGTAAAAGAAATGGAATTTGAACATCTACTTATATTCGGAATTATTGCATTTGTTGTCTACCACTTCTTTTTAAGAAGATGTCCTTTCTGTGGATTAATTAAATCTCAATGTAGATGCTTAAGAGAAAGGTTTACACCTCTTGATACAATCCAAACAAGTTTAGATGAATCTATTAATAATCCAAGTTGCTGTATTTCTAATACTGCAGGTTATACTACAGATCCCATAGCTATACCGGAAGCTCCTGGTTTTGCAACAATCAGTGCTTATGCAAACCCTTGTAATTAATTTATTTCTCTAATTTAATAATTTAAATATTTATATATTCATATTATATAGATATGGTTAAAAGTAAAACATTAAATAAAAGAGGTGGTGCATCAACAGATTTAGTAGATATTATACAAGCATTATTAGAAATGAAAGTAATTATGTTTTTACCAAAAACATCTATAGTCACAGATCAAAGTAAATACAATACATACTTTTCTTCTGTTGATTCTAAAACATTATTGTATTTAGTCAAAGAATATGATGTAGGTAATTTACGAGCGATTCAACAAATATTTGGCGGTCCAGGGAGAGATAATCCACCTCAAATACAAAATGCAAGTGAAAAATTATTAGAAAATTTAAATTTAATTAAACCAGATTTAAATAATGTAAAAGATTTTCAATATTATGAAAAATTTTTAAAATTAAATGCTAATTTACAATTATTAGAAGGTGAAATAAAGGGAATGAAAAATGAAATAGATACAGCAAATATGCAACTCAGTAATTTTCAATGTATTGAAGGTTTAGATAATGAAAAAAATGAATTTTTAACAAATTTTATATTAGATTGTAGTAAGTATTGTAATCGTGATGTTGATTGGTATAGAGTTTTATTAAATATAGATAAATTAGATGAAGATTTTGAAACAGAAGTATTAAAGTTAGTAAATAAAAATACTTTACAATTAGATTATAATAGTATAAAGAATGTTTTAAACCAATTAGAGAGTAATACTGAATTAAAAAATATATTTCGAGATAGATTAATGGAATGTTCAAAAAGTCCATATTCATTTTTTGATACATTAACAGGTTCAATATCATTTGATAGTTTAAATGATTGTCAAAAATGTCACAACGATTGTATTTTATATTTAAATGACAATTATAAATCTTTTTTAATGAATGATACTGATGGTATTGGAATAAGTAATAAACTAAAAGCATTAATGTATTGTGAATTTAGATTGTATCAATTAAGTAAAGCTATATCACTTGAGGCTTTACGTATTAAAAAAAAGAAATATTCTAAAGTTAAAAATATTTTAAAGAATTTATCAAGTAAAGAAAAGAAAGAAATTATACAAAAGAATATAAATGAAAAGAAAAGAGGTGAAAATATATTGAAAGTACAAAAATTAGAAAAAAAACAAAAAGAAGATGCAAAAGAATTAGATAAATTAATAAGTGAAAAAACAAATAATGTTTTGTATAAGGGTGATAAAAAAGGTGGTTCTAGAGGAGGAGCAGATATAGATGAAAATTTAATGAAACAAAATATAATATCACAAATATTACAAGTATTGGCGAATGATAAAAGTATCAATAATCCAGGATTACAACAACAAATAGATAAGATTAAAGTCGATAATCCTATAGCAAACGTAGTAGGTAAACCGAATCCTTTAGCAAACGTAGTAGATAAACCGAATCCTATGGCAAACGTAGTAGATAAACCGAATCCTATAGAAGGATCCAAAAATAATATAGTAAATGTTCCAAATGCCCCTATTATTGATAAACCATCTATGGTAGATCGACCGTCTATGGATAAACCTATTAAACAACCTTTAGAAAATCCTATTAAACAACCTGTTATCAATAAACCTGTTATAGATGAAATTGTTCCAAATTGTACAGCAATTGCAAAAGATATTATGGATGGTAAAATAAATGAGACAAATTTTCTTTATTTATCTCCTCAATGTGATACACAAATAATGAATGCTTTAAAAAGCAGTCGATAAAAATATATATTAAACAATATTTTAAATAACGATTTATTCAAATGAAAATTTAAAATCTTCATCTTCACAGCCTTCTTCTTCTTCTTCTATTTGATCAAATAATAGATCAACATTCTTTTCTTCAACTTCATCTATTTCATCTTCTTCTTCATCTTCAAGTAGATCCATTAATTTTTCTTCATCTAATAATATATCACAATTATTAGTTCCAGCATGTATCTTTTGTCCCATCATAATATTACTTGATACACCTGTTAATTTATCATATTTACCAAATAATCCTGCATTAATTAATTCTTCAGTTGTATTTTCAAAACTACATTTTGCTAATGGTCCAATATCAGCTGTACTTACACCTTGACGATTAATTGAAATTAGTTGTCCTGTTGATGTCATTACATCACATAGTAATTCAATATGACGACTATTAATATATTCTTCAAATACTTCATCTAATTGTTCAATAAGCAAATTACGTGTAGCTTCAATTCCAAATAATTCAAATGTTTCAATAATATCATTTGATGTTGTTTTTGTTGAATCAATATAATCTTTTGGTAGAATATCAATTAGATTTGTTCCATCTGTTTCAAGGATCCACCGTTTCGTTGGCACTAATTCATTCTCTACCTTTTCACTATGAATTATATTCTTTTTCTTCTTAATATCTTCATAACCAGATATTTCACTCATTACAATACTTGATATATTTTCAACACCTTTAATAACTACATTTTCTAATAAATCCTGTTTAATATTTTTAAATGTAGAAATAATATCACTTTGATCTTCAAGACCATTTAGTTCATCAATATCACCCTTAATATCTGATATTATACTAATTCTACCAATTAATTGTTTACTATTCTCATCACAATAGACAAATTTAATTCTTTCAGGATTGTATTTCATAATTGCTAAATAAACATCTTCCATAATAATACTTTTATCTAACATTAATTCTTTATTAAATACAAATCGAATTACCCACGGACTTGTTTGTTCGATATCTACATCACTTAATTCTAAGAACTCTCTATAAATACTTAGAAATTGTTCATCTTCTTCAATATCTGTTTCATAATTGGTATTATCTGGATCAAAATGAATTTCACTTTGCAATACAATATCAGTTAATTTTGTATATTCTAATGAATTTTTAATATAATTACATTTATTTTTATCCGTATTATATTCTTCATCTAAATAAATCTTAACACTAGGCGATTTAATATTTTTAGAGATATGTAAAATTTCCCTTAATCTAGGAATACCACGAGTAACATTCGATTTAGCACTTACACCAGCATAATGAAATGTATTTAATGTCATTTGTGTTGCAGGTTCGCCAATACTTTGTGCTGCAACTGCTCCAACCATTTCACCTGCACCAATTTTAGATTTATAATATGTTAATTTAATTATCTTTATTATTTCATAATATATTGCTTTTTGAATTCTATATTCTTCAATTAATATCTTTGGATTTAAATGAATATCAATTAAAATATTGAAAATTCGATTATTCCGAAAAGATTCTGTAACATATAATGTCTTTTTTAATTCATCATTAGCTTCAATAATCTCTAATGGCGATATTGTTGATTTATGTTTTGGTTTTAAACCACATTTATTTTGAATGATTCTTTGTATATGAACAGGAAACATAATATTATTTTCAATTTCATAGTTGAAAATATCTTTGATTAGATATTCTTGAATTGATACTATATTTTTAAAATTTTCTTCTAATATAGTTTGATAATTCTTGACATTCTTTAAACTTAGTATTGTTTCTTTATTTAATACTTTTTCCCATGCATATGTCGCTTCAAATAAGAATTTATGTACTAATCCCTTTGTATCTAATTTTGTTACAATTAGTGGTTGTGATTCTACAAATGTAGCATCCATTCCATCATTACCATATATAAATTGAACTATAATATTAGAACTAGTTCTAACAGAGAAATCATAATCTACTTTTAAATCTTCCATTGATTTCATTAATTTTCTTTGAATATAACCCGTTTCAGATGTTTTTACTGCTGTATCAATTAAACCTTCTCTGCCACCCATTGCATGAAAGAAGTATTCTTGTGGCGTTTGTCCACTAATAAATGAATTCTCTACAAACCCCCTTGCTTCAGCAGAATCATCATACTTATAATAATGGGGTAATGTTCTTCCTTGAAATCCATATGGAATACGTTTACCATCTACATTTTGTTGTCCTAAGCAAGCAACCATTTGAGCAATATTTGTAGCTTTACCCTTAGATCCAGAATTAATCATATTAATTGCACGATTTGTCGGTTCTAAACTAGATAAACCAATTTTACCTGTATCTGCTAATGTTTTATTTAATACAGAATTTACTTTACTCTCAAAATATGATTGATTTGTTTCACCTGTATAATTATCAAAGATATTCAGATGAATTTCTTGCATTATTTCTTCAATTTCTTTCTTTTTTGATATGATTGTTTTCTTAATCTTTCGATTTGTTTTATCATCTGCAATCATATCACTAATACCAACACTAAAACCATCAAGCAATAGAAAATATGTTACAATCTTCTGTAAATCATCAATAAAATCTTTTGTTCTTTCAGACCCAAAATCATTGAAAATTGTATGAATTAATCCTTTTGATGTTTTTGTAAATAATCCTTTATCTAATGCTCCTTGCTCTAACATACCATTCATAATCTTTACATAATTCATTTTATCTCTTTTATCTTCACATAAACTATTTTCCATTTCTAAATTAATTTTTTTAGGTAAAATATAACTTAATACTTGCTTCCCTGACCATAGTTCTATAACATTTTTATTTAATTTATATTTTACATCAGGTTCAGGAATAGGTCTACCAAAAGTAGATAAATCGCATAATATATTCATTAATTGACTTCGAGTAAATAATGAAGCATCTACAATTTTATTTTTAATTGTTCCAGGTTTACTTTTATCTTTTTCTACTAAAATATTATTTGTATTATTCATACTTACAATACCATTCTGTGAAGGCATTACATATTTAAATTTAATATCACGCGTTAATTTATTAATCCCTAGTAATGTATCTTGAACAATTGTAATAATAGGTTTATTTTCACGCGGAGATATAATCTGTTTATTTACATTAATTATTTCTTTTAATTCAATAAATGTTTCAATACTTTGAGGAACATGCATATTCATTTCATCACCATCAAAATCAGCATTATATGGCGGTGTAACTGAAATGTTTAATCGAAAAGTATTTCCTTCCATAACTTTTACACGATGTCCCATCATACTCATCTTATGTAATGAAGGTTGTCTGTTAAATAATACATAATCATTATCTAATAGATGTCTATTTACAATATCACCATTTTCTAATACAATTGTATTTTTATTTTGATTTGTAATAGTAATTTTAATATTTTCTCTTTTTTTGAAAATATTTTTAACACCAGGCCATTCTTCTCCATTTTCAAGTAGTTTTTGTAACTTTTCTATATTATAATCATTTACTTTTTCTGGAAATGTTAGATTTTTTGCAATTTTAATTGGAACACCTAATTGATCTAATTCTATATTAGGATCTGGTGTAATAACACTTCTTGCTGAAAAATCAACACGCTTACCCATTAAATTATTTCTAATTCTTCCATCTTTACCTTTTAATCTTTGCATAATAGATTTTAAAGCCCTTCCAGATCTATGAGATGATTGAGCAACTCCGGGAATATCATTATCAATCATAGTTGCAATATGATACTGTAACACTTTTTTCCAATCTGCAATTGTTTCAGTTCTAGCATTACTATTTATTTTTTTCTTTAATGTATTATTTGTTTTTACAATATCTGATATTTTATGGGTTAAATCATCATCCATTCTTTGAGAATTATCTTGCTTAACAGATGGCCTAACAGATGGCGGTGGAATAGGTAATACTGTACATATTAACCATTCAGGTCTACACCATTCTGAAGAAAATCCTAAATATTTTGCATCTTCATCTGTTATTTTTTCTAATATTTGTTTGATATATTCAATTTCAATAATTTGTGTTTTAACTTCAGAATTAACATCTAATCTTTTCCATTTTGCTTGTATACCTGTTAATCCATCTAACTTATAATTATCAGGTTGTAAACATCCACAACCATCTTCTGTTTCTTTTCCACAACGATTTACTTTTTGACATAAATGATATATTTCATTAAATCTAATATGAGATGGTTTCTTAAATATATTTTGATTTACAATACTTTCTTTATTAATTAAAAGTTTACTACACCGAAAACATACACACTTTAAGATCTTGATTAATGTATTTATAAAATGATAATGATATACTGGTGTTGCTAATTCTACATGACCAAAATGTCCTGGACAATTTATATTATTTTGACCACATGTTTTACATATTTTTCCCATATCAGTAATACCCATTCTTGGATCAAAAATCCCTTTAATAACTGGAATATCTTTATCATAAGTATCATGTTTTGTAATCTCAACTACAGACCTTTTTCGAATTTCATCAGGACCCATTATACTAAATTGAACACCAGTAACATTGTTAATATCTGGTTCAGTATTCATATATATATATAATATTTATCTTTTTTTTAAGTTTATTATCTAATTTTCAAATTTTATTTGCCATCCAAATTTTTTATTTTATTTAAAAGTAAAAAAATAATAATATATAACTTATCTATGGTAAATATCCATCAAATGAAAACAAGATCAAAGAAAGACAAGGATAAAGATAAAGATAAAGATAAAGATAAAGGAAAAAATCAAAATAATGATAATAAAGGTGGTGATAATAGTGATGATGAATATGATGAAATCGATGAACATGGTAATCTAAAAGGATTTATTGATTATGATTGCGATGAACCATTTGATAAAAATATGTTTAATGAAGAAATTGATAGATTAAAAAAGAAAAGAAAAGGTAATACATTACAAAATCCAATATTACAATCACCTATTAAAAAAAGTAGATCTAACCTTGATTTATCAAAGCTTTTAATTAATTACATGGTTAAGAATGCAAATGAAATTAAAAAGAAAAATGATAAAGAAAAAAAGAAAAATATTATAGTAAAAGAAGATACTGATGAGGAAAAAGAGGAGCAAGGGCAAGGGCAAGGGCAAAGAGGGGGGCAAGGGCAAGAAGAAATAGATGATTCTTATTCAGATATTGATTTATCATCCGATTCAGATACAGATATATTAAGTCAACCGAGTAGTGATGAGTCTGAAGAAAAGTATGATGAATATGATAATGAATATGATGATTTACTTTATAATAAAGGTGGACAAGATGATTTTGAATATTTTAAAAATTTAACTATAGACTCTAAAAAAAATATTTTAATGCAAATGAAAGAAATAAATACAATTAATGATCGCAATGTTCCACTTAAATTTAAAATTCTACATTCTGATATGGATATGCATACAAAATCAATTGCAATATCACAAATTGATAAAATTGAAGAATTAGATCCTTCTTCTGGTGAATATGGTAAAGTTGATCAATGGATTAATGGATTAATCCAAATACCTTTTCAAAAATATATTGAATTGCCTATTAATGACAATTCAGATAGTCTAGAAAAAAAAAGTTTTTTAAAAAATACAAATGATATTTTAGATCAGGCAATTTATGGTCATCGAGATGCAAAAAGTCATATTCTACAAGTTGTTAGTAAATGGATAAAGAATCCTAAATCAAGTGGTAATATTTTAGCATTACAAGGACCGATGGGTAATGGAAAAACAACCTTAGTAAAAGAAGGAATTGCTAAAGCAATCGATCGTCCATTTGCTTTTATAACATTGGGTGGAGCATCAGATAGTTCATTTTTTGATGGTCATAATTTTACATATGAAGGTTCACGATGGGGTCGTATTGTAGAAATCCTTATTGAATCTAAATGTATGAATCCTATCTTTTACTTTGATGAATTAGACAAAGTTAGTGATACTTATAAAGGTCAAGAAATTATACACTTATTAACACATTTAACAGATCAATCACAAAATGATAGATTTCAAGATAATTACTTTTCTGGTATAAATCTTGATTTATCAAAAGCACTATTTATTTTTTCATTTAATGATGAACATAAAATAGACAGAATTCTTAAAGATAGAATGTATGTTATTAATACAAAGGGATTTAATACAAAAGATAAAATAGAAATTGCAAATAATTATCTACTACCTGAATTATTAAATACATTTAAATATCACGATAATATTGTTTTTAATAATGATATTATTGAACATATTATTGATAATTTTACACACAAAGAACAAGGTGTGAGAAATCTAAAAAGATGTTTAGAAACAATTATTTCAAAAGTAAATATGTATGAATTACTTTATGATAAAGAAAAAAAATGTTGTGAAATAAATTTACCATATGAAATCGAAAATTTCAATATTCCATATCATGTTCAAAAGGATGATTTAGATATTTTACTTAAAAAAGTATATGAAGAAGGAAAACCACCTGAACATATGTATGTTTAATTATTTTTACACCCTTTAATTGCCCGTTTTGGAGGTTTAAATCCTCTTTTTGTATAAATACTACTTAAACATATCGGATATTCTGATCCTTTTTTACTCCGTTTATTATTACTATTACTCCGTTTATTACTATTACTCGGTTTATTACTCCGTTTATTACTCGGTTTATTATTATTACGATAATTTCTAGCTTTTATCCCTTTAATACATTTACACAATTTCTTTTTTAATGTTCTATCTAAAATTTTTTTGTTTTTCTTAGATAATTTTCCTTTTTTCTTTTGTTGGATTAATTTTTTGTATTTTTTCTCTGTTAAAATTTTCTTTCTACTATGTTTGCCACTCCCCTTTTGTTTATATTTACATGTTTTTTCATGTTCTAATACATCTTGATATTCTCCTCTATATCCACAACCATATTCACATAAAAATTCATTTTTATCATCTATAAAATATCTATAAAATGTTTCTTTATCTATTTTTTGATTATACTCCGGTTTATATTCATCTATTTTTTGTAATATAGCTTCTTGGGGTTCAAAATCGATATCTTCATCATGTAGTTTTAATGCTAATGGATCAACCAAATAAACAGAATCTAATTCTAAATAATCCTTATAATAATTGTAAAAGAATGTTAATTCGATGGATATATTATATAAATCTGGTACTCCTTCACGAAAATTTCCTCTACTATTACTCTGGGGTCCAATGCAAACACTTTTATTATTCATCCTACAATGTAAAAACTCTTTGGGATTTTCATGTATAGTTTTTATAATTTTTGTTACAGGTAAATCTTTTTTTAAACGAAAAGCATATAAATAACCAAATCTTGGATATTGTTTTTTTAATAATGATGATAAATTCTGTATTAATTCTAATATATACCATATTGATATACTTGTATCTAGACCAAAGAATGTCATTTTATTTTTTAAATCTGATAAAAATGGATGTTTAAGTGATCCATGATATAACATTGTTCCTTTTGGCAAATATTTTTTCCCATCAACTTCTATTAATTGATCTTCCATATATACTAAAATTTTATCTCTTAGTTCTAACCACTCACTTTTATCTTTATTCATAAAGGATTGATAAAATGATCTATCCCATGGATTATGTGTTAATGTATCTTTTAAATGATGTGATTTTAATATTGATCTATCCATAATTTATTGAATATTTAAAATTTTCCATTATTTTTATTTTGAATTATTTTTTGATTTTTTTAAATCCGTTTAAAAATAATATCTAAATTGAGTAAAATGGCTAAATATGGAAATCGAGATTTTAAATGGAACATTTCTCAATCTGAAGGTAAAAAATTAGCATATGATTCAATAAAACAGATATTAATTGAATCTAAAAATAATCTTTTAGAATTAAATGAGTTAATTGTTTTAATAAATCAGAGGACCAAACATTTAGTCATTAAAAATTTTACTAAAAGAAGAAATTTAATAAATTATCTAAAAATTAATTATGGGGGGATTGTTAAATTTTTAGATGATTATGATATATTTGGCATTCTTAAAAAAGAAAATAAAATGTATGTTAAACTTATTGATGATTTTTTAGATGAATGGGTTCTTATTGATGATGATTTAGATATTTAATGATAATAAATTAATAAAATCTATATTTACGTTTGCTTTTACTGCTTCTGCGTTTTCTACCACTACCTTTTTGTTTTTTTTCAGTTAACATACGCTTTTGAACATCCGGGGCATATTTTTCAGTATATTCTGGTAAATAACCTGTTATTTTATCAAATAAATCAGGTTCATCAATTAAATTAAATGCAGATTCTTCAGCTAAACGTGGGTGTAAGGATTTTGCAGTTGCTAAACGTTGTTCTGTATTTTGCATTATATTTTTTTCTTTAATATAAGATTCTAATAAATCGACTGCTCTATTTAAGCCAATCGCTTTAGCATATTCTATTATAGTATATTTACTTTCAGGATAATTTTTATTACTCCAAAGATGATATGGATCTGCCCCTGCATCTAATAATACCATCATCATTTCTAAATTTTGTTCAACAGTTGCTTGAAATAATGGTGTTTCATTATCATAATCAGGAATATTAGGGTCTGCACCACTATCTAATAACAATCTAACACTTTCCGTATTACCATTATATGATGCTTCTATTAATGCTGTTCGACCATAAATCGTATCTACTTTATTCGGATCTGCACCACTATCTAATAATAATTTTACAATTTTTATAGCACCATTTTGAGAAGGTATAGTTAATAAATTTCGTCGATATTTTGGATTATTTGGATTTATACCATGACTTAATAATAGTTTTACAATTTCTATATTATCATCATTGCCAATTATATTAAATATTGATGTTTCAATATCACCATCTTTATCTGTTTTATTAAGGTTATAACCAGCATCTAATAATAATTTTGTAGCAACTAATACTTTTTCTGGGGGTCCGTCATAATCGGAGTCTATAATCCATTCCAAATTTGTTTCACAGTTATATATATTTGGATCTGCCCCTGCACTTAGTAACAATTCAATCATTTCTAAATTTACTATTTCACAAGCAGCAGTTAATGGTGTATAATTACAAGTATCATCATTTGTTAAATTAGGATTAGCTCCTGCATCTAATAAAGTTTTAACACATTTTACATTTTCACTATTTACAGCTAAATATAAAAGTGTTCTACCATCATCTATTTTAATATTCGGATCCGCTCCATTTTTTAATAAAGCATCAATTATTTTTATATAATAACTTTCATTATGACTCATTATATATATATATAATAGATATTAAATATTTAACATTTTAATACTTTTTTCTTTCATATCCATCATTGCCCGTTCATTAATTAAAAAGGTTCCTGTAGGATTATAATCTTCAATAAATCTGAAATCTTCTCGTTTCTTTTCTTTTTGTTTTGGCAACACTTTCTTATTCTTAATATCCCATGAAATATAAATCCAATTTGGTGGAAATTGTTTTAATATAAATCCATTTTTTTTTAAACTAGATATTAAATATTCTTTTAATTCTTTGATATCATATATTGGAACACCTATAATAAATCCCGGTACTTCATAAATACATTCCGTTTTTCTATTTTGTGCATATAATTTAATTTTATTATGACATCTTAATAATATTTTATCAAAGGTTTCAAACTTTTTTAATTCTTTTCTTCTCGATGACTCATATAACTCATGTATGTTTAGTTGTGACATAGTTATTAATAGAATATAAAATATTTTAAGTTTATTAACATCAAATATTTATAAACTATATTTTAATGGAAATAGATACTTTATTTTTATCTGGTTGTGGAACAAAAGGTAATGCATTTATTGGTTCATTAAAAGCATTGATTCGACATAAAACAATTGATTTTGAAAAAATTATTAGATATGTTTGTTGTTCAGGAAGTAGTATAATTGCTTTATTATTAATTTGTAATTATCCTATAGATACAATTCATAAATTATCAGAACGATTGAATTATGATGAATTATTAGATCTAAATGATTTAGATATTTTATTTAACAATCAAGGTGTTTTTTCAAATAAAAAAATAGGTAAATTAATTGAATGTATATTACACAAAAAATTTAAAAAGAAAAAAATGACATTAAAAGAATTTTATGATTCGACAAAAAAAGAATACTTTTGTAAAGTATATAATTTATCTGAAAAAAAAGAAGAATATTTTTCATATCATAATCATCCAAATTTAAGGGTATCTTCACTCATTCAAATGACAACATGTATACCATTTTTTTTTAAACCTATCAAATACAATAATTTATATTATATTGATGGTGGAACATTATGTTCAATGTCATTTTTAAGAGGTTATCCAAATTATTTAGGTATTCACATCCGCACTGATAAAGAAACTAATATAGAAAATATGAATTTTTTTGAATATATTACTTATTTTAATAATTGTTTATCAAATAATTGTAAATTTAAAACTAATAAAGAAAATGAAATGAGAATTATCAATATATATTGTATTAATATACCATGTGTTAAATTTGATGTTTGTAAAGATGAAAAAAGTATTCTAATTGATAATGGATATCAACAAACTGTTCAACATCTTAAAAAATTTGATATTTTAAAAAAATAATATTTTACTCTTTTATTTTTTCACTTACCATATCTATTTTATCTTCTTTTATATCAACTTTAATACCTTTTAATATTTCTTGTATATTTTCCGATTTTTTATCTTCTTGTATATTATTAGGTATATTATTAGGTATATTATTAGCCATCATAAATCTTTGATTATTACATTCACCTTTACTATTATTATCATCAACTTTTCCAGAGAATTCTCTAGATATTTGTCCATTTTTAATCTTTTCAATTCTATTACAAAATGTTCTAAAAGGTTGACTATGATCACAATAATCTTCATATTTCCCTGACAATTGAAAATATTCCCATGCCTCACTCTTTAATTGTTCTGTTGTTAAAGAATAATCATAATATTTTTTATCGAGTGAAAATAGTTGAATAAATCCATTACTTGCTGTAACTATTAGTGATATACCCCATGAAGACCAAAATAATATATTTTCAAAATTATCTGGTAACGATTCTTCATCCATTTGTCCAATTGATAAAATTGCTGGTAATAATATTGACCCTGTAGTGACCATGAATCTTAATGTATTATAATACATCTTTACATTATCTCTTTTATAATCATAATACATTATTTCATTTAAAAAACGACTTTTTAAAATTGTTTTGTCTATAGGAGATAAATCAGATTCCTCTATAATAGTATTAAAATTTTGATGCGACATATCTCTAGCTGTTTCATTCGGATGCCTTTTCATATATTATTATATAAATTATATTATTGTTTGAAAAAATTTGATATTTTTAAAAAATAATATAATTAAATATAAAATATAAATAAAAATGAATCAATCATTTTTAATTAGAAACATTCCAAAAAAGATTCAAAAACAAAAGAGATATGAAATAAAATTAATAAATGAAAATCTCAAATTAAAAGAAGAATTAAATCTATATAAATCAGTTCATAAAAGTCATCCAAATTCAGCAATTTGTAATTTATATATTAAAAAGAAAAGGGGAAAGAAAGTATGGATTGATAAGATTATACAATATTGGGAACTAGAAGAATTAGATGTAGATGAAGATGTAATTAAATGGCTAAAACCTATCCGTTGTGAAAGATAAATTATAGTTTATAATGAAATGGAAATTGTTCCGAAAATTGAATTACATCTCTTTTTATTTGTTGTAATTCAATTGCATCTGCTATTTCATTCTCATCATATTCATTATTTAAATATCTTTGAATTTTCTTTTTAAAATCTACTAATTTTTTTTCTTTAATATTTTTTGCTACTAAAATTGCTCTATTTATAATATTTGCTAATTCTTGACAATGAAATTCTTTTAATCCTCTGGTTGTAATTGCACATAAACCAATACGAATACCACCTGGGGATAATGCACTTTTATCACCAATAATAGAATTTTTATTAACACTTATACATACATTTTCTAATATACTTTCCACTTTACTACCCGTTATTTCTTTATCTCTTAAATTAACTAATAGTAAATGATTCTCTGTTCCATCAGTAGATAATTTATATCCTAATTCTTTTAATTTATCTCCTAATTCTTTTGCATTTTTCTTGACTTGTCGGATGTAATTTTTAAAATCATCTGTCATAGCTTCTTTTAATGCTACTGAAACAGCAGAAATTACATTATTATGAGGTCCTCCTTGTAATGATGGAAATACTGAAAAATCAATTTTATCAGAAAATTCTTTTCTACAAAATATCATTCCAGAACGTGGTCCTCTTAAACTTTTATGAGTTGTTGTCGTTACAATATCAGCATATATAAATGGATTATTTGCATTTTTAGTTGCTACTAAACCAGCAATATGTGCCATATCTACCATTAAATATGCTCCAACTTCATCTGCTATATTTCTAAATTTTTTATAATCCCAGTCTCTAGGATATGCAGATCCACCAGCAATAATTAATTTTGGTCTAAATATTCTTGCTCTATTATATAATCCCTCATAATCAATCAATCCTGTTTCACTATTTATTTCATATGGTAATGATTCAAAATAAATACTTGTTGCTGAAACCTTTTTGTTACCATTATAAAAACCATGTGTTAAATGTCCTCCACTCGGTAAATCTAAACCCATAATACGCGAATGTGGTTCTAATAATGCTGTATAAACAGCAAAATTAGCAGGAGACCCTGAATATGGTTGGACATTTACATGCCATTCATTTGTATCTAATTCAAATAATTCTAATGCTCTTTTTTTACATAATAATTCCATTTCATCTATATATTCATTTCCTCCATAGTATCTTCTACCAGGTTGACCTTCACTATATTTATTTGTCATAATAGATCCTAATGCTTCTAATACACCGATTGATACAAAATTTTCACTTGCAATTAATTCAATGCCATTCTTTTGTCTATCATATTCGTTTTGTATAATTTCATATACTTCAGAATCTGATACATTCAAATATTCCATTTATTATTAATAATTTATTATTTCTTTATATTAATAATTATTACTTTTATTAATTACTTTTTACCGATCCAATGATTGATGACACCACTGTGTCGTTTATTTAGATGTTCAATCCATTCTTCTATGAATTCTTTTGAATCATGCCAATCGCCATAAGAAGTATGATTTGTTGATAGATTTATCCATTCAATTCTGTATTGTGTCATCTTTTAATATTATTCAATTTTAATATTTAAATATATAATATTTCTTTATACAAATGAATATAAGAATTTTTTCATCAAAGCAAAATACATGGTGTTATAAACAAGGATTTTATCAAATACCACCTTTAAAAAAATGTATCTTAAGTTATAGTAAATGGTTTCAAGAAATAAAAAAACCATTAAATCGTATAGATAGACAAAAGAAAATTAAAGAATTTTTTGATCAATTTTAATATTTAAATATAATTTGTATAAATTATTTATATTATATAAAAATGATTCGGGCCTGTATTTTTGACCTTGGAGGAACTATTGTTGATAGATATTCTTTAACACCATTTTTGTCTTTACAAAAAATTTTTTCAGATAAACATGTAAATATTAGTAATAGACTCATTTTTAAAGATATGGGTAAAAATAAACGAGAACATATTACAGATATTGTCAATAATAAAAGTGTTAAATATCAATGGGAAAGAATATATAAAAGAAAACCACAAGAATATGATATTGATACTTTATTTAGAGAGTTTAATAAAATTCAAACAAATTATTGTTCAACTTTAATGACAATTTTACCTGAAACACGCGAATGCATTGAATATCTACAATACAATAAAATTTTAACAGGCGCTACAACTGGTTTCAATGAACAAAATATGCACATAATTCGAAAAAAATTAGAATTTCACAATCTCCATTTAGATAGTTATGTATCTTCAACATGTTTAGATACTCAATCACGTCCTTATCCATATATGATTCAAGAAAATATGAATCGATTAAATATAAGGAATCCTAGATCTGTAATTAAAATTGATGATACAGCAATTGGTATTCAAGAAGGTCAAAATGCAAATTGTTGGACAGTTGGCGTTGTTCGATGGTCATCAAATATGAAAATTCAAACAATTGAAGAAGCATATAATTTGGAATTATATCAACTACAAGAAAATTTTAAAAAATGTAAAGAAACATTGATTGCAACAGGGGCTGATTACGTGATTGATACACTCGATGATTTACCAAATGTAATACGTGATATTAATATGAGATCTTGATTTAATCTACACTATATTCTTCAAAAACAATTTCCGGATCTCGTTTATCTTGTAATAGAGTAGGATTAGTATTCCTTTTTATTACACTTGACTTTATACCAGCAATAATATATAAAATTTCAATCAATGAAATTCTTTTTTTTGGATTTGGTTCTAACATTGAAACAATTAAATCACGGAATGTATATTTTACATTAATTTTTGATTTATCATCAATAAAATCTGCTAATATAACTTCTTCTATATTTATACTAGATAATAAATCGGGTACAGTTATATTAATCCATTCTATAAAATTTTTGCGTTTATTATGTTCATCTACTATATCCCATGCAAAGTCTCTTGTATTTAATTGTAATAATTGTAAAGCAACTATACCTATACCCCATACCATTGTTTTTTCTGTACAATTATTAGTAGTTCTAAACATATGTTCTGGAGGTGGATATGTACAAGTTTCTTTTTTATTGAGAAAACATAATCCTCCTAAATCACCTAATGATAATTTTATTTTATTATTTTTATAACATTTATATAAAATATTTCTATCTTTAATATCTGTATATGCATATCCAAGTTCAAATAAACATACCATTATATTAGTTAAATCTTCTATAATATCTTTTATTTTATAGGGATCTTTAATTTCTGGTAATTTATCTAATGAACCATCCATACTATCCATAATTGCAACAGTTTGCTTTTCTTTCTTATAATTATTATTTAATTCTATTATTTTTGCATTTACTGTATTACAAAATCCTCTACCTAATTTTTTATTTATCATATTAATAGTATTTATTTCATTATCTGTTTTTTTCTTGTATACTTTAACTGCTACAGAATAATATAAATCATTCGGCTTTCTTGGCCTTTGCCATTGTGTTTCACCTGTTGCTTCATTACCATAATAAGTACCACTTTCTGTTTTTTTTACTGTCCAACCTTCAGGTAAATCAGTTATAGACGAATATCTATAAACAGTTCCAAATCCTCCACTTGTAACTTCTTCAATAACAGGTAATTCAATCCCTCGATAAGATATTAAACCAGGTATTTTTGTTAATATATCATTGTCTATATATATGTTTTGATGATCTATAGTATCTTTTGATTCTTGGATATCATCTAAATCTATTAATTCCGTTTTCATAGTTAAATCACATGATTCTACTGTTATCCCTTCTTCAAATACAGGTGTATCTGGTATTATATCTGATTTACTAGATCTCACTGAATCACTTTTATTGGTATTTCTCCTTAAAGAATTACTTGATGGACTTTTAAATAAATCAGGTAATACTTCATCACTAAATTGTTCAAATCTATAATCACCAGGACTTTCTTTTACTATATTTGATTTTTCAATTTGTTTCAATACACTATTTCTATTACTAGCTGTATTTTTAATCCAACGTTTTGTTAAAGGATTATATAATCTTTCCCCTGAATTTGTCTTTTTTGTTCTATATACCTGTGACTTATATGTTAAATCTTTATATTTACTTTTTTGAGGGGACCCGCCTTTCTTTTTTTTCATTGTTTTCTTCCCCTTCATATAATATTATATAATATTATATAATATATTTTATTCATATGTATCATCATTTACTCTCATGTCATTTGTAGTTTTGTTGCCTATTGCAAATAATTTTATAAATTTACAAAAATCACTTTGAACAATACTTTTTAATGTCATTCTTCTTTGAATATTCATTTGTTCTGGATTTAAACTCCTATTCATTTGGAATGGCATTCTTAAATATTTAGGTGAAAAGATTTCTAAAGATATTTCTAATATATCTAAAAATATATCAGATAATTCTGCATTACTTTTTTGATTTAACATTGTAAAAAATTCCCTTAAAGGCATATCTAATCTATAATTTGGTATATGTAAAATAAAAACTTTATCACAAGTGGTGACAAATACATCATCTAAATAACTATATATACGTTTCATACTTACACCGTTACGAAGATATTCATCTAATTCTCTTTCAAAAAAAGTATTCCATTTTCTGTTATTCAAATAACGATTTACAGTACGTATAGATCTTATAGTATCTCGAATACATATATATGGTATATGTTGACATATTCTAACTTTTTCTAAATAATCTGGATTAAAATAACATATTTTTGGAAATAATTCACAAAATTCTTTTAATCCTGAACATTCTTTTGTATAAAATTTATTGTATGGATGTTTATACCAATCCTCGCGTTCATCTACTATTTCTGTATATAATCTATGTTCTATATCTGTTGGTAACCATTCTTCAGCTCTAGAACCTAATGGTAATTCTTCTGGTTCCGGTTCTGGTTCTGGTTCTAAAGAACCATTTGAAGCTCCTCCTTTCATTTTTTTAGGTTCTTTTATTGATTTACCGATCTTTTCAATTATATCATGTGATAATTCATCAAATCTAGTAGGTTTTCTTTTTAATCCTTGATTATAAAATGATCTACTAATTGTTAATTTACGATTTCTTTTTCTTAATTCTAATTCACTTGTTATATTATTTAATATATTTGATAATTCATTTTTTAATTCATTCATTTCATAATTTGTAAAATTATAAATATATTCTGTTTTATCTGGATTATCTGGATTATCTAGATGATTCTGTATACATTTATAATACAATAATTCCGTCATTCCATAATTACGTAGATATTGTTTATATTTTTCAACATAATCACAAAATTTATACATAATATGATATATATCTTTACTTGTATCTAATAATAAATTTAATGTATCTAGTTGAAAATTAGTTAGTTTTTTGTCTGTTAATTTAATTGGTTTAATTCGAACAGGTGAAGGTGGCATATATTCCGGAGAATCCGGCAAATTTTCTTCTGGAAAAAATCCTTGTTCCTGTAAAGGTTCAAATGAAGGAAAATTAAATGCGAATGGATTTGCAGGATCTGCAGGATTTTCTGGAATTGTACCACCTCTTTTCTTTTTCATCGTTTTCTTTCGCCTCATATAATATAATATATATTATAAAATGGGATCAATATGTTCATGTTTTAAAAAAAAAAGAGATATTCAAGCACCAATATTAACAACAAATATGTATTGTGGTAGATGTGGCAAAACATTTAATTATGTAGATTATCAACGACATATAATTACATGTGGACAAACGAATAGACAAAGTGATTTACACGGTGGTTATTAATTAATTGCTAAATATGCTAATCTATCAGCTCCTTCATTGCCAATTGATAACTTATCTGACATACCTGTATGTGCTTTTATATGTTTAATTTCTACATTTTTATTATTATTAAATAATTCATATGCCGTTTTTACTAATTCATGATTAGGTATATATCCTTTTTTATTTTTCCAACCTTTTTTACTACATTTTTCTCCATATTCACCACAACATTGAATTGAATATGTTGAATCTGAATGAATTATAATTTTTTTTCCATCTTCAATATCTTTTGAACATATTTTAAATACCTCAATAATTGCGGATAATTCAGCTGTATTATTTGTTTGTTTTCCTTCAATTTTTTTTGATACATTTTTAGGATCATCTTCTGAAAAATATATACCTATGCCTGCTTTTGCATTACTAAAACCATTATTACTACAAGAACCATCAGTAAATACAAGTATTTCATCATTATCATTTATTTTTTTCATAATTTTTCCATGTTCTAAATAATATTCAGCTGATTCTTTTGTTTTAAATTGAAGTAATTCAACATCAAAATCTTCATTAGTATACACTTTATTTGCACATTTCGGATCAATGATATAATACATTATTATATTAATAACGTAAATAAACTTTAAATTTGAATAATTGATATAAAAATAATTATATATTTAAAGCACAATGGAATATAAAATTATTCCCTATGTTCCTCCTCCAAAATACAAAAAATACATTTATGGAAAATCTATTATAAATATAAAAGAAAAACCGAAAGAAACTGAACCTAAAATTCTAAATCTAATTATTGAAATTAATAATACTGTTTAAAATTTGAAAATTATTTAACAGAATTTAATCGATAAAATAAACTATGGATAACCATTTTATTAAACAATTATTTATAGGGTTTATCCTTGTTGTAACAATTGGATGTATTATTTACCAATCATTGGGTATATGTGGCTGTTGGGAAAGGTGTTATCGAAATAATCAAAGGAATAATCCTGGGAATAATCAAAATAATCGAAAAATAGTTGTTAAACAGGCTCTAGAGATTCCTTAAAATAGATTTTTTGATGAGTAATATTTTTTTTTATATTCTTCTAAATTCATTGTTTTCATTCCATAATTACATCCTGGACATATAGGTTTTAAATTATTAATATTATTATCCCCACCATCTTTTACAGATTTAATATGTCCGCAATGAAAGTTTTCAAATGTTATATCTTTACGACATACATAACATTTACTTCTTAAACTTTCACCGCAATTTTTAACCCATAAATCATATCTTACTTTTTTTGGTATACTTTTCCTTTTATTTATTACAATATTTTTTGATATAATTGTATAATTATCATCTATATTTTCTATTATCTTATCGGCATTATGATCATTTACATCTAACCTTGATAATAATGTATTTCTTTTTTTTGGATTATTTTTATTATTAAATGCATTTTTATCTCCAATTAAATATAATATATCTTTTGCTCGAGAACAGGCAGTATAATTTAATCTAATATTACCTAATGAACTATATTTATCTAATATATATATAACTATTGGATATTGCAACCCTTGTGATGAATGTACTGTTCTACAATAATTTGGTTTAAAATAAGATTCGGGGACATATACAATATTATCTTCTTCTAAATATATTTCCTTGTTATTATTTTTATCTATTATTAATGTTTTTTTATCACATCTACTTTTAAAAGGTTCCGTCAATCTAATTTTATAATAATAATTTTCAATATCAATTATTTTTCCCACATCATTGTTATGAAAATATCTTTTAAAATTTTTTTTCATGACAATATAATCATTAATTTGATATATATCTCCAATATCATCATCATAGAATATATTTCTAATTGTTGGACAGACTTGTTTACATACTTCATTTGTAAAAGTAATACATTGAAATGTATTATCTTCATCTCCAGCATTTTTTGATGGTATCTTACCATCATTCTTTAATTGTAACAATACTCCCTTTAATTCTTCTTCCCAACTATTATTAAATAAACATTTTACGTTCTCATATTTATTATATATTGTTTTTTGTGTATTATTAAATGTCCAAAATTTTCTATAATTTTTGTCTTTATTTAAAATAATTCTACAATGATTTTGAATATCTTGATTACTTCTAAAATTTTTCGTTAATCTAAATGTGGATATATAATTTTGTAAATTTACAAACGGTTCGCCTATACCTATAGATGTTAATTGATTTTTATCACCAATTAATACGATATGAAAATTTTGAATAGATTTATCGCTATAATAAAAATTATAACAGGTATTAATTAATTTATAAAATAATTCTAAATTTACCATACTCATTTCATCTATTACAATATATCTAATATCGCCTTCATTTAATAGTTGTTCTAATTTATTTGTTTTAATTATTACATCATTTTCAATATCTGAATCATATTCATAATCGGAATCATAATCTGAATCATATTCTTTTTTATTATTTTTATTTTTATAGTATGACATAGTTATTGAATGTATTGTTTCATATGTTATATTTTCATCTGTATTAATTGCTTTTTTCCCATTTTTTTTTGCAGCATGAGTAGGTGCTAAAAATATCATTGTTGATTTTTCATTACAATCATATTCATATATATTTTTAATAACTTTATTTGTTTTACCACTCCCACCAGGACCATCTAATATACTTATTAAGTTTTTTCTAATACCATTTATAGCATTTACTTGTTCTTCTGTCAATGAATTACCATTTTCATCTACTTCAAAATCATTTATTTCTAATTCATCTTCTTCATAATTAATTTCTTTAAAATCATTTATATTGTCTATAATTGACCTTTCCATATCATATATTTCTTTTAATAAATACATACTTTTATATTTTACTAAGATCCCATCATTTACTAATCTATTTAACCTTTTTAAAATATTTCTAATATCTAAATTATAATAATTAAATTTAACATATGTTTTAATATCTTCTTCTGTAACATATGTATGTCCATCATTTTTACAAATCTTTTCAATAATAAATTCCGTATAATTATCATATCTATCGTTACTATTTTCATTCCACCATCTATTTTCTAATGCTATTTTATCAATTATTTCTAATTTTAAATTTATTTCACGTAAATACATTGGATCATTTTCAATATTATTTGGTGTAAACTTATCATGTATAAATTTAATAATTAATTTCCTTTTATAATCTTCTTCAATACTAATTGATTTTAACCATTCATAACATTTATTTATCCTTTCATAATCATTTTCAGATATATTTTTTAAATCTTCTTCAACACTATAATTTAATTTAAGTTCCCATAATATATCATCGTCATCATCTAAATTATTAAAAAAAAAATTATTAATTATTTCTATTCTTTTTGGCCCGATTTGATCTAAACATTTTAATGTATTATTTTTATAATGTTTTTTTAATACATCTATTTTATGTATTTTTATTATACGATCCATTACTATTTATATTTAAGAATATAACTTTAAATAAATAAGATATTAAATTTGAAAATTCTTTTATATTTATTTAGTATTAAAATCATGTGGTATGCAGTTTGATTACATTATTGGAATTGCAACATTGTCTTATATTTTGGATAACTCGGTTAATTATCTAAACTATTCATTTA